TAGCTAAAGTTAAAACGACTCCATATTATGATTTCAGTAAACCAGTAACTACATACTCCGGAGATTTACCTCTACAGCATACATTTGGACCTGGAGAGAGGTGGTTAGGCAATGCTCAACTTCCTACTATAAAGATTCCTGGACTAAGAAATGCTTATAATAAGGTTATACATCCTCAAGCTTATAAAAGAGCTAAAGGGAAGAATGTTGATAAATCTTCTGAAATACTAGCCTTGCCAGCCCCTAATCAGGTAACACAAGGCACTAGAGGTACATTTGGATATAATGCCACTACTGGTAGACATACTACTGACGTAACTGATCCAAATAAACTAGCACAAACTAAAGCTATTGGAGATAGAAATAGACACAATGAAATTATTAGAAATGAAAGGCTCACTCAGCAAACTGAAGCTAGAGAAATTCAGAAGGCTAAAAATGAGGCATTAGCTGCATGGGCTGTTAATCAGCCATTCCCTAAACAGCCATTAGCAGGAGCTGCTAGAATTAGTAAGGAGAAGTCTTACAGAAACATATTCCAACCAGTAACTGAACGTGAGTACAATAAAGTATGGGATGAAGCTGTTAAGAATAGGAAAGACTTCGGATATGAGGATGTAACTCCTAGAAGGAATATATATACTGCTCCGACTCCAACTGAAATTACTGTTACTCCTAATTCTAATTCCATTACAGACAAGAATGCTAGATACTTGTGGGAGCTTGTTAACCCTCCTAAACGTAGCACTGCTCACATTAAGAGGGAACTTCCTAAGAAGCAGACTAAGCCTAAGACTAAAAAGAAATCTAAGGATGATAGAGTTACCAAGAAGGCAGATGGTGGATTGTTAATTCCTAAATTTCAATCTCCTGCTGCTCCAATACAACGTCGTAACGTTAGGTCAGCAGATGATTTAAGTTGGAATAATGACATACTTAATAGCTTAGGACTTAAAAACACTTTAGGTAATATAACTCCTGCTAATGCTAGTAAGTATAATAATATGCAGGGGGATTATGCTAAATTAGGATTTGGCACCTCTAAACCTGGTGATACATCTCTCACATATGATCCTAATGCAGCTGATTATCAAACTACATTTAATAATCTTACTTCTGTTAATCAAGACACTATGTCTGATTTAGTAAGAAGAGGACGTATTACTGGTAGAGGTGGCAGTTCAGATAAAGGGACACAGTGGACGGCAGATGGACTTAAGGGAGATCAAACGTTCTTAAGGCATTTAGGTACAGCAGCTACTACTAAGGAGGGAATGGATGTATTGAGATCTTTAGTTCCTGATGATATAGATGTTATTAAGAATTTAAATCAAGGTATGGTAAACTTTATGCCTAAACTAAAGATGGCTGGTATTACTGATGGTAAAGGGTTTAATATTCCTAATACTCCAATTGCAACTACAGGGTTATTAGATGAAACAGTTCCTAACGTAGAAGCTACTCCTCAAGATATTAAAACTACAAATAATTCAGGCAGTTATAAATTAAATACAAAGGGTAAAGCAGCTACTAATGTACTGTCTGGTTTAAGAACACTACCAGAGGATATTATTGCTCTAGGTAGAATGGTTGGAGGGTTAAGAGCTAATCGTAGAGCCGCAGACAAATATAAAGAAGGATTAAAGCCGCTATTAGTAGATACCTATGAGAATGTAGTACCTATTACTGGTAACTATCTTGCTAAAGTATCAGCTGATAAGCAGGCTTCTAATCTCACCTCGTTAGCTGCTAGACCTAGAACTTCTGATGGTTCTTTACAGTTAGCTGGAGAATTGGAAGCTGGTAATAGAGCTGCCCAGATGAGATTCCAAGGAGATACGGCGGATGCAGACATGTTTAATAGAACTAGAACATTAGCACAACAAGAATCTGACGCTGCTAAGGCTAGAAGAACTGATGTTGCCAATAGAAACAGAGCTTCAATGTTACAAATTAATGCAGCTAAGAAACAAATTGATTCTGCCAGAATTACTAATAACTATGAAAGAGTAATTTCTCCTTACTTAGCAGGTATTGAAGGAAGATTTAGACAGAATAGGGCAGCTGGTAAGCAGTTCGATTTAGAACAAGCTAGACTAGCTAATGCTACTAAATATAGACCTCAATTACAAGCATTACAAGATAGATATCTTGAAGCTCAAAAGAACAATGATCAAGAGGGAATGAAAGCTGCTATGAATGATTATTATAAACTAGCTGATGCCCAGAATCAAGAAATGTTAGCTCAAAGGAAGAAACTAACTCAGATGCCTTGGTTATTTGAGAAAGTAAATCCAGTTCAAGCTAAAATACCTTATAATAAATCTGGAGCTAAAATGAATTCAGCTGATAGAATAATAATGCAAAGAGCAAGAGACTTCAATAAGAGAATGCTAGAAGATAATAAACAACTCCATAAGAATATTAACGAATCTAAAAAGCAACAAGCAGATTTAATTAAGCATATGTCTTCTTTAACTGCTGAGCTGATTAAGAAAGGAATGTCATGGAAATAATTAATAAAGTTAAGAAGCTACAAGGCGGGGGTATTCCCGCCTTCGTTGGCTACACTAATGTTCCACAACCAATGCCTAGTGCTCCGTATACAGAAGGCTCTAATAATGTAGAGAGTACTAAAGATAAGGCAGAAGGTATAGATAAAAGCCTATTACAAGCTCTATACAAAGAAGGTCTCATTAGTGACGTAGATGCTGTGGCTTCCGAAGTAAGCAATTTGTTTGCTAATAAGAATAATCCGTTAGATCCAAATTCTACTGCAACTGCTTATAGACGTACACTACAGTTAATGGCTAGACTTAGAGAGGGTAAGGAGCAGTGGAAGATGGCTATAGAAGAATCTAAGAAGAATGGTTCCTATGGTGAAATGGCAGTAAGTACAGATGGTAGGTACTATGTGATGGGAGAAGATGGTCCGGAATTAAAATCCACTTTAGAGAGAGGTGATAGAGTACTTACTAATGCAGATTTAGCTGAACTAAGAGCTAATAATGTCCCATTTGCTAATAACATATCTACTACTATAGCTAATGGTGTTAGTATGGAAAGTATTAATAAGACTATTTGGGAACTTATTAGTAAAATTGGAAAGGATAATACTTCAAAAGAATTCTTTAGAACCAAGAAAGGTCAGGACATAAAAGACGGTATTGATGAATTATTAGCTGCCGGAGAAGATGGTGTTTATAAGATTACAGAGAAGAATACAGACCAATCTAGGAAAGCTGTGACTGCTTTAAATTATTTAATCTCTGTAATGCCTACTAATGCTAAGGCATTATTAAGAGGTAAAGCCGCATTAGCCGGATTAGACCCTAATAAAGGTGCTTATAAATTAGTGGCTGATATGGTTGCATCTGGAATTGACAACACTAGTGAAATTGGAATTGATTTTGATAAAGCTGCTACCGCTGGAGCTAATACCGATAGTAATGGTAATAAGAAGACTTTGAGTATGAAGCCTATCATGTCTTATTATGCTGGAGAGAATGGAGTAGAATCCACTTACATAGTAAATCCGGGTCAAGGATACCAAATGCATACTGATGCAGTTATTTATGGGATGCCATTAGACCAGAAAGGTGACGTAGTTCCGCAAGGGTCATTACAATCTTTATTAAATTCAGGAATCGGAGGTATAGTTGATACTACTTCTATTTCTTTAGGAAATCAAAGAGTAGATTCTTCCAATCTTGGGCAAGTACTATACGATGGTACACAGTTAGCCAGAGCTATACTACCATACACATATGATGCTAATGGTAAGATTGTTCCAGATTTTGAATTAATGCCAGAATTTATAGAGGCTCAGAAAGAGATTAAAGAGCGAGGCAATAATATAACTGCCGTTGAGCTATCACAGATATTGAATGCTCACAATTTAGGAGACTATATGTATCAAAATAAAGATGGGGAACTTATATGGAATCCTTCTAAGTTCCGACCATTCCTAATGACTAATGTAATAGCTGGAGGTAGTGACAGCTGGATTGGTGGAAAGAGTGGAGTAATTGATGTAGATAAAGCAGGGGAAGGGTATATGACTAATATCAGAAGTATGCCTGAAGTAGACCCTGATAATATTAAGAATTTGTTTAAAGGTAAGTTAGGTATTACTCCAGAAAGTGAATTGTTTAGAACTGTAGCTTATATGCCCGTACTTGAAAGTGCTGGTTTGGCTCTTAATGTAGCAGGTGAAGATCCAACAATTCCTGCGGATTGGGGAGATATGAGAATTATAAAAGGTAAAGCTGCTCAAGCTAAGAAGTTATCAACATTTACTGGAGCTAGTACATCTAAATTAGACTAAATATGAATAACGTAAAGAAACCTAATGATTGGTTCATAGCGCAGATAGATAATCCTTCGTTTACTCCTGGAAATTTTAGAGATGTAGGATTAACTGCCGACAATACTGGATTATTAGATAGAAATACCTATAAGAATAGTAAATATGTCCAAGATAAATTTAAGGATGATGAAGGTAAGTTTGATGAAGTGTCCTTTAATAGAGTATATGATGCTGCCGCTCAAACTTATCAAAAGTTTGCTAATGATGAGTTTGAGGAAAGTATTATGGATGATGCTGATTGGGATCCTTATTCTCAGTTAAGACCAGAGGATGGTAAAGTTAGGGACATTAATTTTAATGTAACTAAAGTACTCAATCCAGATAGATTAAAGACTGGTGTATCTCAAATAGGAAGGACTGACAATAGAGAATGGACTGCCTCTGAACTAGCTCAAACTCAAAAGGTATACGATTACAAAACTGGGAAGTATAAGGAATATACACCTAATGATAATATACTATTTGGTAATCCAGTAGGTTTCTTAGCGTCATTAGGTGAACCTTTAGTTCTTGCACAATGGGATGAAGATGGAGAACATACAGATCCATTTACTGGAAGAGTTGTTAAACACAGTAAAGGAGACTTAAAATATAACGATGAAGGTACTTACTACTACGAGACTCTAGGAGGAAGAGAAGCATACGGACGTAAATTTAAATCAGCGTTTGATTCATTTACTGTAGACGGTTCAGCAGCTAATAAATATGACTTCTTCGATTCTGATGGTCTTGATAAATCAGTTACTGGTACTGTAATGAAGACAGTAGCTGCAATAGCTCCTCTATTTGTTCCCTACGTTAATACTGTATATGGAGGGGCTATGATTGGTGCTCAATTAATGGATATTCTTCCTACAATCTATAAATCCACCATAGGATTAAATCAAGACACTCCAACTGCTAACTTATTGCAGGGTATAGGTAGAACATTTAAAGGTTCTAAATCTGAATATTCTCAGCAAAACTTGATTTCAACTGAGAACTTCTTTGATTTAGTAACAGATGTAGCTTTGCAGTGGGCACAGCAAAGAACTATATTCCAAGGTATTCATAAATTACTTGGAACAGAAGCCAAACAAAGAGCTGCTTTAGCCAAAGCAGGAGAAGAAGCTGCCGAAATATTACTTAAGAATCCAGAGAAGTATAAGAACGTAGCTGGCAGTGTCATAGAAATGAATCAGTTAAAGGCTGCTAAAGCGTTTGAAACCATCCTTAAGAGAAATAATAGAATGGCAGCAAATACTGCACTTGGTTATATGGCAATGATGCAGGGTTTAGAAACCTTTGAGGATGCTATCGGCCAAGGAGCTACTAGAGCTGAAGCAGCTGCTATTGCATGGGGTGCTGTTGCTGGTATGTATGCAGTTGATAGAACTGGTCTTGGTGAAATATTCTTCCCAGAGCTTAAAACCTCCGTACCTGCTTACAGACAAGCAATTAGAGAAGTTGCAGAGGAAGTTAATAAGGGATTTGAGACACTAGCTAAATCTAATATACCACAACCTAAGAAGCTGGCTAAATTCTTCGATACAGCCAAGAAGAAGTCCTCTGATTACTGGTCTGATGTTAGAAATCATACTACTGGGTTTGTTCAGAAGATGCTTACTGAAGGTCTAGAGGAAATGTCTGAAGAAGCTGTAGTTGACTTAGCTAAAGCTACATTTAACTGGGCCCAAGAAATGGGCTTTACTGAGAGCAAGAATAAGTTAAATGCTGGAGAGAATGCCTTTGAAAGATACGGAATGAGTTTCTTCGGAGGAGCTATTGGTGGTGCTATATTTCATGGTGTAGATGTGGTGAATAATCATAGAGCTACTAATGAACAAACTAATCAAGAGCTTATATATCTAATCAGAAATGGGCGTACTAATGAACTAATAGAAGAGCTTAATAATCTTAAGAAGAAGGGTAAATTAGGTAACAAGAATCTATCTGCTACTAAGACTGAGGATACTAAGGAAGGTACTGTATGGACATCTCCTACTAGTGGAGCAGATAATCAAAATGAAGCAGTATATAATCTCACTAAGAGCTATTTTCAACATCTAGATGCTGTTATTAACCAAGAAGGTATGGGATTATCCGACGAACAGCTATTAGACAAAATGGTAATGAGTGATGTTAGAATGAAGGCTTTAGCTAGCATTGAGGTGTCTGATGGTCAGAAGTTCGGTAAAGCTATACTTAATGGCTACAATGGTAAAATGCTCCAAGATTTTAATACCCTTACTTCTAAAATAGTTGAGAAACGTAACGAAATAGCAGACTTAGAGCGCAAGACAAATGACACAGACAAGAAAGGGTCAGTTTATCAAGCTGATTTACAAAGACTACAACAAGAATATTCCGATTTACAACTTCAAAAGCAGAAATTCCTGGATGGTTCATTCTCTGAGTATTATACAGATCAAATGTTGTTTGCTATAGATAATTTAGCTAACCATCAATATTATGCCGCTACATTTAAGGATTTCGCTGAATTTGATACTAAACAGAACTTCCAGGATTTATCAGAAGAACAAATAGAATCTCTGAAACCTAAATACGAAGCATATCTGAAGCAAGATAAGATGGAAGCTCTAGATGCTGCTTATGGTATATATAAGAAGGTTAACAAAGGGTTCTCTAATAAGCTTCAAGAGGGTAGTATCTCAGTTGATGAATATTACAAATTTAGAAGGGAAATATTCTCAACTATGGTTGACTTAAAAGCTACCATAGACAGGCTTAATCTGGAAGATGTTACTGAGCAAGAACTCCAGTCTAGATTTGGAGTAGACCGTAACATTGACTGGGTTCTTAATAAGAAGTTTACTAGACAGGTATTTGACAGAAAGGACAACGAATCTGATGAAGAGGCTGAAGCTAGATTACAACAAACTGAACTGTATAACCAAGAAGTGTTAGGAAGAGTTCAAGGAGTAATTCAAATGGCACAAGGCTATGGATTTATGGATGCCGAGACTAAAGACTTACTACTTAGTGTTCTTGGTGATAAAATCTCTAACGAACGAGCAGTTACGACTGTTTTAAGCAAGATGTTCGTTAATAAGATTATTAGTAGAGGAGTTGATGATAGTGGTAACTTTCTTCCTAATCCATTGATGGATAAACTAATAGAAACATTAGAGAAAGTCAATGGAGAGAACTTAGAAGACATAAACAAGGAAATCCATGATGTTATTAACTCTGAAGAATACAAGAAACAGCTTGTTAATGAAACTTTAGATTATTTTGATGCTATAGGAGAATACTATGAATCTGAAGATGCAGATAATGTTATGAAGTACACTGAAGAGCGTATTAATAACATGGAGAAGATATATCAAGATGCTGCTAAAGAAATAAATAGTGAAGTACTAGCCAACCCGTACAATGCAACAGTATTGCAACTACGTAGTGATGTGCTTAAACTTAAAACTAGTCCAGTGTATGATTATCTTCAGGATTTTACTAGGACTGTATTCGGAAGCACCTCTAATATTATAGACCTTATAGAGAATGAGCAACGAAGATTTGAGGCAGCTCCTACTATATCTGATTATGTTTTAGATGGTAACAAAGAGAAGGAAATAGAAGATGCTATTACAGCAATTAATATGCTTAAATCAGTAATCTATTCTAGCTCTACTGCTGATTTGGATATTGATAGGCCATTTGGACATAATGCTCTTATGAATCATTTCTTAGAGACATACTTCCCTAAAGAAGAGAAATATGGAGTTATTAGGGACGATGTAGCAGCCATGATGAATATAGAATTGGATAAAATTATTAATCAGTTGCTGTTCTTAACTGATTTATCTATAATGAATGGGGTAAATCAGTTTAGTAAACATGCTAGAACTGGTCAAAAGATATCTAAATTGCTATATAATGTATTAAGAGGTAATGGTAAATATGGATTCCTAAAAGACTTAGAATATAACGGAACCAAGTTATTTGCAGGTTTAGATGAAATATCTACCCCAACCTTGGACAATATTGACGAAGCAGCTTATGATAATCCAGCGATATCCGTCGAATTGGCTAACTTACAGAATAAGCTTTATGATACTTTCCATAAAATAGTATCTGAAAGCGGAGAATCGGTAAATACAGTACTTAAATCTATGTTCTCTAATTTAGGGGCTAAATTCAATATGTCTAGTTTAGTAAATCAAAATAACACTAGGTTTAGCCCGGAAACGGAATATATAGAAGACTTTGATATTTATATGTGGTTACACGCCACATTAGCATTTAAGAAGTCTGATTTTGATTACTACTTGAGAGAGACTCTTGCTGATTCGGAAGCTACCTATGCTCCCTTATTTGCTCAAGAATATGCTGCTTATATGTCTACAGCTATGGCAGTTAATCCAGAAGTAATGAATGCTGCTATAGATAATATTGATGTTCCTAAAGGTCAGCCTGGCAGTGAATTACTAAAGTACTTTAATACCGTAATGGTTAATGGTATTGGAGGTGCTGGTAAAACAGCGGTAATTGCTAAGTTGGTACAGGGAATCGTTACTAAAATTAACCCTAATTCTACTGTGTGGAAGGTTGGCCCGTCCGAGCAACAAGTTAATAACTTGGTAAGTTCTCTAGGAAGTGATGGAAAATCTTTTACTGTAGAAGGTTTAATGAGACATGTCTTAGGTGATGAGACTTATGGTGAACTTAGTAAGGACATTAATAGCTCTAATACTGAGTCTAAATTATATGACTTAGTAGAATTTAATGAACTTAAGCAAGGATACACTGTAGCAGTTGCTAAGTCTGATATAGAATATAGTGACAACGCTACTCCTAGATTGCTGTTTATTGATGAAGCTACTTGGGTTAATAGTGTTTATATGCAATTCTTATCTGATTGGGCGTCCAAGAATGGTGTTACAATAATACTATTAGGAGATTTGAATCAGAATGGATATGAGAATGTAGAAACTAGTATATACAATGTTAAACCAACTGAAGCATTAACGGTTAGAACTCCTAAACTGGATATTAGCTTACGTATTACTAATGTTCAGAAAGACGATAATAATAAGCAAGTTAATGCAATTCTTAGTAGAATCAACTTTAATAAGGATAATGTAACCGCTGATAATGATGCAGAAGTCAGAGATAGAATATTCAATGAAATTACTAGTAATTTAATTCTGAAACATTATCAAGACGATGACAATCCACTAAATGGAGAGAAGATAGTAAATGAAATTTCAGAGGAAGATATCAAGGCATTATTGGAAGCTGATGGTGAGATAGGTTATGTATACGATAATGAAAACTCTCCTACATATCAGTTAATTCAGAGAATGAATGATAGTAGAATCAAGGTATACACTCCTAAATCTGTACAAGGTTCAGAAGCTGCTCACTTCATTATTGATGTAGACTTTGCTAAATACGATTCTACTGACTGGGCAGACCTTATTAATTTTGCTAAATCCTTCTATACTATGATGTCTCGTTCTAAAGAGGGAACTTACATTATTAATAATGGATTATCTGCATATGTAAAAGAGAAGAATCTTATTAAGGAAGATAGAACTTCTGTAACTCCTAGTCAAGAACGTATTATTAACACTTTCAAAGAAATCAGAATGGCTGCTTTGGATTCAGAATTGGAAGGATACACTCCTTCTCCAATAACTTCTGAAGAAACACCTCAATCTCCTGAACCAGCTGCTAAAGCTACTCCTTATACGCCTAAAAGTCCTTCTAAACCTAAAGGAGATAATCCTATAGAGAATGAATTATTAGGTAACTTGGATGGAAAGAAGACCACTGTATTAGATTCAGAAATAGAGGGTGTTATGTCCGGAATTAGGGCTTATGGATGGTATATGAGATATGGTATGTTAGAGAATGAGGACGGAACATTTGATAGAGTAGTTAAAGATGATATTATAGATGATTTAAACGTCTTTACTAAAAATGGAATTCATTATACTGCTAATCAATTAATTACTCCTAAATCATTATTGGTGGATATTAGGAACTACCTAACATTTGGTGAGAAGTTTGATGAAGATTTCTTACAGAGACTGTCTGATAGTGGTAATGCATATTTAGCTAAGTTAGGATTAGATGTATGGAATAATGGAAGTTTTTATCTTGAAGTTCGTAAAGACGATACTAGTACTACTGGAACAGATATAGCTAGGGACAAACAAGGTTACGATAAGACTAAAGTAGAATCTACTGCATTTAATATTGTTTACAGAGTCAGTATAGATGGAGGTAAGGATATTCAGTTCACTATGGGTAAACTTACTAATCCGGACACTTGGCAGAAATGGGATAAAGCTCATGGCAATAAGTTAGACGCTGCTATATCTAAGTATAGGAAGTGGTATAAGAATATGCAAGAATGGTCTAATTCTAATCCAACATCTTCTAAATACTTCAAAATCAATGAATCTGACATTACATTCTCTAGAGCAACTAGACTAAAAGAGGTGCCAGGTCAAACTTGGAATCTTAATGAACTACAAGAAGCCTTTCCTAATGCTCTAATAAGTCCTATGTATGGATATACCGGACAGGGTGGTGTAGCTATGATTGATAAATCAGTTAGAGGCAAAGGTATAGTGTTTGCAACTACTAACAAGCATCTCAAAATAGACGGGGAGAAAGTTACTGAATCAAATTTGGCGGACATGTATATCAAAATGCAGAAGAAGAGAGCAAGAGCATTTGATGAAGCTAAATCAAGGGGTCTTTCTAATGAAGAGGCAAACGCAGAAGTTGCAGATAGAGTACCACCAATCATTAGAGCTATAGTAACTACCCCTAATGGTTCATTTATAAATGACTACTTTACATTATCATTCAGTGATTTAACTAGTACTGACGATGATGGTAAGAGTAAACTTGATATACAGCAGGTTAAGGATTATATAGGTACATATGGAAGTAATACTACAGCGGCTAGAATGTTAGTAGCATTATGGAATTATCGAGCTGGACTTAACAACTTCTTAGATGCTTATAAGACATATATGTCTACTAATAATCTAAGCGAGGTAAGAGGACAGACTGAAGTTGATAAGTTTAATGGACTACTAGACCAATCTGTAGTTAATGGTGCTAAAAGAGTTCCTTGGAATCCTTCTACTTATAATGGATTTATGTTTAGACTTACTTATGCTGATGCTATTAAGGCTAATGCTCCAGGTATGGTAGTTAGACCTATAAATCTTAGTGAGAATGAATGGAAAGAATTCAACGCAGGTAATAAAGTATCTAGAAAACTTACTTATGGAGTATATATAGATCCAGCAGTCGCTAAGGCTCAATATACTATATTAAATGAAATATTTGATGTTTTAGGTAAATACATTTCACTTCCTAAGGATACTAATTTCACAATTAGAACAGAAGGAAGAAATATGGATAATATCCTAGAGCAACTTATATCTGATAATGGAGAGATAGAATTTAGTGATGGAGTAAGAACTGTTAAACATGCAGCCTCAGCTTTAGGAAATATGGGAGGATCTTTTAAAGTTGTTAGTTTACTATCTTCTATCTATAAGATGTACACTAAAGGTTATAAAGCAGGAGACGCTTATTCATTTACTGCAAAAGGACCGGATGGTAAACCTATAGAAACTAGACTAGAAGCAACTAATGTTCGCATAGGTGAAGCTGTCAGAGATGCAGGTAGGACTAGTGCTTTTTCTGTACTTAATAATATGTTCAATGTTATATTACATGGTACTCCAACTATTAAGGAAGGTGCTCCTACTACAACGTATGCTCCATTTATAGATGGAATATTCTATACTCCAAGATTTCAGACTTCTCATGACAGTCAACCCTCGGATTTCTATCCTACTAGAAATAATTTAGATCAGTTCCATATAGATGTAGCTATAGAAAGTCCTAATTTCGAAATTACTATAGACCCTACTGGTTTAAAAGAAGTAGAATTTAAGGATGATATATTACATGCTAAGAGAGACGAATTTAACTCCAGAATGAATTTGTCAACTATGGGAGCTCTGTCTAATGTAAGTGGATATGAATCCTTACAAGATTTAACTGACAGAGCCAGGTCTAGATATGAGATTGAAGGGGATGCTGCTATTAATGATATCATTAAAGAATATAGTAGCTCAGTAGCTGTCAAGCTTTCTGATGCAGTTAATAATAGACAATTAAAGATTAATAATGACACTGTATTAAGTATTTATACTACAGTTCTTGACACTGGATTATTAACTATAAATAGTTACTCTACCCTACTAGACGAAATAAATAAGAAGAGTCCGTCTGTATTACCTAAGAAAGTAGATGGTTCTATTGATAATTCTGCAATTCAGAATGTTGAATATAATGGTAGTAATCTAGAGGAATTTACAGTAACTTTGCAGGGAGGACAAACAATAAAAGGTTCTATTCTCGATGGTAAAGTAGAAATTACAGATACAACTATGTATGAAATTCCATTTGATCCAACTAGAGAACAGAAGTTAAAGATATTCGCAGACACACTTAACGATTTTGATAATCTTAGGGAATCTGAAATTGCTGACTTAATTAACACATTAATGTCTCTATCGTCAGTAACTCCAGAACAGGCCCAGGCTATATTGGATAAAGCCAAACTAGTTGACAGCCATTTTGAAGGATTATTGACTGATGAGCAGTTAGACAATGATGATTTAATTGACGTGCAAGAATACATATCTTCTTTAGCTTCCAACAAGAACATTATTGATAGTCAAGGATGTAAATTTAATATCTAATAAGAAATGGCATGTACTAACTTTGACATAGGACAACACAGACTTGATGCTGAGGTTGCCCTAAGAAGTACAGTATTAAAGTTTAGGAAAGAGCCAGTAATATCTACTGCTAATTTCATAGACGACTTCTACAACAGTTTGAAGAATACTGGACTATTTAACCTGGAGAGCGAGGCAGAATATGTCTCGCTTTCTGAGGTTCTAGAAGATTTTATTAAGACATCCAGAAGATTGACAGATGCACAGAAGGAACAATTATTAGCTGAATACGCTGTACCATTAAGTTCCAAATTCAGTATTAATCCGGAAACCTCTACAGTAGAGGAAGTTGACAAGAGTCTTGTTATTAAAGACGAACCTGAGGACATTCAAGTAATTGAAGAACCATTAGAGAGAAGAGTCGCAACTCCATCCATTAGTGATATTTACGGTTCTGCTTCTGTAGTTAAGGAGTATATGCTGAATCAGTTTAGGTATAATATTATAGAAGCATCATTAGTTAATTTTGCTGATGGCAGATTTATTAAGAGCAATGATGATTTAAATGTTTATATTGCTAAATACAAGAATACCTTATTTAAGAAATTAGTCGACTATATTAAATTAGCTAATTCTGAAGAAGGTATAGAAACTGATGCATCTATGCTAGATACCATCTACTTAGATGGAATTCCTAACGTAGAGAATATGCAGAAGGTACTGGATGTTGCTTCTGGTATATTTGAAAACATATCTAAATCTGCGTTAGACAGTGCATTCGTGTCTAAGAAGAGAAACATAGAAGGATTCTATAAGAATCAGATGTTAGTGGATGGGTTCAATGCATGGGCTGTTCTGTCTAACGGTAACTTCGATACTATTCTTAAAAGCTTATTCGGAAAGAATATGGAAATTAGGAATAAGGGATATGTAGGAATAGAACTACCTGTGAGCACTAATAAATACCAATTTAGATCTGGTTCTAATATGGTTAAAACATGGAGAACTAATGAGAATGTGGATGCATTATCTGAAATAGGTAATGTGTCTAGATTACTTATTGAACAAACTCCTGTAATTAATCATGTTACTGGAGAGCAGATAGGTGACAAGTATTTAAATTTAAAACAATTCGTTCATTCTTTTAGCAAGATTAAAGACGAATACAACTTCATGTTCTTTGGAGAAAGACTACAGGATTTAGTTTTAAATTTACATTCCGCCCCTAATTATTACTTAGGAGAAATTCTTAAGGAAATATTAAATAGCGATACTAGGTCTAAGGTATTCCAAGTAAACGATCTTAACGTATTTAAATCTATCTATGATAAGTTCTATAACAAAGATAAATTCAACTCTCTATATAATATTGCAAATAGAGATTATCTAACTTCTAAAGCTATCACTACTTACGATTTGTTAGATTCTATATCTGGAGTTGTAGACAGAACTAACAATGCCAGGTATGTAGAATATGCTCTTAATAGTGATACTAGAGATTTGGATAGTTCTGAAATTAAGCAATCTAATGTAAATAGACGTAAAATACAGAGAGAGAATGATATTGATATTGCCAATGAACTTATGGCAGATAGAACGGGCCTATTAAATAGGTGGGGAATATCTGTTAATAATGCTACTACTGGCGACGTCTCTTTTACTTTGCCATATAAAGGAGAGAAGGTTACTGTAATTTATAACAGCAATGCAGTTAGTAGTAAAGGACAAAGAAAGCTTGAATTATCAAACTCTGATATTGTTAAATTTGGAAGGCTGAATACTATATTAGAAGAGCCTTCATTTACTAAATTAAAAGCTATATATGAAGAGAACAATCCACAGGTACTTACTGATGGAGAAAGATTATATGTATCTTTAATAGAATTTATAGATGACTTTGCTAATACAGGATTCTTAAGAGGCAATGTAGATTTACTAGCTGCATTCAGAAATGTGAATGAAGCTAACAATCTTGATTATCTTGATAAATTAGTAGCTGTTGCAAGTAGTTCTGCATTTGTTAATACAGTATATGATGGATATGAAAACAATAATCCTGAGAATTTATCATTACGTTCATATATAGAAACTCTGAACTATTACAATGAGAAGTTAGGAGACAATAATGAAAGGTTCTACTACGATAAAGCCTCAAATTCATTAAAGGCTATCAGACCTAATTTAATTAATGTACTTAATGATATTGTAGCAGCTGAACAGGTAGTAACTGGAGAAATATACAAGTCAGTTATTAAAAATGCTGAAGGTAATAATATACCTAACAGCAGGATTGCTAACTTAGCCGGACTGACCAGAAGTTATGTTAAAAAGCATATACTTGATAATCCTAGTTCTGCCTTAAAGAATACGCTATTTGGACGAAATCCTAATATGCTAATGGGAACTTCCATAAAGACTGATGTAGTTAGTAGAAATGGAATAAAGAAGAGTGCCACTAAATTCTCTGTTGCAGAAATAGGATATTCTTCATTGGTATATGACTTCTATGGAAACTTATTAAGACCAAAGAATGGTAATGCACCTGTAACTATTAATGTACAACCTACTGTATATTCCGATAAGGGAACATTTGTAATGTGGAAGCTTGGTGTAGATAAGATAGATGTACTTGATGAGAATGGTAAGCCATTACTCATTAATTTACTTACTTCACCTACTAAAGACATTATTAGTGCTATCAAAGGGACTGTAGGAACTTACTATAAGGAAGTATTCAATAATGTATTGAGTGACTATAAAGAAGTATACAGACAATCTTTAGAGACATACTTACAAAGGTTACAGGCTGTTAATCCTGAGGCTGCAAATAGAATACTATCTAAACAGAGTAAAGTAGATGCTGAGAATGCTAGAATAGCTAAACATAATGAATCGCTGGATTCAGAAAGAAGTAGACTGTTACAAGCATTAGATGCAGCACAAGCAGCTGGTGATTTTATGGATGCTGGTAGTATAGTAAGTGCTCTAGACTCTCTTGATATTAAAGGGCCAGTTTCATTAGTAGATGTACTTGATTACCAGGACTTTACTAATTTATTAGCAGTTACTACATCAGGTGAGTACACTAATATGTCTTATGCTGCTGGAGTCCCTAATATTGATAACGTTCACACTAATGAGGGAGGGTCATTTGAACTCAATGGTAAAACTAAGAAAGGTCTGATTCCTAACAAGCTCTTAAACTTCCTTGCCACAGAAATGTATGCTAAAGATGATGTGTTTAACAAAGCTATGCTTAGAGAACGTAAGAAGTTTGTTAAGGACATGATTGACAATAATATGTCATTCCCTTTAGTATATGCCAATGGACGTAGCAATACAGTTCTTAGAAAGGCTGCGGATAAGTTATTAGGAGCTGACAAAAGACTATGGGTAAATGAGAATACTCAAGAACTTATATTAGCTAAACAGGGTAATACTAATATTACTAGACTATCTGATTTAGATAGTAATTGGTTAAGAGATGATGTAGAAATTACTCTAAATCCTCTAATTGAAAGGTACTTTATAGCTGATTTCTTAACATCAGAGAACCTTAGACTAGTAACTACTGGCAGTAGCATTGCACATCCAAATAAAGCTAAATATGGCAGTTTAGATCCTGACTCATTTAACGGAATAGAAATGGAACACTCTTCTAGAGAACTTGCTGAATTAAAACGTAATGTGATTGTACCAGCTACATTACAATATCTACATCAGAATAGTTTGACTGGAGTGCCACCCTGGTATAGAATAGCTGTAATGAGTGATGTTGGAGCTCCTGTATATAACTTTAAAGGTGAAATTGCAGAAGTGGATGCACATGACGGTTCTGCATGGTGTAATCCTATTATGTCTTATTTGGAGAACTTATCATTACAAGATTCATCTGTAGGGGAAGATAAGAAACCTATTGGACATGATTATAATGGAAGATATGGTACAGCAGCTTTATTAAAGTTTGCTACCTTCTCTGCTTACAATGAAAGGCTTCGTCAATCATTAACATCAGACATTAAATTATATAATTTATTCAAGAAGATGTCTGATTTCAAATGGAGTGAATCAACAGCTGATTGGGATGTTCCTGCTAATGTAGACCTTACTGTAAATTTATTTGGTCAGCCAATGACTCTAAGAGATGTCACTGGAGGTGATAGAATATTTTACAGAGACGGTAATAATCATTATGAGATACTAGGACTAGACAAAGTAGGAAATGGACTGTATAATATTAGTAAGCAGTTAGTAGATATAAATGGAAATCCAATACAAGCAGTAGGTACTGCTAATGTATTAATCGATACTAACGTTCCAATTAATTCTTTATTTGAATTACATGCTGCTTTAGGAGGAGTTTATAGTGAATCACTTAGAGATGGAGAACTTGCATATAGCGATGCTTCACTAGCCGTAACTGCTACTTATGTTAATAATATAGGACAGTATAAAGCCAATGGAGACATACCTACTCAACGTAATACCAATCAGCCACTCAAATATAAAATGATTGCTTACTTAGTTAATAAGTCTGCAATTAAAGTGGGAGCTCAAAATATAAATCCAGATAGCTCTTGGTATGACGATTCTCCATTAATGACAATGCACTTCAACACTGATGGTTTAGGTATGCAGATGGATGCCGACCACGTAGTTACCGACCCAGAACATCAGTCAACAATGACCGAGTTCTCTCAGGTAATTTCAGCTCTTGAATCTATGGGATTTACTCATGATATGGCTAAGAATGCATATAAAAGCTTAGGTAAAGTTGCATTAGCTTCTATAGGTAATATTAAAGAAGCTGTATATGTTCTTACTGGAATAAAACCTACTGATAATCCTGATGTCAAATCAGACTTATATGAGATATTTGGTAAAGCTATTATTAAGGAATTAAATAAGAACAGCGATGAATTAGGAACTGCCAAAACTATCATTCAGAAAGCTAAGGAGGAGTTTGCTTTAGATAGGAAACGTAGAACTTCACATGGAGCTGATGCTTATAAGATTCCTTATAGTGATCCTTCTATATTTGCTAAGGCTTTATCTACATTTACGTCCAATATTAATAAGACTGCTATTAAAAGAAAGTTCCCAGGTATGGGTGCTGTTATGGCTCCTGGATATAACATCATACAGGTACATAGGATTGGAGGGCAGAATTATAGATATGACGATTTATATCGAATTGCAGCTGATGAAGGAATATCAGTAGATGAATACTTACAAAGAGAGCAGGCTAAAATTGAATCTGAACCAGCTAATTCTATTGATAGACTGCTACCTGGAGATAGAATTAAAATACCTATCCAAGAAGTAGCTAGTGTAGTTGCTAAGATTAACAGTGATGCTACTAGGAATAAGAAGTTTGCTGAGTTAGAAGTTGGCAAGTATACTAGACTAGTAGATCAAGCTAATAGAGGAGATGGTGAAGGGGTTGAATTATCTAAGGCTCAAGATAACCTTAATAAGGCATTATCTAAGTTAGAAAGACTAAATAGAGATATAGCATTAACTGTACCTCAGTTCTTAGAAGATAATGGATGGAAGCTTGAAGGAGAGTATATGTTAGTATATGTAAATGACTATGATTCTTATAATTTCGTCAAGAAGAATTTCTCTACATTCTATACTGACATTACTAGACCTACAGATTTGAAACCTGCCGAAATATACTGGGATGATGCAACTGGTAAGAGACATAGTATATTCGATATGCCAGCAATACAAGCATCATTTACTGAACGTAAGAAGTATAAGAAGCTTCCTAAAGAAATAGGAGCTAAATTACAGGCTGATGTTCAGAATACATTTATGTTACTAGATAAAGGGTATATGCCTGCTACTGAAGATATGTTATTGGAATATAATCAAGATCCAGTAGCATTTAGTAAGAAGTACGTTCCGGAAGGTAAATACTTAATGGAACTGCCTAATGGTAATATAGCTATTCCAATTCAAAATCTAGTTAACAATCCTGCTGAATTAGTAATTAGTAAGTTATATGTTAATCAATTTAATTTAGGTCCTAATGATAGTATTAATGATGTACTTACACAAGGATATCAATTCTTTGTTAATAAGTACGATAAATACCATACGCCTAAAACTAAATTATTTGATATAGCATTTACTAGAGGAAGTGGTAAACACGTATATATTGCATTTAATACATCTACTGCTATCATAGATAAGCTATCAGTTAATAAAACTCTTACTGACGATGACTTCATGAGAGTTGGAGATAGTATCTTTAGAATAGACAAAGATGGTAATAAATTATATGAAAGTGGATATTACGATGCTGAAGGTAATTATCATGAGTTAGTAACATCCTATAATGCGATTGATGGTAATTCTGTTGAAGAAGTTTTAGTTGTTAGTACTCCTGATAATGTAATGGATATTTATAAAACTGACGATTTTGATTCCATTAAAATTAGTCAGTACATCAAAGACAAAGCAACATTACAAGGAGTTATAGAACAGGGTAAGGACAGAAGTGATAGGTTATTGAAAGGATTATATGACACATATACTAAAGCATTAGTTAAAGATGATTTTAGCGTATCTAAAATAGCTTATGAACTAGAAGCTTTAGAGAAGTCTAGAAAGATTACTGCTGCTAAGAAGAAGTTCGTATCATTCCAGAAATCTCTTGAATTCACTGTAGCTCGTATTCCTGCACAGACTATGCAATCATTTATGAAGATGAAAGCAGTAGCATTTAATGATTCTGACAAGAACGTGGTACATGTATCTCACTGGCAGACATGGTTGCAGGGAAGTGACTATTGACCTAATTTTAACTGTTTAGTTAGGTGACATATTAATATTGTAGTCACTATAATAAATCTCGTGAATTGACGGGGAACTCCTTAGAGCTTGACCTACTAAACTAGAGCAGTAATGCATCTAGTGGCAGCAACTAACCATTGTTGGTAAAGTAAAAAAGGTTAAGATTGGACAATCCGCAGCTAAGCATCCTAGATAAGTATTTGGATAGTAAGACTAGTTAATTGACAAAAGTTTTAATATCTTTGTATTTATAAGGATGAAAGTTCATCGACTATCCCGTAAGGGAGTAGGAACTTTTATCTAATGTTTAACTTAAAATATTAGGTAAATGGCTAGAAGAATAACAAAGAAACTTAGTAAAGAACAGAAGAGCCTACTTGTAGGACTTCTTCTAGGAGATGGAACAATATCTAGTAATTATGTATTTAAGCTAAGTCATTCTGAAGCTCAGAGAGAATTTCTAGAATGGAAGATAGACTTATTAAACAAGTTTGGATTTAAGAATAATGGTGTTAAGGAGTATATATCAACATGCGGATATAATAAAGGAAACAAGGTTTTATACTCTCAGATGTCACTTAACCCAACTATAAAAGCCTTAAGGAGAACAGTCTATACTCCTAAGAAACATATTACTAGAAGATTATTGAATTGGCTTACCCCTCTCGGGTTGGCTATATGGTATATGGATGATGGTTGTATAAACGTAAACACTTCAAAACAGCGTAGCTCAATACAACATACAATCAAAATAGCTACATGCGTTGATTTAGATACAGCCCAGGTTATAATTGATTATTTCAAAGAAGTTTGGGATGTACAATTTAGACCGTTTAAAGAAGGAGCTGGAACTTATTCTGTTGCCAGTTCCACAGAATCTGATTGTGCAGCGTTCATACAAATTATACGTCCATACGTAGAGCAGGTTCCATCATTACTCTACAAGATTAGAGACAACTTTACTAAAGAGGAATTCATAGCACAGCAGAAAGCTGATTCCGAAGCGCGAGACACTCTAGAAATGGAGCGATGATATAGTCAGTCTCATATTGAAAGGTATGAGGTTAAACGGATATTGATAAGGCTTATGTAATGGGTTATGATTTTGATACTAATGGTAATTATGTAGGATGGTCTCCATACTTCAATTTCAATTCCATAGAAGCTCTTAGAATGTCTGAAAGACTGCCTACCCCTAATGGTAAACTATACGCATATAGTCACGCTCCTGGAGCTGTAGATATTACTAATTACGTGGAAATGCTTAATGAAGAGAATTTCTATAACCCAGAATCTCTACCAATTATAGCTGAGTTACTTACTGCAATTGATGATACTAACTTAGTAAGTTATACCGGGTCGGACACTAAGAATGCTGATTTTATTCTAAGCAGAATAAATAATCATTCTATGTATATGACTGAGGAACGTGACGAGAATGGTAGAAGGGTAAAGAATGGTCGTCAGAAGATAAGGGCTATTAATACTTTGCCTGCGTTTAGAAACTCTGTGTCGGCTAGTATTAGTAATATTATTCAAGACCTAAAGAATATGACTCAAGCGTATTCTCCAATCGAAATGGGAGATCCTCAGGCTGCTGCTGAGAATTCTACTTCTGGTAAGGAAGCTAACAAAATTACTCTTATGTCTCCTTCTGCTAAATGGGTAATGCAGATGCAGAATATGGATGGTAAACAAGTAATTGGTATTGCAGCTGTTGGTGAGAAGGTATTCTTTGCTAACTGTTATTATTTTAATGAAGGTATTAGAAGTGGAGATTCTAAATGGATGAACAACATGTTCTTCTCTAATGTTTATAAAGGTATTCAAAGTAAGGTGTCAGAGGATGGCAAAATAATTACTGTAGATACCCTCAGAAACATAATGGCCAACATTAACTTTACTGATTTAGCTCCAGAGAAGAATTATTGGGAGAACCTAATTAGGACTGCTACTGAGCAACAATTAACTCAGGAAGATGTTTCTAGAGTTATTCAAGAGCAATTAGGAGTACAGCCTGACCAATCATTGGTTATCTCAGCTTTACTATCTGCCGCAACCGATAATGCCAAGGAGTTGATTCTATCTAAAATTAATGCTGGTCCTAATCTGGCCGGTATGTATCTACATATGATTATGTTAGGATTCAGTTTTAATGATATAGCAAAGAATCTAATGACTACACCTACAGTGCAGACGGTTAATGACTTAATGAAAGTTAATGTATTTGATGAATATCATGAAACGGCATCTGTTAACTCAGTAATTAGGTCATTAGAGGAAGGTCCTAATATTAGAAACTATTTAAATAATGACGGACTGAAGGGATTGTATGCTAGAGTATCTGTCGACAATCCTGGAATGTTTGCCAAGAGAGGTGAGTGGATTCAAGAAATTAAAGATAGATTCGCTAATAATGGTAACATCGAAGACATATTCCCTGCTAAGAACTTTAGAGAATTTAGATTCCTAGAAGAATATGAATACTTGTTGAAGATGAAGAGAAGGATAGATCCAGATAAATTCACTGAGTTCAAGAATATTAATTTTGATGCAAGAGAGACTGAGCTTCTTGGTAGATTTTATGGACTAAATCAAGGTATGCCAACTGATATTGCAGGTAAAATGGCAATGTTGAATACTTATGAATCAGCTATTACTAATAGGGAGCGTAAGTATCTAACTAGCAGTAATGGGTTTAATGTTGATGAACTAATCGTTAATGTATTGAAAGAGAAGCCGTATCTAGAAGAAACTGCGGTTAGAAATATAGTTAAAGATGCAGTATCTCAGAATATAGTAAATGGAGGTTTTAGTATTAGAAAATTCTTAGACCCGGTTAATAATGGTTATAGACAGACTACAATTGATTACTATAATATTATTAAAGGAACTTGGAACATATTTGACATGATTACTAAAATTCCTCATTTCAAAGCACTATTTGATATTTATAATCTTACTGATACTTCTGACATAAATATAAGTACTAAATTTAATCTAGTAAACTCCTACAGAGAAGCTCTTATTAAAGAGAACCCAGTTTATGGTAGAGCTGTTAAAAAAGAGCAATTAGCTGCATTAGCATCTCATACTGATAACGTTCTAATTAATAATTGGCTTGCACGTAGAAATGTAGTATTTAGATTGGAAGAAGGGCAGGAATACATAGGATCTGACATGACTATACACTCAGCTGGTCCTGGTGGAGAAGTATTTAACTTGTCTACTAATGAGGGAATTGCTAACTTTAAAATGTGGATGGAAAGAGAGGTAATTCCTGCACTAAAGAACGGAGTTGTAGGTAATAAAAGAGTACGATCCTTACTTATTAATAGCTTCATACAGGGATTAAGTAGAAACAGAAGATTAGATCCATTTACTAGATCTAATGTAACTTATATGAAGTTGCCAATTAATATGTTAAGTACTGAAACAGACCCAGTATTTAGTAGATACCAAAGAGACTTTGCTGCTCTTAAGAAGATAGAACTTCAAGGAGTATCTTTAACAGATTGGTTCTTCTTGTATAATCTAGTAGTTAATAAGAATCAGTACGGTGCTGACAGATTAACTTCTCTATTTAATACAATAGATGGAGTTGATGTTAGTGATATGTTAACCGACTTTCATAATTATGTAGGTGACGCTGACTACTGGCTTGATGTTAATATGGATTCATTCTCATTGGAGGATGCCCTTATTAGGATGGCACCTATAGTAAGTGAAAGTTCTAAGGGTAGAGCTAGGGATAAATACATTAGAATTAAAGACGATGATACAGGTAGATTATTTCTATATATGAGAAGCGGAGATGACTACTATATGGTAGATGAAGTACCAAATATGGAAGATGAGGATTCGTTAAGGTTACGTGACAATTACTTCGTAATAAATACTCCTAACCAGAGTAACAGAATGAAGGAATTAGTAATTAACTCTTCTGAATCACTTAATACCTTAGTAGGTAAGATCAAAAGTCTAATGAGACGTAATACTATACAAATGAGAATCAAGTGTTAACATGAGTTGTTCAGTTGAAATTATAATAAATTCTAACAAAGGGGCTTCCAGCGTAATCAAGCTGGAGGTTCCCGATGCTAGTGAAATGTCTTTAGAGGATGCAGTAGGTGCTCTAATGGGTAATAAAGAAGCATATGATGAGTTTATTGCTGCCGTTAACTCTGGAGGATTTCCTCTAGCTAACTTTAATATTAATAGTAATAGACAGGAATTTACATTACCTTCTGGTAATTACAATCTAAATACTATTAGAAATGAGTTTGACACACCTAATATAAGATATCTTGTAGATGCTTTACAGAAAGAAGGAGTTGATTTAAACGCCTATAACATCTTACTTACTGATGCTAAATTCAGTGTAAATTGGAATAGTAATTACGGAATATTTAATTATCAAGGTAATTCATTAGCAGTGATTAAACCTACTCCAGATCATATAGAGACACATTTAAAACAATTATATGTATCATCTTTAATGGATAAAGCTCCCAAAGAAGTTGTAGATGGATTATACTCTAATATAGCTACGGCAGCTAAAATACTAGCCACTGACCCCACTACATCTAGAAGAGCTATGATTACGTTAAGTAAAATAGGTTATTCAGATGGTAAATTTGTTGCCAGTAAGTCTAATGTTGTCTCTGCATTTACCCATTATTTCTATTCTAGTGCTTCGCTAAGTGATGCTCTATATAAGACAGGGTTAATTGGAACTTTTAATAAAATATTTAATGACTTAATAGGAGCTCCAGAGCAAGAGTCCATCAGTTATGATAATCCATCTGCTCAAGCTTTAATAGATAGAGCTAAGATATCTGGAAAGTATCTTAAAATATCTAGACAAGATATAGAGTCCTTCATGGAGAATCACGGTTATGGTGAGGCAACTGAAGATAATATAGTGTCTGCTATTCAAGACATTAATAACAATATACATAATGGCAAGTTTATTGATATAGCATATATTAGTGATAGTGGGTTGTTATTAAGAAATACTGTCAAGAAACCTGTATTTGATAAATCTATTGTTAATACAGAATATACTGGAGATATCGTAGATTATATAGAGAACTATAATGGGTATAATATAATCAGATATAATAATAAATACTATATTAGTGATAAGTTAATAACTACTGCTGATAATATACATACCTCTGGCGTAGACAATTTAAAACATGCTAAAAACCTTATTGCATTACAGCTAAATAGACCTATTAATTTTGAATCAGTAGCAACTAGTATTAAGAAGAAATCTGGAGACAAAGTTAACATATCTTCTAGTTCTAAGTTGGAAATAGGAGATAGATTTAGTGTATTAGATATTGCATTAGATGATAAAATAAATTTATACAATGACAAGAAGCTTGTTAAGTCCATAACATTTAATAACTTCGTGTCTGAAATGATGAAGAAGCCACAATACAATAAAATACTAACATCACTAAATGAACAAGGAATTAACATTCAATCTATACTAGATACTCCAGAGAAAGTAGCGACGTTCTTCTTACTTAAGAACCAACTTAGAGATCCAGAAACCCATAATGCTTTATATAATAATAAGGTTCCTAGTATGCTTACCCCGGACAAATTAAATTATGAAACTGAGCTTATTACTAAGGCATTAAATATAATTGAGAATGCTAGTGAGTCAGTATATGAAGTAGTTGCAGCAGCTGGAGATAAATACAACCTACAGAAACTTCAGATGAATACTAACGTTCCGGTTCATAAGAAGGTGCCAAGGTCATTTAAAAGTGAAATGGTAGAAATAGCTAACCATCTTGGAAAGAATTATGGTATTAAAATTAATGTAGTTACAGCTAGGGAATTAGCAGATTCTTTTAAGGGTGTAATACCCAATGTAGGTAGAACTAATGCATTTATTTATAACGGAGAAATATATTTAAATGTAGACAGAGCAACAACTGCCGATTCATTACATGAATTTGCACACCTTATTATGGGTTCCATTAAGAGGACTAATTCAGATTTATATTACGGATTAGTAAACCAAGTAGAGCAACTTTCTGACTATGATGATAAAGTACAAGCATTTAGGAATATAGGAGATAGTAGAGCAGTTACAGACTTAAATGAAGAAATATTTGTTACAGAGTTTGGTAATTACTTTAGTAAGATTGCAGACACGTGGTTTGAAGGCAAGGAAACTGATTTGGATGCCCTGGGAGAACTATTTAAAGCCAAAACTCAAAACACATTCCAAACTTCGGAAGACATTAAAGATGAGAAATTAGGTAAATTACTTAACATGAGCATAGATGATATAATGTCAGAATTTGGTAGTGCTTTAGTTAATAAGGACTTTAGAGAGGGTTTTGATATGGATATGGCATCTGAATCTCGTGTAATTACTAATCTAATAGAAAGAATGATTAAAAGTGGTAATTTAAAGGAGGATTGCTAATGGCTTGTACATACAGTTTAAATATAAATGGTCAAATACAGCAATTTAACGATTATGCTGAATTGTTTGACTTCTTAATAGGACATAAGAACCAGATTGAAATGGGACTTATATCAGATATTGTGTTTAGCCAAGACACTAAGCAGTCTGAAATGGTAGCTAAGTTGAGATCTATTAAAGCTACTGCTAAACTCAACCGCAACGGAGTAGACCCTGTATCTGGTGATATTGTATATAAAGCAGAAGGTTCTAATATGTCAGTTACAGATTTCCTAGAAACCGCTACTATTACCAAGGACTCTAAAGAAACTTTCTTAGGACAGCCGTTCAGTATTAAGAATTGGAGAAATAATACTATAAACGAATTAGTGACCAAAGGCATAACTCATGCTGAAGCTGAAGAGCAGGTTAATAATACTATGAAAATGTGGGAGAGGATAGCAGATACTGGTGCTGAATTACATGCTGTTTTAGGTGATTACTTTGCCGGTCATATGTCATTAGAAGAGCTTATAGATAAGTATGCTGGAGTATTTAGTGAACAAACTGTTAGGAGTATATACAAGAATATGGCATCTTTTAAAGATGAAATCTATAAGGCACATGGACAGGACGCTAAACTACTGCCTCAATTTACTATAGATTCCAAAACGCTAGATGGAGTTAATATAATAGGTTCTATAGATTTAGTAGTGATAGGTGAGGATGGTCAGCCGCATTTATATGTCTTTAAAAGTTCTGCAAAGTTGTCCGATAGGTGGGATGCTGCTAAGCAAACTAAATATGATTATCAATTAGCCTTTTATAGACAAATGTTAGCCTCTAAAGGCATTCCTGCTGCTAATATGGAACTAAATATAGTACCTATGCATCTGGAAGGACTAGAGGATGGGGAACTAACTGGAGTTAGCTTTGAAGGAGTGCAAGACAGAACTAAAGATTCTGGAGGCGCCATTAATAGACTAGCTTGGGGAGTAGGTGAATTTTATAATAATGTGAGTTATGCAATTCCAGTAAGACTTACCGATGAAACTATAGGGGAATCTATTAGAGATAATGTACTAGATACTCTTAGTAAGTTTATACCTAATCCTAAGATTAAATCAATTAGAGAGCAAATTGATGTAGACGCTTTTATTGCAAATCATGTTTATGATTCTCCGAACCCCTCGGAAGGTAGATGGTACTTTAAAGATTTCTACAGTAAAGGAAAGCCTATCTATATCAAAGAGGACTCACCTAAAGAGAAGAATGCAGAGCTTAGAGTAGAAGTAGAGAAATACCTAAATAAGATGGTTAAGAATCATAGACTTAAGACTAACAAGTTTATCTATGATCTTAAAAGAGCCATTGATGGTAAAATTCCATTGGAGGATGTGAGTCCTACTACTGGATATACTACTAATGCCTTTGTAGTAACTACATTCCAGAAATATGTTAATGATCCAGGGTGGGAATTAGTAAATATAGAGGCATTAAAGCAATTAGGAATTGTAGCTATTAGTAATACTATTACCAAACAAATTGATTTTATTGCATTAAGTCATCATGATTTACATACTGAGCTTAAGCTATCTTTAGGAACTACAATGTTAGGAGAACATGAAAAGGATGCATATGCTCTTAATAATAAAATGATATTATTGGCAACTAATGGCAATATTGAGTTAATGAAGATAATGGCTGCCATTAATGAGATTCCTAATGCATTAACTGATGTATTTAAAATAGGAGACATTAAAGTAATTAATACAGAAGACTCTAAAGCTACTACTGCTACTTCAAGACAGATAAAGGAAACATTTAATCTGTTAGCTAAAGCGGCTAAAGTTAATAATAATATTAACAAACTATCCTTTATGGACGAGTTAGATGTTATTAAGAATGAGTTCTTAGCTTTAATGAATAGACCTAATGGTAAACTCACTAATAGTTTGTCTAGGGATATAGAAGCTTTATCTAAGGAATTATTCAACATTAATACCGTAAATAAGAATGAGATAGCTAATAGGTTAATAGCCCTAGCTAGAAGGATGGAGAACGGAGAACGTCTTGGTAAGATAGTTGGAGGTTCTCTAGAATCTATAGCTAATGAATCTTCTAACACTGGAATAGAAAGACTATACAAGTCAATATTACAGGCTATAGCTTATTATAAAGGATTAGACTTCCTTCAACCTAAAGAGATTTCCAGATACACACAGAAAGGAACCCCTTTATCTGGAGGTATGATAACTAACCCGGATTTATTCCCAGAGGATAACTTACGCCAAATTACTCTTGCTGTGAGAGGCGCATTTGATAACGTTACTAGAGAAATGACTCCTTATCATGAGAAATTCCTCACTGGGTATGTAAAACCCTTATGGAAAGATAAAGGCTATAGTAATGCTAGAAACATTGTCATAGGAGACCAGGTTAAGCTATATAATAATTTCTTTAGAAGGAATTCTGACGGAAGTCTTAATAATAAGATGTTATTTGTAGATCCTTATGATAGCAGTACTCCACTTACTTCAGAGGAAAGACGATTCTTAAAGCAAGCATTGTGGCTTATAAACCAAGAAAGATTCCCTAATATCAGAAGCTTGTCTGAAGATAGTGAGACAGTAAAGCAACTTAAGAAGACCGAGAAATGGTTTTGGGTTCCTCTTATGGAAGCTGATAATCAGATTCTGCAAATGGGAATTAGTAAGTGGATTAACCAAGAGGTAAAGGATGTAACTGGAAGGTTTAAGGATTATTGGAATAGATCCCAGAATGATGCTTATAGTGATAGGGAGTATAGCGACAAACAGAAAGTAATTACTAGGTACGAAATGTACAATAGATTTAATTTATCAGAAGCCAGTGAGGAAGCTAGAGATGCCTTATTAGCTGAATATAAACCAGATTTCTGGGAACGTAACATAGAGACCTTAGTAACTACTTATAAGTTTGCGTCAGCTAGAAAGGAACAATTGGATATTATATTACCTGCAATTAAGGGAATAAAGATGTCATTATTAGGATATGCTAAGTCTACGGATACAGATTTATCAGTCCTTAACGAGACTTTAGACAACTATTTAAAGGTAGCAGTATTTAACCAATCTATTATTAGTGAAGAAGGCTGTCAAGCTTTTAAATATCTTAACCCTATTAAAAGACTAGCATCTTTTGGACTACTTGCATTTAACGTTACTGGAGGTGTTCGTGATATGATTAATGGTATGTGGAAGCAATCATCTCTAGCCTTTAGTAAAATGTACTATACTGATGAGAAGTTTACCAGAAAGGATTTGGCTCAAGCTATGGCTTTAGTAACCAAAGAAGGGCCAGATATGCTTAGTAGGACTACTAAGATTGAGGCTATTAACAATATGATTAGACTAGCTAATATAGATATGCAAGTTCTAAATAAACGACTTATTAGTAACAAATCTGGATTAGCTAATATGTCTAGACATGCTTATCAATTAACTACTGCTCCGGATTATTTCCATCGTATGACCATATTTGTAGCTCAATGCTTACATGATGGTACATGGGATGCATTAGAAATGACTGATGAGGGTATTAAATACAATTGGAAGAAAGATAAGCGTCTAGCAGTATATGCTTCTGGTAATAAGAGTAATCCTGAATATAACAAGCAGAGAGGACTTTATTTATCTATAATGGAAGCTTATAATAGAGATAATGGATTAAATCTAAAAGAGGGAGATGATTTACCATTTGCCTATACTAAAGATGAAATATTGGCTGCTAAAACCTTGTCGGATCTTATTTATGGGCACTATGACCAGGAAAGTAGAGCTTTAGCTGAGAAGACATTTATGGGAGCATTATTTGGACAGTTTAAAACCTATTTATCTGCAACTAGAAATGCCTACTTACTTAAACCCAAGAATTATAATTTAGCTGGAAGAGTTCAAGCTAAGAATGACAATGGTGATTTATTATGGTATAAAGATGAAGTGGACGAGAACGGTAATTCTATAGTAATAGTTACTACTGAGAACACTGGAGTTCCTGCTACTATTAATGAGGACAGATATCTAGAAGGTATTTATTATACTATTAAAGACTGTTTTAGGGCTTTACATGAAGGTGGGTTCTCAGAATTCAGAGATAGTATCTGGAATGAAGAGACCGGTGTAAAGAAAGCAAATTTAAAGAGATTAGCTCATGATATGTTCTTATGGATGATACTTGGAACTATAGGTAAATACCTTATCGAGCTATGGGGAGAGACTAGAGAGGAAGATAGAGATCCTTTAAATCCTAACATGTCTCAAGCCATGAGAGATACTGTATTTAGTCTATTTGAAAGAGGTTACAACAGTTCATACGGAGATATATCTCCCTGGAGTGTGGTGGAAGGACTTATTACAAATTCAGAACCTGTATCTATAGGATACTTAAGTACATTCTTTAATAATACCTATGAGTTTGCATTTGGTGATAAATCTTTATCATCTTATCTCACAGGAACTACTGGACTTGGTAGAACATTTAAAGGAATGACTACAGAACTTAATAATATGTCCAAACTCGCAGCAGATGCAATAGAGGAAGATACAGCACAGTAATAAAAAAAATGGCCTATACAAGTAGAGTTTAACTCCACCTGCATAGGCCATTATTATTAAATATAGTCACCAAGGCATGCTTTAACTTTATTAATCAATGCATCAATGGTACCATTATTCTTTATTACATAACTAAAATGCTCGTAATCATCTAGAGCATGTTCAGAGATATGCTGGTCGTCTAAACCAGTATCTCTTTCTACTTTAATTACTATTCCTCCATGAGAGATTATAGCATCAGCTTCATTAGGAAACCTTACGTCAGTAATAATCCACTTAGAATCGGGGTTAGACTCATAGACTTGCATTAGATGCAAAACCCATAAATCTGGATGAATGTTTCTACCAATTTCAGTTCCTAGCTTTTGTAAAAACTCTCTATTGGTCATTCCAAGGTTTAAGGTAGTAGGAGATTCCTTAAAGTTTTCAGTTTCAAAGCAACACATGTCAACACCTAATATAAGAGAACCACATGCTTTTAATGCATCGGCAAAGGCATGCTTCTCCCATTCAGAGAACTTAATTAAATCATCTCCATAGTTACTAAGTATATTGTTAAAATGTGCAGCGGAGGGCTCTAAACCTCTAAAGATCTGGTCATACTTTAAGTAATTTAAGTACTTAATAATATTACAAATGGTGTCTTTACCACATTGTTTACGTCCAGCTATTCCGATTATCATTCTTCGAGGAGGGTTATACAATCATCACTATATTCACAATCTCTTACGTCTAAATCTCCGCAATCTACTGTGTCCATAGCTTTCTCCCAAGCTTCATCTTCGCTGTCAGCCTCTACTTCCATGTCAAAATATAAACGACATCTAAGCTGTCTATCAATACTTACGTTATACCTCGGCATCACACATAGTAACAGTTACTAACTCTCCACTATCTATAGCTTTGCGAATATATCTCATTAAAGTAATGGGTTTAGGGTATTCTGCCACAAATGTAGCAGTTCCTACATCCTCTTTATCATTCATATCCACCGGGAACACAATTCTCTGGTTCTCAGTTTCTATCTGATAATAAAGTACTCCAGCTATAGCATGTGTGAATCTGGCTGGATAAGGCAAAGTTACAATTTCTTTTAATGTCATTAATTACATAAATTAGCTTTAACTAAGTCTGCAATCTTCTTCCCATCAGCAGCTGGATATTTAGCTTTCAATTCTTTGACAGCTATTCCCATCTGATTCTTAGGGATTTGTACTGGATGAATATTATGTTCTTCATTGTCGTCATACCATCCTTTATCTAATGCAAGTTTAAGTAATGCAGCATTCAATTCTTCTTTAGTAGGCTCTTTAGGGAGCAACTCCTCTAGTATCTCAGCCTCATCAGCCTCAGCTGCCGATAAGTCCATACGTCCTGCCGTTTGATAGGTTTCTGCATTAGCCCATCTTTCATCCCTCATCTTCTTAATAATAGAGATTTCCGCAGCTTCATCCAAAGGTTTAGCATTCTTAGCTGCTGCATAATTAGTAAATGCAGTCTTAATAGCTCTATACACATTAGTACGTGTAGTGTCATGCTTCTTCATAGAATCAGCAATCATTGCATTCAATTTATCATTCCACATATCATTTCTATTTAAAATATTGATTATATGTCTAGCGTCCTCATCAGTAATGCCGATAACTGTATTAGTCTTGATAAAGTACTTCCTCTGATGTGATAGCATATCCCTATCGTCGTCCAATATAGCATAGACATAAGGTTCTGTTTGAGAATCAAGCCACTCCTGTATCTCACAACCTCTATGGCTTCCGAATGGAGTAATACTATGTATCTTAAATTTTAAACCAGCCTTGTCAAAGATTGATTGTAAGTTAGATTCAGTTCTCCAGGAAGAACTTACAACTACCTTACAACCGGTTTCTTCAACTATTCTGTTTACAATTTCAACACATTTTGGATCAAAGTCTCCTTGAGGATATGAATGGTGTTTATTCCATTCCTCCCGATACCATGAAACACTATTAAGTACTCCATCTACGTCCAAGAACAAATACTTATTAATTCCTTTCATAAAATGTTACTTCTCTAGAGAATCCATTCTCTGATATAAGGTCTATCTTAATATCCTCTTCAGACTCCTCTATTATTGAGTCTTCCTGAGTTTCTGTAGTTACAGTACAGCCTATAACCCAAGATGTACTACCATCGTCCCATTTGACACGGTAAGGCAAACACGTTCTGTAATCCGTTTCAAGTATAAAACCAGCTTTACCTTTCTGAGTATAATGGGAAATCATAGATACTACAACCCTAGTACCTTTCCGTAATGGATAGCAAGTACTGTGGAGTACACAATCTGAGATACTTATAGTATATATATTATAATCACTAAGCTTGATACATTGCAATTCATGCTCGGAATAATTCATGGCATATACACAGAGTAAGTCTCCATATTGGAGACCTTCAGTATCCTTTCCTATATACTTGACACAATCATCAATGTAATATCTTCTTAGGGGTTCTGTAGACCAGGAACTAAGTTTATCAGTCACTTCGATGTTCTTAGGATCTACTTCAGTAGTTGAGATTTCTTTAAGTCCGGACCTATATTTATAGTCAACTTTAAAAGCAGACATACCACCCCAAAGTACCTTTACGGTTTCTGCCTGCACGTCAGTTATAACACCTATAGCACCTTCGACTATCATATCATCGTGGCCTATCATCTTAACCATCTGCCCCTCTTTAAATCTAAGATTCATGTCTTATATTCTTAATAAGTTCAACTTCTAGTTTATAAGCGCTAATTAGAACTCATATTGTGTCTACGAAGAATATTCTCAGCTGTACCAGATTTCCATTTAGACTTACCTCTTAAGAATGCTATATCTACGTCAGAGAAGGTTGTCATTGCCGAGTCTCTATCAGTATCACATTCGTAGCCTCCGACATAATATATTTCAGGACATTCTTCCAAGGATATTGTATCATCTTCGTTTTTTAAGTCTGCACTCCATATATCTCTCATATCAAGGTACCAATGTCCATCACTACCTTGTGTACCTATTCTGAATCTAGGTTCAGAGAACATGTGATGGATAGTCAGAGAGCACGCGCAATCATCACAATAATCTGAGTTCTCTTTAATGTAGTTAGCAATCCACTTAGCTGCCATTTCATCGCAACCCTTACAATCACCAACTACAAATTCACAATCTTCCCAAGTGGTTTGTCCATTATCTATAGCATCTTCTAAAGCTGGCACATAGTTAGCATCAAACTCTTCTTGGGTTAAGTCTCGGTGTCCACTAATAAAGTATACCATTTCCTTATGTTAATTCTTCAATAGATTTTTGATATCAGGGATAAGGGTGTATAATCCTTTGATAAGTTTATCATGCCCAAATGCCCACTGATAATCATCAAGGTTCGACATTTTAATCCACATAATAGCTTTTACTTCATTCTCTTCACCACCTAACTGACCCTTAATAGCATTGGTAGATATTCCAATACTATCTTCTGGAACTATAGCAACAAACCTCATAGTTACGTTCTGTCTATTAGACTCCTTTGGGTCATCGTTATAGCTAACGAATTGTAATCTGTTAGGGTCAACCTTTACACCAGTTTCTTCATAGATTTCGCGAATACAGGCCTCTTTAGTAGTTTCATCAAAGTCTAAATATCCACATGGGCAGTTCCAATAACCCCTAAAGTCTGGAGCACCTTCGCCTCGTTGATTGGCAAGTACACACCATTCATCGTCAATCTTGCAGAATACAAACCCTACAACAGCAATACTACGATGAACCCAAACTGTTTCTCCAGCATGTTCACCTGTTTCAATTTTAATCGGATAATTCTTCATCAATAAGTATCATTAAAGTTAATAAATTCTTTATCTGTAACACATTCTTCTGAGACATTAGAACCAATTAAATTGGATTTCATTAGTTTGAATATGCTATTTCTTGCGTTAGCTATGCCACCAACAGTTACAACCCCACTAGTTAAATTCAAAGATCCAGGATATATACACATATCACTACTGCCCTTTGGACCATAAGCTATAAAGTAGGGCTTATTGCCATTTATGACTTTAATTAATTCGCTTAAGATTCCATTAGTAAGTCTATGCAAAGGAGTACTAAAACTTACATCTGGAAGTATAAATATCACAATATCAGATGTATCCAAATATTCTGGATGATAATCATCATGAAATTTGTTATATTTAATGCTAACGTTATAGTCTTTAAATACATCTGTGACTTTACTAAGAACTGTAGGCATATTGTATGGATAAGATATATAAATATTATACATATAGTTTATATTGCTTAATTATTTCATACACGTCGTCTCTAACAAAGGGTTTTATCCCAACCCCATCCTTAACTCTATTTCTAATGCAAGTAGAACACATTCTGATAGTTGGAACATATACTAGTGATACGTTATCTGGTAAGCCATACGGAGGTTCTTCTCCGTTAATTACCATAATAAACTTGTAATCTTTAAGTATTGTAGATCCGTTATGCCAGTTTGGTATTTCTCTATAGGTTTCAGGAGTAGTAATTATTACCAATTCCTTGTCTGTTATTCTGGATGATAGTTCCATCAATACGTTATAGGTTGGAATACCTTCATGATAACTGGGAACATACATTGACTTCTCTATATCACTTACAAAGACATTGGGAAGACTATCAAACGCCATACAGCACATAGCATGCCTATATGGGAATCTAGTACTACGTCCCTTCCATACATTCTGATATGCAGGAATGACTAATACTTTATCCACTAGTTTAGAATTAACAACTCCCATTACTACATTAGCATGCCCAATATGAGGAGGATCGAATGATCCAAAGAATAAACCTACTCTATTCATATAACTTTCTAGATATATAAATTGGCGCTTTCTTACGTTTAAATTCAGAAGCTAAATGGCAATTAGAAGTACCAGTACAATAAATAGACCCTTCCTTAATTGCAGATACTACTACGTCTTGCACATTATAACTAAATCGTCTTCTAGTACCAAATTCAGAGAATTTAATCCCGGCAACATTAGAAAGCTTAATTTTAGGTGATAGCCTCTTAATAACGTCAGCCAAATCACAGTTGTTATCAAATATTCTGCTGCGCAATTCTGATACTATTGCAAGAATAGGCACTTCGTATAAGGTAACCTTATAAAGATAGTCAGTTACTTTAATGTGTAAGTGGCTGTTTTCATCTAAGGATGCTTGTATCTTGCCAGAATTGAATTTGAATGAAGATAGCCATTCCCAGTAAACTGGAGGAATGAATCTACAATTATTATTCATATATTCTTGTTCATCCTTAGTAAGATGTAACATTCCTAGGGAACCAAGTTCCAAGTATAGCCTCTCTATGAAGTCTTCTGGATACTCAGTATTATCACGATCAATAAATTCAAAAGTTCCTCTAGCTTGAGGAAATAATTTCATATAAGCATACGAAGTTGTAAACTTATATAAATCTGTATCTAATATAGATTTAATTATCATCTCGTTTAAACATTTCTATAATTCTACACACTACTGAATCGATAGTTTGTAATGATTCTATTATTCTACTATCTCTATATTCCTTAGACCAGGTACTATACTCTTTATGGTTAGTTATTCTCTGCACTATAGAGCCTATTACTAGAATAGCATTGACATAAGGAATCAAGCCTACTATACCCGTAAACACTACTACTTTAGTAGTAAGATAAGGCCTAGTAACTTCGTTAGAATAAACACTAGCAATTACACATACAAACACCAGTACTGAAATAGCATAAATTAATCCCATTTTAAGTTATATTCTTTAATTAGTTCAACTAGTTTATCTCCTCCGTCTATAGAGGCTATATACTTAGTATCTACTATTATGTTATCTGCATACCCTATAGCTATTAAACTACAAATGGTTTCATACACACAATAATCACCAGCTATACCAACTACTCGAATTTCGTTATCTGGGTCAGATTCAAAATCAAGTAATATGTCTGATATAACAGAAAGACTTTCCAGATTATCAAAGATACTATATTCTTCTTTATCAGGACTGTCTCCTTTAATAAAGATGTCTGTATCCTTACGATAAGCATAGTTGTTTATCACACTCCATAGTGGGGCATATACACAACTACCAGCAGTACCTTTAACACAGTGTGGAGGCCATTGACCTCCGTTCTCTTTGAAGGAGCAATGATTAGATGGGTGAAAGTCCTTAGTAACCATTATATAGTCACAGTCGATTTCACCGTTCTGTAATGCACTAGCAAGAGCATCCATCTTCTCTTTAGCCCCTTCCACAGCTAAAGACCCACTGATAAAATCTACCTGTGGGTCTACAATCAATAAGATCTTGTCCATTCTACTTACTACACGCTGCTATAGCAGCCCCAATTACTATAATTATTAGAGCAATTATTAAAATTCCAAACACAAGAGCAACGGGTATCCATAGTGGAGCCAGTACCCACCACCATGACCAAGTAGCTACAGCAGAAACTCCTAATAGCTTAAGAGTTATAAATACAACTGCTAAAAGTGTACACAAACTGGGCCCTCTATATATTACTTCAGGAGTGTTAACTGTATATTTCATTTTAGATATTTAAGTATAAGGGTTTGTAATGAATATTATAATCTTCTCCCACTAAGCTTACATTGGCTAAATGAATACCTGTAATTTCCTGTAATTCATGATTACCACTGTGAATGTGTCCACAAAAGCAATAATCCGGTTGCTTACGCATTATTTCGTCTGCTAGCCAAGGATTACCTGCATCTTTACCTGCCCATGCTCCAGTATGTATCTCTCCTAAACCCAACATCTTAGGAGCATCATGAGAAAGTAAAATATTGCAATCTATGGGAATATCGGAATACCTATCCTGTAGTGTCTCCGATTCTCGCATAAATGCCCAATTACCGAAGATCTTACAGTACGGAGTTCCAAAGATTCTGAGTTTAACAAAGACTCCAGGCTTCACTTCGTAATCATAATCCCACATCTTATGATGGAGATATACTAGCTTACCATCCGTAGGTTTATTAAATGTTTCATATATTTCAGGTTCCATACCTCCATTTCTTTCAAACCAGAAGTCATGATTACCTGCTATAAATATAACATGCTTACACGGAAGATTGTTAGCCCATGGAATAAACTCAGTCTTTAACCATTCTAGAGAAGCAGGCATATTTAACTGGACAGACAGTGGCATTATATCTCCACATATGAAGAATAACTCACAGGGTTCTATTTCTGGAAGTATTCCATGTAAATCAGATGTCACCCCTATTTGCATTTCTCGGTTTTAACCTTAAGTTCACACATAAGTTCCATCTCTACACACTCACCTTTATTCAGTTCGGGGAAGGTAACTATCCCGAACAACTTATTAAGGCTGTCATTAAAGTCTTCTTCCGACCAAAATATACCATCGTCGTCTGATTCCTCCCACTTTCCATCGTTCATAATTGGAGGATTGTATCCAACATATAAATATACATAATCAGCAAGACTGCCCTTTAAGTCTCTACAATACCATGCTCGTTTCATTTCTTGTACCAAGTTGTGTTTAACTGTTCATCAATCTCAAACTGTAATGGACCTTTCTCATATGTAGTGGTTGGAATAAAACAATCCTTAAATACATCGTCTATAGCCGAGGTCCAAAGAAATTTGTTATTACTTCCACTCCAGCTACTACCCCCTGTTGCTATAGGTTCATCGCCATCTGTAACATATAATCTTCCGTTCGGTGCAGCTACTACCCACCATTTACCTACTGGACTAGTTATGGGGATTCTCATGTTCAAATTCAGATATATCTTTTAAATAGTCAAACATTTCATCTTCATCTTTAGTAAGCTCTAAAAGTGGAATTATTGACGTGGATACGCCTGGTCTATATACATAATACCACTTGTTATCAACGCCAATCCAAGTAGCTATATCCGATGTACACATATAAGGCTTACCTTGAGCTTCTAGTTCTCTTCTAATGCCTGGATTTGGACACGAAGGACCAAATTCCACCTCTATACTGTGTCCATGAATTACTTTAGCTGGCATAGGTTTTAGTCATTACTAAGAGTTATTGACTCTTCTAGGCGAGACCATCTAGATAATTCCTTATAAGTTATTAAAGTTCCAGGTGGAGTTGCATTACGTTGTAAAACAACTACCATATACCCATTATCATCAGAGCGGCCAACGTAAATACCTATAGCAGTTGATCCACAGTCTCCAAATCTGATTATAGTTCCTTTCTTAGGAGTAGGAACCATTTCGGCATTATTTATAATTACCTTCATTCTTTCAAGTCTCCCATCACATTACGGTTAATTCTATCATCAATACGTTCCTTACAAGCATCGAGATAAGCTTCAAGTGCTTCTACTTGCTTAGCATTCTGTTCACAAGGGAACTTCTCATTGAGCTTCTTCACTCTATCGAGTAAGATGAGTGCAAGTTGTTCTGATTGCCAGCCTGGAGTTATTGTACCATCTTCATGTTTATGGACAAACTGAATAGTATCAGTAGCATCCACATACTTAGTCTTGCCATTAACAAAACCAGCACACATACGAGCACGGTAGCGATGTGCTCCATTGAATCCATCATCAGGAATCACTTCAATTGTTTCTGTCTTACTAGGATACACTGTTAAATCCTTTACAGGAACATACTTCTTTCTACTACTAATAATTCTTGCCATAATACTTATTCTTTATAAATGTTAAATGTTTCACCCATTTCATTAAGAGTATCACATAGATGTTCTACACATCTTATAAGTGCCTCTTTCTCCAATCCTTCTAGCCATTTAAGTCTAGTCTCTGGAGTACAATCTTCAATACAAGTAGGGATGGGTTTCTCCTCTCCTTCTAATTTATCGAAGATAAATATACCACTAAGATTTCTCCGCAATTTCATACTTCATTTCAAACTCTATCGGTGTATCATACCAAGTAATGTTTGGAGTTTCTACACCATTAAACAATTCACTTGTAACAGAATATGCTTCTCCATCACAGTTCCACATTTCGCTGTCAACATCTCTGTAAGGTGCTTCTGTATAGAAGTATCCTTCTCCGTCTCTGTCAACAGCATACCAGACTCTAATTGCCTTCATTTACTTGTTTCTCAATTATATGTTTTACTTGTATATATGACACAGGAATATAATTGTTGTTATCAACTCCTACATCGTATTGAGTTGGGAATAGATATTTTAATCTATCAGCATCAATTCCTGTACCATTTGGACCTGAATGCACATGTCCAAATAATTGCCATACAGCATCCTCTGGTTTGCGGTATGTTCCACCATAACACAAGAAGGGATAGTGATTTAAGTAAATACTACGATTCTCTATCCTTATTTGCATTTGCGGAACTACTGCCTCAAACTTATCCATGTAACCTTGCCGTATATTCTTACGGTCATGGTTCCCTAATATGAGATAAATCTTGCCTCTCAAACGAGACAAGACTTTATTCCATACATCACTACCACCAAAAGCAAAATCTCCCAAATGGAAGACTGTATCATCGTCAGTGACCACGCTATTCCAGTTCTCTACCAACATATCATTCATATGGTTTATGTCTTTGAACGGACGCTTACATAAGTTAATAATGTTAGCATGACCAAAATGGGTGTCAGACGTAAAGAAAGTATGCTCTGGGTCAAATTCAAACTGCTTCATTTACCACAACAATATTTATACTTCTTACCACTGCCACATGGACACGTTTCATTCCTTCCAATTTTAGGAGCTTCACGCACATATGGAGTTCTACTTAGATATTTACTAATCATGTTTCTTAATTTAACCTCTTCTTCTGGAGATAATTCCTTATCGAGGTCTAAAGCGGCTTTAGCTTCTTGCATTCTAAATGTGAATAAATATTTAACAAATAATATTAATCTACATATCCTATTAATCTGCATATCGAAGATTCTTTGATCAGCTTTGTGCTGTTCACGTTTAGTTCTTCTGATATCAGTTCTAAACTTGTGTACTCCCTGGATCATAGATATTAATATAACCTGCTAATATCATTCTATCCCTCAGCTCAATTGCTAACTCCCTAGCTTGAGGATGAGCATCACGTGCACATCTTAAATTGAAGAATCCTGCCCACTGTTCATCAGTACCAGTCATAATTAACTCGGTCTTGAGAGCCAAAGGTAATACATTCCTAGCTTGTTGGGCAGTCCAGCCTTGCTCTAACAGTTTAAAGTATGTAAATTCAGCATTTTGTAACTCTGCTATAAAGAGACCTTCTGGACTATCTTCACTAAAGTCAGTGCCCTTTCTATTTTCATACTCTTCTTCTGATAGGAAGCATTCTTTCCCTGGACCATATGTGTCTATGCCACACCAGCAATGCCAAGCATAATGACCTTCTCTTGTAACACTATCAGATAGCCAGCTCGGAATAATGAATGTGCATTCCTTACCGAACTTATCCTTAGCATAATTACAATACCTAGTACTCTCTTGGGCAAAACTAAATACTCTATGTCTACAGAACTCTCTTGCAACTCCCATATCACATACAAACCTTACAGTTATACGTTTAGTATGGTATTCTGTAGGTTCGCATAGATATTGCAAATCATCAAGCCAGCCATTCTGCAACAGTACTCTATAGTTAGTGGTTACATAGAAGACCAGATATTGATTATTAGCAATTCCTTCCAGTCTAGAGTTAGCTATAGAATACTTCTGAGCTATATATTTACCTTTTGCAGGATATACATACTGCCCATCAACAGACTTCTCTGGTATTCTTAGATACACAGTGCCATGCTCTAACATAGCAGTATGACCTCTAGCTACAATAACATTATCAATAAACTTTCTAGCACTATCTTCAGTAATCTTATCTTCAGACTTATAACAAGTCCTTGCACACAGTTCCATGTGTTTGAAGAGACTTTCAACACCTGGTTCCTGGTTAATAATTTCTACTTTCGGTTTGATTAGACGCACTAATAAAATGTTACTTCTTTAGAACCAAATTCATCTAATTGTTTAATTGTTTCATCTCGTTCTATTTCAGTATGGCTTAATGCTTCCAATTCTTCCTCTCTAGACCATATGCGACAAAGATTATCAGGATCTAGCATTGTTTCAATCGAATTAGGCCCTCTATGATGATCTCCCCTCCTGAAGCTAACATCCTTGCTGTACACCCTCTTATATACCTCCATAATGTCCCAATTCGAATGGCCTATTTCATACACGCTATTCTTAACTAGCATATTATCAGTATAGCATCCAGAATGCATAAAGCCACATTTACTAACAAACATGGTGTATTTATCATCACCATTTGCCGGCAATCTTACGTCAGTGAGAACTAGATATAATTCTTTATTCCTCATCCTGACGACCATCGTATTCTCAAGATCATTCAGAGTCATCGTCCCAGTTCAAATAAGGATTAGATGCAAGGTTATAGTTATAATACCTTGTATCTTCTGTAACTTCATCTCCAACAAAATCAGGCAGTTCTGGATTCAAAGTTGCCTGAGTTAATTCACACTCAGCAATTGTCAATCCTTCATTGTCTCCCAAGAACTCATCAATTTCCCATTTGTTACCTTTATGGTAAACTATATAACGTACTTTACGTATAACGTTCGGGCAAAGTTTTAACAATTCTAATGCTTCATACTTTGGAATCTCCTGCCGCCATTCAAACCTACTAAGAGTTCCCTTAGCCTTTATGAATAGCCAACCTTTATTCTCCCTAATAGCTATTCTAGTCTCAGATAGAGGATTATCTCCAAGATATCCTTGAATTATTAATCCTGCTTTCTGAGCCTGTACTTTATAGCTATTATTCTTCACTAAATACTTTCTTTCAATTTCTGTCATAATTAATGTACCCAATAGTCTTCAATAGATATATCCGCACCTAAATGTGCTCTAGTACAGAACGGTTCACCTCCACTTTCCATACATTTCACAAGTATCTTGCCTACCTCTTCAGCAATGTTCTCAGGTGCTTCGACATTATGTTCATCATGAACAGGCACACAATATCTAACCGTAAATAACAAATTATTCTTCCTTAGCCAATTAAAGAACTTAATAGCAGATAATTTGAAACACATAGAACCAGCATGTTGAATAGGATAATTTATTGACTGTTTCATTGAATCAGATAATCTTCTCCTTAAATGCTGAGAGCTTGTTTTGTAATAATTATCACCGTTAGATCCTAACATATATTTAGCTTCTGGAGAGCCTAATTCGCTGTCTATCTTACAAAGATTATCCCAATCATATATGAATGCTTTATGTTTAGTAATAGGATTAAGAAGGATATATCCCTTATCTAGAACATCTTCCCTTCTAAATTCCTGATATCTCTTTAATCCAGAGAAACCAGACATATAATTATCATATACTTCTTGAGCCCTTCTCTTAGTAAGACCATAGTTCTTCATTAAAGTGTTCCAATCTCCTCCATAGTTGAAACAGAATTCATACCCTTTAGCAGCATCTCTAAGAGGTTTATATTTAACCTTAATTTCAGATAATGGAGTATCATCGGGAATATCAGTGAATACTATTCTAGCAGTTAGACTATGTAAATCTCCGCTTCCATTTACTAATTCGTCCAACATAGCCACATCATTAGCAATAGACGCCATTAAGAAGGATTCCTGTCCTTTATAATCACAACTGATCCATTTATACCCAGAATCTGCTATGAAGCAACTTCTAGTAAATGGATCATGTGGAAGATTCATTAGGGACGGGTTAGTTGCGGACAATCTACCAGTATCAGCTCCTAATTGAAAATAATCTGGATGAATACGTCCACTAACTGGATTAATCTTATCTATAAACTTCTGCCCAAAAGTATCAACAAGTATTTTAGCCTTCTTATACTCTACATATAATGGAACTATAGTACACTTATTGGCTTGTGGCTTAATAAGCTTTATATCAGCAGATTTCTTCTTAATTTTGGTCTTTGGGTCTACAGTAGTACAGTTAAGCCCTAGATGTTCAAATAAAGGCACTACTTGTTGACTACTAGACCAGTTTACATTGCATTTAGCACAAGTATCAAATCCAGAGAACAAATCTCCCTGTAGATTACGTGTTACATATGGAAATGCTTTATCATACTCATAATGAATAAGTCCAGTTTGAGGATTCTGAACTCTCTTTACATTACTCATATTATTGTTAAGGGAATCAAACAGTTTAAACTCTTCCATAATGGGAACTTCTTCGGTAGATACTCTAATATATCCCTCAGTAGAAGATTTATGTTCTTCATAATAATCCTCTACCCATTTATTAAGAGCAGCTTCTGCTTTATTAACTTCCTCTTTATCCCTTGACATCTTTTGCTTCCATTTGATTGGATCAAGTTTAGCTCCACAATATTCCATATAAGCAATTACTGGAGTAAACTTCATTTCAAATTCAGCAGCTTTAGTTAGTTCTTTCTTCTCTAGCTCTACATCTTGCTTCTCTTTAATCTTAGTAAGATACATAACATCACCAGCAGCATATTGTACCACTGGTATTGTTAAACCTTGTGTGATAATTTGACCTCGAACTGTTTTATCAATATCTATACCAAGATAGAAGTCAGCGGCAGCTTTTAAAGCAAGACTATGAAACTGAGGAGGATACCCTAGATAGAGTATCTTCTCAGCGATCATTCCATCCCATACATTATAAGGAACTATTCTATGATGATATAGAAACCTTAAATCAAATGCAATATTCCAACCTAGAAATGTCTTAGTAGGATCTTCAAGAACACATCTAAGCTTTTCAATTGGAATAGTTACATTATCAACAACTATCTGATCCTGTCCTAAACCGTATTGAGTACACAATAACGGCTTAGTGTAAGGGTCTAGACCAGCAGTTTCACTATCATACTCTACCCAACTATGAGGCATTATCATGTCTATAGCATCGGATAGAGATAGTTCTTTATAAGCATCAGTTTCAAATAATGACCTCTGATTACTTACTAGATATATCACGAAACTTCAATATCAATATTGCTAATATCAACATCTCCCAGGCTACTAAGTGCAGCTTGTATTTTACTCTTAATAGCTGCTACAGCTTCGTCTACATCTAAGTGTCCATAATATTCATACCATGCTAATCCTTTAGCATTAATATCAATCTTAAAGACTTTCTCTTCTACATTATATGGAGCAAATGGATCCACCTCTGCCCCTAAAGGTAAATTACTCATTAATTAATGATTATAAATTAATAATAAGTAATCTATTAACAGACCTCGTTACCGAGTCTTAATTTCCGGTATCAAAATATAATAATGTGGGATTATCCTTTTGAATATCAATAGAATCTAAGTTCCTAATAGCAAGCTGTTGAGCAAACTGATTAGTATCAAATCCTATTGTTATAAGATGGTATCCGTGGACTGTAGGAATGATATGTTTTACTTTTACGTCTTGAGAACCTCTACAATTATTAACTATGTTAATAATATTGTTAAGATAGTTTTCATTCTTACTGTCGACATCAACAATCCAAAGAGGCTTATAACCTCTAGCTCTAGTATGTCCACATGAAGAATCCCAAATCCTATATCCTTGATAACAATTGCCTTCCTGAATTAATTTAGCATATTCTTGAATTGCAGTGCAGGCAACTTGTTCAGCATTACGTTTATTCAGAGTTATATATGCTCTTGCATGATTACTTTGACATAATTCTGTAATCTTTGCTCTTTTACGTTCTAGTTGCTCTCTGCTGAATATATAATAAGTCTTAACAGTCCTATAGCCATTATTACCCGTGTCAGTCACACAACCATCCTTCTTACGCTGGATAATTTGTAAGAAGTAGAATTCATTAGGGTCATTAAACTCTAATATATCCAATATCTGATCAAAATTATCTACTATCATCCTCTTGTTATTTTAAGTTTAGGTGTCCATACTTCTCCTAATGCTCCTTTGTTACATCCTAGACCTATCCACTTAATAGTTGGAAAGAAGTCAAATAAATAAGAGAATACACTGGCATTTACATTAGGAATTTCAAAATCATTCCAGTACAGCATTATATACTCGTCTTCTATATAATAACCTCTAACTGTATGTACAAATGGATAACCAATCTCGCTAAACCATTTAGCATGTGAGCAGTCCATATGCTTACTAGTTGGAAACTTAACTAGTAATGTATCAGACTCCAAATAAAATGGTTTACGCTTCTTGTGAAATTCTTCTTCGCTCATTATTATATTTATTTACTTCAACTAGTCTATCTGTAGCTATAAAGGACAATCCAATACTAAATGCCCATAAGGGAGCAGCTGGAACTATAAATAAAGTTATGAATCCAAGCACAGCCCCAAGTATTAGCCAAGGAACTCCCCATATAAATAGATTTACTATACTGTTATTGTCAAATCCCCATATTTCTTGTTTCATATCAGTCACTTGGAATTACATCTAAATTTGTTAAATAGAATCCGTTATCATCTAGGTCTCTCTGTACGAAGTATCCGTTAACATCTACAGTCTCCCCATTAAGAGTATGTATCATGACTTCCCTGTCTCGATCATACTTCTGGAGAATTTCAATCAACTGTCCTACAAGTATTGCCATTAGAATTTACCTTCGTTTGGTTGTAGACAAATCAAACCTTCATTACGCCACATTTCTACGCACTTGCAATTGTCTTCAAGTACGAATGGAATATAGTATTTACCTTTGATATTGTCTTCATAGAGCTTCTTCTTACATATAGGACCAGCTACGAAGCTCTTAGCAGGGCGCATAAGAATCATATCTGGATGTAAGAAGTTGTTCTCCAACCACTGTTCTGTAGCTTTACGAATTTCAGGAGTGTCTTCTCTACCAGTCAAGATTATTAACTTAGCAGGATAGTTATCACAGAAATTTCTAATAAGCTCTACAACAGGAATGATAGGCTCATCAGTAAGCATACCTTCAGCTGCGCCTTCACCATAGAAGGGACGACCACTAGTATTTAAACATACAGTAGCGTCCATATCTACAATGATTGCTGCTGGCAAGTTGGTATCTTGTACTAATACTTTAGCTTTAGCAGCCATAATTTCCTCATGAATTATGAAGTCTTTATAGCGTCTCCAGGTCTGCCTAATAACCTTCTCACCTATAGGATGTTCTCTTTTAGCATCACGGCGAATACATTCATCTACGGGAGTCCAGAAATCTTTATATTCGACTTCATATTTCCAATCGTAGGTATAATTCTCGTTAAAGTCCTTAACCATCTTTTCTAACTCAGCACAAGTCTTAGGATTAAGGTTCATATTATCAACTACGATATTGTAACCTTTCTCCATACTATAAGCTAGTACAGTGTTATAAGTTGCAGTAACAACATTCTCTCTACTAGGAACCCAATAGTCTCCTAACATGTTACGAACATCATCGTTGTTGAATCTAACTCTATGCTCTGGGTCTTCATGACACCATTGCTTAGCCCAAGTGGATTTACCAGAGCCTTGTATGCCTCTACAGATTATTAATACTCGCTTGTCCACAAAGATTCTTCTGATTTAGGGTTTGACTCTACAATATCTTCCCAATTAGAAATATCATCTACCTCTAGATAATCGTATATCTCTGTTTTAGAATCTATTATTTCTCCGTCCTCTTCGTAATAATCTCTGTCCTTTATTCTGGTGACGGCATCTTCGTAATTAAGAGCTTGAATCTTTATATGCTCATAAAGAGTTGCCTGCACTGTTGATGTTACTAAGAATTCAAATGTTTCCATTAATCAATATTACATAAGACATCACTAAATCCACTATAATCTAAGTCGGCTAAAATGTCTCGTATAAACGATATGTAATCTCTAGTACTTTGTAAATCCCGTATATACTCCTTAGTGGATATCATCTCCTCTATAAGTTCCGAATTACCATGACAGAATTTCTCGTACTCCACTCGTCTAGCTTCTGCTTTAGCAATGTCATCATCAAGGTCTCGAATTACTGATTCAACATCACTAACAGTGAGTTTAGTATACTTCTCTTCATTACCAGCATATGCTATACTAAGATTATCAAAGAATCTTTGATACACCTCATTAGACCTACTGAATGATTGAAGTAGTAACTTCTCCTCTGGATGTGCTTTAGGCACTAAATAAAATGATAAATAGCTACTCATTTCTCGTTAGTTGGTTTAAGCCATAAATTAGTGTTCTTAAAAATGTAATCTCTTAAATCAGTAAGTTCAGATAACCACCCTAGAGTTAAAGATGAGTTACACTTAAAGCACTTTGTCAGCTCTTCCCTTATTCTCTCCTCAGATACTACTGGCATTTTGTCGAAATAGTCATAAGCCTTCATAGCCTGCCACATATCTTCAGATACCCGTAGTCTCTTGGTAATAGAGAACCTTATACCTCTGAGAATCCTTAAAGGGTCATCATCGAAAGTTACAATAGGAGGTAATGGAGTCCTAAGAAGTTTCTCCTTAATGTCTTCCAAACCACCAAAGTAATCAATTATTTCTCCAGTATCAGGGTCTTTAGCCAAAGCATTAACAGTAAAATCTCTTCGTGATAAATCATCATAGAGATTTCCTGGCTCAACTATTGGAGTTCTGGTATTAGGAATATATCCTACTTCCTTTCTAGCCATTACAAAATCAGCTACTCCTTGATACTTGTATCCTTCTGGGAACTTAGCACGTACAGTATAACATTCTGGAGTTACTAAGAAGATTTCAAACTTCTGTTCTTCTAAGTAGCTCTTTAATGCTTTAAACATTAGTTGAGCTGGACTAAGTTGAGCTTCACATGGGTGAATTTTACTATAGACTGCCTCTGTAGGCACAGCTACGTAATCAACGTCTTTATTGGTAAGACCTAATAGTTCATCACGTATCTTACCACCAACTTCATAAAATTTAAAATCTTCCATCTTAATAAAAATATGAATGTGATTCTTCTATTTTATCAATGACTGTATTAACCCTTCCTACCAGTCATAGATGCATCCTATTATCCTGTTCTTCTTAACGAATCCATACAATTGGTCAATGGCTTCCTCATATGTTATGCCTGGAAAGAGTGGACCGTATGAGTTTTGATCTTCCTCAAAGTTCTCAGGGCAGGTAAAGTCCATATAACGAATCTTAGAATATCGTTCAAAGTATTCATAACTATCTAAATAGGGAGGAAGACTTACATAGCCATCAGTAGGCAATAAGTCATATGTGTCCAGAACTTCTAGTGCTTGCTCCTTAGTAATAATTCCTGCATCAGCCTCCTCAAATAGCTTATCAGCTATCTCTCCTTTAAGCTGTCCTACTTCTGCTAGCTTACGGGTTAATAAACTTAGCTTACTAGATACTTCTTCCGTCATATATAAGTGGATATTTGTTAAACTCCTCATCAGTACCTTCAAATGGAGTGATATTATAGTTATAATATTCATCCCAATCTATGCTATTCAGTACTTTAAGGACATCTTCGTCTGTCATATACTCGTAATCATATCCTTCTGCTGTTACTATAAATTCCTCGTCAACTATGCTAATAGCTAATTCGTAAGCATAATCATCAGCAGCTTTAGACATATTATCATCATGCATAGAAGGTGCATAAGCGACCACAAATTCATTCTTGCAGTCGTTTATGCACTCAATTAAATACCTATTCATTATTGGTCTGCTTCTATATCAATTTCTCCTTTATCTAATGATTTAGATTCCTCTCCCAAGAATCTAAAGCATTTAAGCTTGTAAGCTTCAGATAAACCATTCTCAATGCGAATTACTATACCTTCATGTGGTACATCATTGTGGCATGTAGGTGAAAGTTCTTCCATGTGGAACCTTTTATCATTAGCTAACTTTTGGATAAAATTCTCATTCCAATGCTCAGTCTCATCAAGCTCTGGATATAACTTCTTAGCATACCCGTAATATAACTGTTCTACCGGAATAAGTCCTTTATCTTTACACCACTGTTGTACTTGTCTAGCAGAGAATTCAAATACCACACCATCTGGATTTGTATAAGTAATACGGTAAATTTGAATACCGAAATTCTTACCATATTCATATGGTGTAGTTTGAGTAGTAGGATCCCATACAGGCCTCTCATAACCATAGTCATAAGCTTTACCATTCATTGCTTGAATAGCCTGACCTGTAGGCAACCATCCTATGATTTCATAATAAAGAGTAAGTCCTTTAGTAAGATACGGAGACAATTTAGAATGAGCTTCACCCCAAATATCGCAACCATAATATCCTGCACTTGCTTCTTTATTGTAATACTGATTTTTAACTACCTTTCTAGAAGACCATAAGTAGTCATACTTAGTGTCTGGAACATCTGTGAACCAGCTAGCCACCTTGTCTTTCCATCTTAATGGTCTTTTACATAGTACATCAGCAGAAATGCCTGATGTTCCATGTACTTTGGAAGTAATACTAATAATATCATTAGGTTTAATAACCCAAGGACATTTCTTAATGAGAACAGTATCATAGTGAAATCTAAATTGATTCTCTACTAATTTACTAATGCCTTTAGGCTGCTTAGCTTGCCTAGAAGAATTTCCAGAAGTTTTAGGAGGATTCACTACATACTTCTTACAAAGTATATGTTTATCCAAACTATCAAATTCTGTTCCTTCTTTTAAGTTAGTAACTACTTCATGAGATTCTCCTATAAAATCCAGCCATTTATATAACGAATCTATAGGCATTATAAATCCCTCTGAAGGAACTCCCTGCAACTTAATAGGCTTTACCCTACCATTATCCTCAAAGAAACCTGGAGAAGCTTCCTTATTAGCATTGAATTCATTGTGTCTAAATAAGTTATTAGCTGCCAAATATTTATTAGCAATCTGACATCCTACAGGGAAATATATATATTGCCCTGGTTGAGTATCCTTAGATACGGATATCATATAACCATCTACATGAACACATTTCATCCTTTCGCATTTAGGATTAGGGTGTGGTGTGAAATCTTTTACTTGAATTATCTTAGCTGCATAATTAACATTAAACTTAGAAGATTGATTTATACGCATGTATTACGGATAATTTCCGTCTGTAAATAGATAATCTATACAAGTGTCCAATCAGTACACTCTACAGCATCAGGGAACCATTTAGTTACCTTATAATACTGATTAGAGCTAGGCTTTGGATAACATACTATACTACCCTTAAGCATAGTATACCTTCTACCAGAAGGATTAGTAACTATCTCGCCTATACGCATCATAGATAATGCTTCTCCAAAGTCAAATACTTGTTTCTCCATAATCTCAAAAATTTATTTGGTTTTACAATTAGCTTCTAAATAATCATAGAGTTCATCTATGTTCTTTAGAATCTCATTACCTTGCTCGTCTGTAGCAACTATATGTGGATCTTCTGATTTCTCATACACCCACCATTGAATCCAGTCCATACCTTCTTCATTATAGTACTCAGATAGAAGTAACATTGCTAAATCCTCAGCATTGGTTACTAGTGGACTTTCCATTATATCAATGCCCATATTGTAAAGCTTTCTCATTTGCTTTACAATATTAGTAAGAGAGTGAATTGCATGTAGGAATGTAGTCTTTACCATACTATTTTATCGAAGTTATCGCTCATAGTTTGAATTGTAGCCGAATCATAGTGTTTTAATAAAGCAAGATAATAATCAAATATAGATTGGTACAAATCATCCTTTTCAGCATCAGTAAGGGAATTCCCAGCAAGGGATACCATTAAATCAGCTATATTAGAGCTTAATAATACAGATGTTTTATTTATCATCTAATGTTACAAATAAAGTAGCCAGTATGTCCAGTATCTTTTTATCACTCATATCATTGATGGTTAGTAATGTTTCTCGAATTGAGAACACATCATTATCTGGGCGATAATGAGTTCTCATAACTCTAATAACATCATCTACATCTCTGATTAAAGTATCTTCATCATAAGCTATATCGTCCCTGTATTTAAAGAACTGGATTTTAGGCTTACCTTCCCTTCTATATGCTACTATATAATTCATTCTCGTGTAAGTTCAAATTCACGCATAAAGTTAGCAAATACTTGTGCTAACGATTCATCTTGTTTGTTGTTATAGTAATAATTGAATGCATGAAACACTTCATGCCAGAAAGAATTCTTAATCTGTTCTTCAGTCAGATTAATTACCTTTCCATCATCAGTCTTCATGCATTCTGCTACCTTTATTTCTAATGTTAAATTACAATGATAGCCAAAGGTATCGCCATCATCTATAAAATCACATAAAGTGACTTTATACCAATGATTGGCTATTCTAACCTTACTAGGGATGTCATATTTATTCATAATCCCTAATACATTTTAGAACTGGCTGTAGAGGACAACCTTCATCACTAAGATAGAAATACTTCACAGTAGCCATCTTACCAATGATTTCATCCATTCTGTCAAGGTATTCCCATTTTAACTCACGGGGACCCATAGGTTTGGCTTCAAACTCCTTGCCCTCTTTAGTTTTACATACAAATACCATGTCTTCGGGACGTAATCCTTCACTATAACCAACAATTTCAAATTCTGCGTCCTTATACATTTTGACTTTAATCATAGCATTAGTTCTTCCTCCAAAGTTATATACCTTAGAAGGATCACGAATAACTATTCCCTCAAAGCCTTCACCTACATACTTGTCATGTAGTTTCTGTATATTAGCCCAGCCAACAACTGTCTCTTGAGGAACTATTTGGAACTTCAATTCTCTATCATCCCATTCTCTTTCTGGATTGAAACCTAAATTCAATTCATCAGTAATGTCATGAAGAATATCTAGTCGTTCCTCAAATGTCTTGGTACTATCCATTACATCGTAAATATAATATTCAAGCCAATCCATTCCAGCTGTATCTTTCTCCAATCTTGCCGCACCACTGATCTGCTGTAGAGATTTACCATGTTTATATAGTTCACCGTCTAATACAATATCAGGATGTTCTTCAAAGAATTGAATAAGTTTTGGATTATGACGCATGAAGGAGGTTGAAGCATCGTAATCACCACCTCCTTTAGAGGCAGTTCTTACTTCCCCATCCTTCCAATAGAAGGAGCATCTAACTCCATCTATCTTTCTGCTACCGTACCAGTATTTGATTTTATCAAACACACTAGTAGCAACTTTGTCAGCTTGTTTAGCTAACATATGCTTCTTAAATCCATTTGAATCAGTAACACCATTACCTAAGTGTTCCTCAACAAATGCCTCAACTGCTACAGCATTATTAATTTTAATTGAAGATGGTAGCAGTTTATACCCTTTATCTGTGTATTTCTTTAAATGAGAATTATACTCTAATCGTGCCTGTTCAGATACGGTTCTTTTAACCTTACCTTTATAAATCCATATCTCTGGCTGTACAGTTACTTTACCACCATATTGATATGTCTTTCTTCTAATAACAAACCCATGTTGAGCATCATCCCATTCGTAACTAATCTCAACTACTCTAGTTTTACCCTTGTTGTCTTTAGTTACTAATATGTCCATATTAATTTACACTCTTATGCAATTAATCAAGATCGTCAATAGTTACAGATTCATTACAATCTTTAATGAGCGAGTTTATTAATTCAGCACGCTCTGTGGCTAACTTCTTGGCCATCTCCTCTGCTTCCTCTGCCTTCGCACGATATTCAAATTGCATAGCATAGGCTTTCTGGATTTCTATGCCTAATTCCGTAATTTGCTTACTTCTAGTTATTACTTCTTCTGAGCTTAACATACAAATTTAAACAATAATTAATTAGTTCCAGTGTGTCCAAATCCACCTTTACGATCTGTCTCATTTAATCTAGCAACTTCTTCCCATTCAGCCTTAGCAGCCCAGCCAAAGACTAACTGTGCAATGCGTTCCTTGTCTTCAATCCATACTGCTTCATGACCTTGATTGATAAGAATGATATGTACTTCATCTCTGAAATCTGCATCTACAGTGCCAGGCGTGTTAAGTACAGTAATTCCTTTTTTCAGAGCTAGTCCACTCCTAGGTCTTACTTGACATTCTGCTACTAATCCATCTGTAGGCTCTGGAAGAGCAATTCTTAGTCCAGTTGGAATAAGTGCTCTAGCTCCTGGATCCAATCTTAGCATAGTTACTTTATTACCGTCCATTTTAGGTGATGCAAATACGACCTCACAGTCACCAAAGGCTTTAATAGGATTATCAACTGTTACTCTACTAAAGTCTGCACGTACATCCATGCCTGCTGACATGGAAGTTTCATACTGAGGAAGTTTGTTGTTGGATAAATTAATTACTTGTACTTTCATTGAGTGTAAACGAATAAATTGAATTCTTAGTTTTAAATATCTTTTTATTCCAATCTATAGACATTATATTGGAAGTAGTGTACCACCTATCAGTATTATCAAGGACTAATGGTAGACCTTCTATAAAGGCAGGGGTTGTACCTGATTCTGTAAACCCTACCTTTTGTCTAGCATTATTAATTCCCTCAATCTTAGTGATAACCATATATCCTTTCTTAGCATGTTCTAAAGAGTACTCTTTGAACCATTTGATAATAACTTCAAATTTACATTCGTCAGCTTCGGTATAAAATGCCTTTACTAATAAATCATTATCATAGACTGCTAGGAATGGATTCTCTCTGGCACTGCAACTTCCTTTAATCTTGAATGCCTTCTTACGCTCCTTGTAATGGTTTATATCGAAGGTTTCTAAATTGAAGCAATACCCAGCCATTTCTGTTAATTGATCTCTCAACTTAGTGGAAGACTGGCTATCATAAACATATTTAAACGTTAGCATTCAACTATATAATATTTAGGAAATATAATTCCATCTATTTCTAGTTCTACTTCCTGAACAGTATCAAACACATCAAATATACTGTCATAGTAAGCATCAGCCATCTCTTTACATGTCACTACAGATGGTTGATTAGACTGACCCTCCATTGTTTGTTTAAGTGAGTCTCTATAGTTGTTAACTACTCTATTAGCATCGCCATCATCTAGAATAAGAATAACTTTACCGTTAATTCTGTATTCATAGATGCCATTCCATATACTTTCTTCTTCGGAACATGTGTTTAGAAATGGTTCTAACTCTGCTTCAGTGGCAGTATTAAGTCCTAAATGATAGGCAGTCATATATAACTGCCCTGGATTTTCAAATCCCTTTGATCTTGCTAATTGAATAAAATCTGTGTAGTGCATAGTAATTAACTTAATATATAAGCATTAGTTTTGGTTCTTGATAAAGATACATATTGAAGCTGTCTAAGCTCGTTAATGTCTCTATCCAACTTTAGATTACCCATGTCTACGAACACATTGTTATAGGAACTCCCTTGACTTCTGTGTGCAGTTATGGCATAACCATAGTCGAACGTCTGTGGCTTAATAACTCTATTATCAAATAACAGAGGAACTGGAGTAGCAAACGATTTTACCATATCGAAATATATACCCCATAAATACTTAGATTTAGTCCTATTACTCCACTTTTTAGCTTGTATTGCATCAAGCCTTACAGATTCTATCTTCTGAGCAAGTGTATGTAAGTAGTCAGGATTTATATTATCTGGGTCTATTATGAATACGTTCATTAATCTCTTATCAACGCTATCATATAGGCTCAGCTCGAACCCTGAAAGTCTCATAAAATGAGGAATGTTTCTAGAGGTTCTGCGTATGTTAACAATAATGTAGTCAGAAGAATTAAAGAATATGTCGCCATCGTATTCAAAATTCTCACATCCAGTTAGAAATTCTGATTTATGATATGGCTCATTATCCGTAAATAATAATCTTCTGACACAATCATTAAAACCTTTTACGCGCTTATTAGTATATGCTATAAGTTTAGTATGGTTTACATTATTATGTGTCATACCATACTTAATTTCTGGCAAGGCATCTAGCATAAACTCTTTAGCATTATTATAACAAAAGAGAGAACCCTTCTCTCCGATTCGTGTTTCAAATCTAGCTATAGGATTCTCTCTTAATGTTAATAATATGGGTGCTAGGGCAGTGTCTTCATCTTGTCTGAATATCTTAGTAAGACGTATCACATTCTCATGTTCAAATACCTTACTAAGACCTCCATTATTCACGGGAGCTATTTGGGCAATATCTCCTATAAACAGAATCTTACACTGATAAAATTCACAATAGTCTACAAGTAAATCATAAAGTTCATCACTAACCATAGAGGCTTCATCTATGATAATTAATCCCTTATTAGGAATGTTACCCATACCTTCAGAATAAAACTTTAAATCCTTGTAGTCTAAGTTAAATATATCTAGCTTGGGAGATAATGCTAATAGTTTATGTAATGTAGTAGCTGTATAGCCTGTAGCCATCTCTAGGACTGCTTTAGCCTTGTGAGTAGGAGCACACAACTTAAAGAATTCTGTTCCTTTGGTACTATCTAAATACTGTACGAACTCATTCATGACTGCTGTTTTACCTACTCCAGCATATCCAGTAAGAACTAATATCCTTTCCGGACTATCTAAGAATTTAATCATCTTATCAATAGCATACAACTGCTCATCTGACCAAGCTATCTTGTTCATAACTATTTATCCCAAAATTTGTAAGTTATGTTTGTTAACTTGTACTCTCCATCCTCAACTATAACCTTATAAAGCCTTTGGTTAGTGTTTGGATTATTAAGCGGTCCACATTCTTCAATGTAAGGTCCGAGCTTAACGTAATTAAAGTTCTTCAGTTCAATTTCCTCTGCCAAAGTAGCTCTACCACTATACCACCCAATCTTTATGTTAAGTGGTACTGTTTCTTGCCATTGCATTTCAGTTTCGGCTGGAATTGTTACCTTAGGAAACTTTACCTCTTTATGAATAGTAAAGGAATCTACTATCTTAGTAGTAGTTAATGTCCTTACTAAACCAGCATAGTGATTAATGAGTTTAGGGTCATTATCGCCACCCATAAAACAGATAGCAGTAATACCTTTATTCTCATTAATGAGTTTCTCTATCCTAGTAATTGTTAGAGGTTCTCCAATATCCTCTGCCAAGTAAGAGCTATGACAGCCCTTACAATGACATGGACAATTGGATATATTAATGGCAAGAGTGGTTTCATCAGGAATTTCCCTGAATACTATATCATATCCTACATATTTAAGCATGTGCGTAGAATCTTCTGCTAGCTTCTTCTTGTCTTGCTTGACTGAAGTTGCTAACACGTTTTAAATAACCGATAACTCTAGTAGCATAATCAATGTTCTTACTACCACACTTAGGACATTCCTTGAGATATCTTTTATCAATATGTCCACAATCATTACAAATAGTATTTGGAATATTAAATGTGAAATAGTTAGTACCATTGACAGCCGCAACCTTTAATAAATTACGATACTGTTCTTTACTAAGATGTTCATCTAAATTCATATGAAGAGCAGAACCCGTGTTTATCTAATGTTTCCATTAGCACTGACTATATCTTAACGGAAGCACTTCCGCAATATCCATTTCAAACAGCGTACCAATAGCTGCCTTACTCCTCCGATCCGAGGATAGTCGATACAGGATTATAATTATCAATGTTTATCTCCTGACCATTAAGTAGCCAGGCAGATTTAACTTTACTATAGATTGGAAGATGTTTATATGAATTAGCAATTAAACCTCTAAAACTATCTTTAGATTTACTTCTGCTACCATACTTCTCATATGTTTCTGTCAGAGTATGATTAGTATAATACTTACGTATCTCTAAGACTTCTTCGTCAGAGTATATTGCATTACCATTCAAACTTCCTGGATTACTCTTTTGAGAACTGTGATGTGCTTTGTTAGATTCGGTATAAACTTCTGGCATAATAGACTGCCAAGTAATTCCTTCCCAAATCTTCTGAAATGCTGAGTAGGAAATTCTATCCTTAAACATCTCCCAACATTCTTTACATCTCAAGTCTCCATAAGAATAGATCTCTCGAATTTGAATTACATCTTCCACTTTAAGTTTAGCTCTAGGGTTTCCGTCTAACTGGTTAGATTCACCTCCTCCAGTAATATTATATCCTTTATCAGGATTTCTGGAATCAAAGGCCTTTATATAATATCTCTCTAATTCCCCAAGCTTCTTAAAGTCGTCAGTATTATCTATCTCTTCTATAGTAAAGTTCTCAAGACCATATTTACGCATAGACCTATATAAATGTCTATCACACACTCTACTGTCTCTTATGTGACCTCTCCATCTTGCTTCTAGTGTAACTGTAGTTAAACCTATATACACCTTGCCGTTAATACTGTTAGTAATTTTATAGATAATCATTATATTAATAATTTCTACAAATTTACTAATTTAAATGGAGATGTGCAACTCATACATCATAATTAATTTCCCACGGGATTACCATACATCTAGTCTCACGACTCAAGCTTCAGGCTTCCCCGTTAGCATAGTTAATTACTATACCCGTCTGGTTAGACGCAAAGATATAACAGGCGATTGTTCACCATCAAGATACTTGATATAATCTTTACCATGTAGTTTAAATTTATCAAGTATAGTCAAGGAAGTGTCTTCTACAGCATAGAAGTAACTATTGTAGCAATCTCTCGGTACAAAGTAACCTGCCTTCCTGTCCCACATAGCATGTTTAACTCCCAGGTTCTCCGCTGGAACAAACTCACAGTTAAACATCAACTCCTTAGTCTTAGCTTTGCGATTCTCATCGCTAATAGTCTTAAGGATAGATTGCATAAATTCTCTGTAAGTAGGATTGTCATTAACTGGAATTCCTAAGAACTCAGCAGCTTCGATAACTCCATTAACACCTACAGTTAAATACTGTTTCTTCATATGAATGAATCCAGCAGAGTAGACAGTTAGTAAACCATCATTTAAATAGTCTTTGAGTAATTCATTATATGCAGTTTGATATTTATGAACTTTCTGAACGTTTTCACGTAAATACTCAATCATATCATATCCATTATTGACTGCATCTTGAACTAACCTATTAATATTTAAAGTCATTACAGACTTACTACCAGTAGCAATACCACCAGCTCCAAGAGAATAACTAAATTGATTATCAGTTACTTCATTGCGAAGTCTACAACAACTTGATAGACTGTCTGCCGAATCAGACATATAAGTAAAGAATGAGTGTCCCTTACTATACATTTCTGCTGTAAAGTCTGCCCATTCTTTATCTACCACATCCTCACCATCGGTAAGAAGTGCTACAGTTTCCACAGGGAATGTTAAGATACACTTAGTGCGTTCATTATTAAACCAAATCATGAACTTCTTCTGTAACCAGTTCAGAGAATCCCATATGGGCTTAGTTCCATCAGGGAATACAAACTCCCCAAACAAGCCTTCAAAGTAATTCTTGTCAAAATAACTGATATTCCAGAATACTGATTGGAAGTTACGAGCAGCTGCTGGCTGATTGATTGAATATACAATCTGTTGGAACTTCTGCTCTAACGTCTTATCAATATTTCTATGTTTATCAACCATCTCTTCTGGACGTTTCCAATAATCATCACCCCACTCTTTACGAGCGAAGTAATCGAAATACATTAGGAACTCACCAGTAGCTACTGCTCCAGCGAATTGCGAGCTGATAGCAAATACCAGATTAACAAACATACCGCAGAAGGAGTCCAGATTCTTAGGCTTGGCAGACAAACCTCCAATTGGTTGTAACCCTTCAAGTAGAAACGGATACATAGTGATAGCCACGCAGTAGGGCATAATTGATGTTTCGTCATGCTTATAAAGTTCATGAGATTCCAGTTGTCTGATATACTCCTTAGCTAAATCTTCACCATATAACTGCCTAATTTTATCTGTAAGAATAGCTCTGTTAACTTTAATTACATCACCCTTAAACAACTCTCCATTTAAAGTTACTATATTCTTCTCAGTAACATTGGCATTAGCATCATATTTACTGCCTGTAGCAGCATTAGATGCTTTGGCATAATCCTTAATAAACTGCTTCTTCCCAGCTAATGCTCTGAGTTCAGCTTGTTTATGTCGATACAAAATGAATGCTTTAGCAACATCATAGTAATCACAAGCCATCAAAGCCTTTTCAATTTGATCTTGAAGCTCTTCTACTGATACTATGTTGTTAATATACAATTCATCTTTAATATCATCCAAAATGTCGGAATCAATTGGTTCGTTAACAGCATTGAACGCCTTAGTAATAGCCGCGTCAATCTTATTAATGTCGAAAGGTTCTACTCTCTTGTTTCTTTTAATTACTAACATTCAATTTAGAAGTTTAATATGTTTCTTAGTAATAGAGTCTTCTCTGCTCTATTCATCAAATCTTTGCCCTTGTCATTACTAATTAACTGAGTAAATGCATTATACACAGTAAACATATCCACTTCATTACCCTCTCCTATATAATAGCTAGAATCAGGGTCCTCAAACATAGAACCATAAGCCTTAACAACAAGGTCTGTTCCTATCTTTACGTCTCCATACCCACCGTTATAGGTCATAGATATAGCGTTTCTAACCCATCTACCTAGATTAGAGTCTATATTACTTGGAGTTCCTTCCCATGTAGTATTATGTAAGGTGTCCAACATCAATTTAATATCACTGGTTTGTGATAAAAGGTGTTCGACAGCTTTATAATTGATGGGCTTCTCAGACTCTAAGTTCTGAACTTGTAAGAACTCTGGGTCAAAGACACACAAATTTGTGCATGCTCTATTAAGAGCACCTCTATAAATCTTAGCTACTGGTTTGCGTACATCTAATCCATATACCATACCAATAACTTCATCGTGATTATCTATTCTGCAATTCTCTGGCATTACAGCTTGAATAAGTACACGATTATAAGTGATATCATCTGCATTAACCTCTCCATCTGCTGTTCTAGTAACTTGCTTAGGAAGTTCTGCTTCTACTATAAAGTTACTAGTAAACTTATACATTCTTTCTAGGAAGGGTTCTACATAAGCAGCCGTAGGGAAGTAGTTACGCTTCCCTATTCTGGTTGCTTTACCATTTAACAGTTGATCAATCGTCAGTTGCATTATACACAGTACAATATCGGCTTTGGTAATTCTAGTAATCTAGCAGCATAATATACAGCTCTTAATGGATTTGCACCATTGCCATCAATAGGTATAGTGTTAGAATTAAAATAATTAACACCATACTTTTTGGCAATATTATATAATCTCACTAACAACTCAGTAGATTGACTTTTTGTTGGATCAATTTTATTTGACAGAAGCTGATCTATCAAATACTTCAGAGCTTCTCTGCAAGTAGCTCTGGTATCACCACCGCTAAATGTATGACTGTCTATCACAATTGTTCGCACAGTGACTCCGCAGAATGCACCCTCAGCATACTTTACTTCACCGTTCTCCATTTCAATAGGAGTTCCCATTAGTCCCTGTACAGGATGAACAGGTTTCTCTACATCTCTATCATTAATGGTTATCTTACTGGAATCTAGTTGCTTTGAGGCTTTAGAAACCATACTATCTTTAACAATAGTAGGAAGATCATCTATGTTAGTTTGACCAGTTACTCTAAATCCAACAGCTGGCAAATTACTCATAAGATTATCCTCTGCTCGTTGAAAGTCTAGCTTACTTTGTTCTAACACCTTAAAAGCATTCACATAGTCATCACAATTAGCTCTAAGAGCTATTACATCATCAATAGTTAAAGTCATTGTTTACATTATTGTAAGATAATTCGTCCATCTAACGTGTTCTTACCATCTACAATGCTATAATCACAGGATGCAAGAGTATTACCGAAGTTCTTGTGTATCCACTCAGAACTTCCAAATAATGAGCCTACAGACTTATAAGTAAATCTTCTACCATAGGTAGTAGCGGATTGATGTAAATCTCCCTTTACAAAGACTACATTACCGGAGATTCCTCTATTATCCAGATACTCATTAATAAAGTTCTCAGTCTTTACATCTAGGGTTAGCGGCAAATTCTTGAACATATCCTTGTTATCTTTACCGTGACACATTACATAAGTAACGTCACCAAGTTTGAACTCTCCGATAAATTTATCAAATACTTGACACTTAATATCGAACTGTTCAAGTATAGCAGCCAATGCTATATTAGCAGCATATCCAAAATCACCATCGTGGTTAGATTCCCCAACACAGTAATAATATAAATTGGAATGCTTAATCTCTTCCTGTATAGACTTAACAAAACTAGTCATTAGTTTTATATAAGTATGCAGTTGTTCTTTATTGCTCATATTCTGAGCTAGGTCATGTCCACCTCTAGTAGTCTGACCATTATATCCATCTAGAGAGTCCCCAAGATTACAGATAACAATATTCTCAAATCCTCCACCTATATGATAGGCTTCTGTATATACTCTTTTAAGAATCATATCAAATCTTCTCTTCATCTCTTCCTCATTATAAGGATTTTGATAAATAGATTGTGGAGATACAGCTGCTCCAGTATGAATATCAGATAACCAAATGATTAAGTCTTTACCATTGGTTATCGTAGGTGATTTGCCCCAATCATACAAATTATTAATGTCTAAACCTTCTAGAATATGTTTACCATCTTCAATCTTAGACTTTAATTCTGCATTCTCTAATGCATACTTCTTTAATAAGGATTCGTTCTGTTTTATCCTTTGAGCTTCTATGCCTCTAAGAAAGTCATTCTCCTTCTCTCTTAGTTGCATAACTTGAAGCTGTTCAGGAGTATTCTCCTCTATAATATGAGGAGCAAACGGAGCTGAAGCCTTAGTAATATTAAATACTCTCAGAATCTTCTTGAAATCTTCCAATGAATATTCTGGGAAGCTACGGCTAACTTCTCTTTGCGTGATAGAAGAGCCATAATATGAATACAATCTATAAATCATATTCATTTCATCACGTGTAAGTCTTCCGGCTAAAGGAGCTTTATCACGCAAAGGCACAGTAAATTCATAGGCAATAATCCTACCTTCTGTGTCTCTTATATACTGAATGGTTCCAGTACTAGTCTTTTCAGAGGTATTCTTGGCTTTGGATTTAGTAGTTCCAACATAACCTCGTTCTTTAATCTGTTTAAACAAATCCATGACAGTAGAATACTGTTCATTAGATACCTTGTTAGCCTCATAGTCAAATTCTAGTTGCTTACGCTTATTGCAGAAATAATTCTGAGGAAGACCTGTCTTCTCAGCATAAGCATTCATACTGACGTTATCTTTAATTACGTTATGTAAGTGACTGATCAATTTGACTAGAGTTTCGTTTCTCATATTACTGATGTAAATTAGATAGCCTTTCGGCCTTAATATAAAATTTCTAATCTCTTTGCTACTAAGTATCTATAAAGAATAAGGGGACTACCTTATTAAACATAAGATAATCCCCTTGATATTTAAGGTCAATAGAAGTTATAACTTATCCTTCAACCCCAAAGCAGATATATGTGCCCATCTTAGCTGACTTAGACGGAGTGTACTTAACTTCAAAAGCACCATCCTCACCTTCAACTACTGCCTTAATATACTTGCAATATACGTCACCAGTGTAGTCTTTCTTAGTGTACAGTTCCTTAGCTACTTCTTTAGCCTTAGTCTTAGTCTCGAAATTGATAAACAGTACTTCACCAGTTGCAGGATTAATACCTTGATAACCAGTCTTATACTTTCTCTTGCCTTTCTCATTCTTGATGTCAATCATAGTGTACGGACGCTCACGAGTGTCAGCAGAACCTGCCTCAAACGTAATGGAACATCCAACACCAGCAGCCATCTTAGTATGTTTAGTAAGATACTCAGCACAGAATTCCTTCAATGCTTTGTCAGTGATGGGCTTACCAGCAGCTTTCCATGCCTGAGTAGCATCACGAATTACTTGGAATGGGGCTTGTGCAACTGCTTCTTGTTTAGTGTAACCTTTAACTTCTACTTTCTTAAAATTTACTTGATTAGTCATAATTAATTGAGTTTTAAACATTATTCCATTGAGTGTAATCTCTTTGTTATTGTATTACAAAGGTACTGCTTTAATATTGGATTACCAAGCAATACTGATGTAAAATAATCTTAATGTTGTATTCTCAATCTGACCTCTTCTTTCAGGGAGGATGCTGCAAAGGTACTACTTTATCTCCAATTGGACAAGTAATGACTAATAAATAATGCGCTAAATTATTTTAACTATTATCATTAGGTGGAAAGCAAAATGTATTATTGCACATTCCACGCCATGTAGCTTCACTCTCTTCATAGAATTTATCTATTATGCCATTCTCATCATTAGTGATTATCCCAGTAGCCCATAACAGTTGATTAAATCTCATGTCTGGATACTTGTCTATTAAATCGGATAACTTATTAAGAATAGCTTTGTTGTTTACATATCTAGTGTTATTCATACACTTTAAAATGGTAAATCTGGAGTTGAATCTTCCCAGGGTAATTCTTTATCAAGAATCTCATTGATTTTATCAACCATTTCCTTAGAAGACTTCATATCGAATGTAAGGAACTCTGTAGTATTTCTCATGAAGTCATCGCAGATAACTGCAAGACCTTTAAGAATCCTTTCAGAGTTATGAGACTCTTTACCCTTACGAACTTTCTGAATTACTTGCCAAGTAGTAGCATTAGGAGTCTTATTTCTGGCTTGCTTAGTAAGGAAGCATATTAGTGAGATCAAGGCAAACTTAGTTCCTATATCACAAGCTAAACACCCCAAACTGAAGTAATCCTTATAATACTCCCTTAAGTCATTCAGAGTTGGTTCATAGTATTCCATCAGCATCGTATCCATACAGTTCGTAGTATGCTACCATACGTAACAACTTAGTAAACTCTAAGAATCCTTCTTTCATATGACCATTAGTGACTGGGTATACTCCAGACCTGAAATCAGGAACTGTAGATACTACTAGCATATTAGCCTTTAAAGAAGGTTTGACCTTATATGTGCTCTCAATATACAGTTTAAGCATCCACATATACATAGCCATTTGTCTAGCATAATGATACTTATCAAAACTCTCGCCAAACTTAGTAAGATAATGCCCACTTGTCTTTAAGTCATTGAGTGTTAACTCATCGCTATCAGGACAGTATGTGAAATTATCAAGCTTAGCTTTAAGTTTTAATACCTTATTCTTGCCACCATGTTCTACCAACACAGACATTAATAAGGCTGCTTCATTAGCTATAACAGGTTCTGCAAATAAACCTTCTGGTTTTAATAATGACTGTATTTGCTTATTGCATTCAACTGATGTGAGACATTCTCGTAGCTTGTCTCTAGACTTGGGATCTAAATAAATAGGAACCTTATCGGCAACATATTTACTTCCCCATTCATAGGCTGTACGCTGAGCATAGTAGTCTTCGCATTTAATACGTAGAGCTTCCATCTTATCAGCATCCATTTTACCCTTATAATAGCTAACTTTATCTGATGCTGCTATAATTTCATCAGCAGTAACAACATGATTAGCTACAAATGTAGGATATAATTCATCCGCCATGAATCCAGCTTTAGCTGTAGGTCTATTAACTGTTTCTACAAGAATAAATGATTCTGGTTGCAGTATTAATTCATGTACTGCTGAACCAAAATACAGTGAGTCAGAATACCTAGAGTCTGCTTCTAAACCAGCTTTATACAAAGCAGGACTTCCACCTTGCTCTGGATTTATTAGCTTCAATCTAGAGTTACTGATGTAATCAGAATAAGCATCCCCGAAGTATTCTTCATCACTTATGTCTAAATATTCTATGGTTTCAATTAGTGGTGTTATTTTAATTTCCTCAAGCATATTGCTTCATAAATAGATAAGCATCGATTATCTCAGTTCTATTTAGTGAGAATACCTTGAACATAGGGAAATCAACAGTTCTGTCTGTATGATACAGTAGCGCTGGCACCCCAGAACGTTGACATTTGATTACATTACTTAAAGAATCATCAATAAAGACATCCACTTTACCTTTAATCATATCAGCTTTATTACCATGCTGGTATACCATTTGATAAATTGGTCTGTCAGGAAATCCATTCCTCCTGAGCCATTCTCTAGTCCATGCCTTATTATTGACTCTCTTAGTACAATACAGCTCTGGAATAAAGTCAGGTCTATTAATAACTGGGAGATTTAACCAGAAATCTCTCTCCTTACTAAGGATTTGTTGTACATTCCTAGTAATTATATGGTCTTTAAGCATGTGAGGATTGTTAGCTGTATCGAAACGCTCACAATAAGCACCCCAAAAACCAGCCAAACAATCATCTATATCTAATCCTATTCTGAACATTCAATAGCATCTTGTTATGATTTTAGAATTCTTCTATATCATAGATGTCACCAATAATTATCTCTCTGTCTCTTGACATGATTACCCCTAGTTCTTCATAATCTCCAGGTAGATCAATATCATAATCTTCAACGAACAAGTTTATGAACTTGTCTTCAGCTTCTGTGAAGCTTCTGGCTCTCACTTTCTCTAACCACAAGTCTCCATTATTAAGACCATAACATGGTAGAATGTAAGTACTCATTTATTTAGTTTAAAATTTTAAGGCAATATAGAACTTCATAAGACAAATCAAAGCCGTAGGTAAGTCTTACTTCAGTTAAAGTGTCTTCATAAATTTCAACCATCTCTTACTAAGACTTCTTAATAAGTTCGTAAAAGAAATCTTTACTCATCATAACGTATTCTCCATCAGAGCCCATATTCACACCTTTATCAACTTGTTTATTCCAGACTATTACTAATGGCCTGTCTTTACGTCCACAAGTTTTGATGATTTCAGCAATAGATGGAGTATTCTTAGTACATTTGCATTGAACATAACAAGGTAATTTGTCCTCGGTTTCTGCGATATCAATCTTAGCATCATCCAAATTCTTAGATTCACTACGAGACGATTTTAATCCTTTATAACCGAGTTCAATTAATTCCTTAATAATTTTAAGTTCATAATTATTACCCTTACGTTTAGCATAAGCACCGTTACGTTTCTTCTTTGGTTTTACTTCTTCAGTACCTTCCATGCTTCGTTAATTAAGTTAAGTGTTGCATCTCTACCATATTTAGCATGAAAGTCGGATATATCCTTAGCTCCATAAGATCTAGGAATCCATAGGCATTCTACTCCAAATTGCTTCCTTATCCGATTCATATTATGAATTCCAGCTAAGTCATTGTCATAGAACACTACTATCTTCTTAAATCTCTTGCTGAGTTTCTCAAACTGAGATTCAGTTATGAATAGATTCTCAGAATTAGGAGCTATTGCAGTAATTCCTAAAGAATATAGGCACATTACGTCCTTCATACTTTTAGTAATTACTAACAAATCACCTTCTGCTGGGAGTTGATGAGCTCCTTGCAACATGACAGCCTTCCAATTAGAGAGAAATCTTGTAGTTCCCTTGTCCCTAAGTGGAAAGTATATACGCCATAACTCAATGCCTTTATCGTTCTTACCTCGATAATAGCCGAATATGGGGTTCTGAGAACCAGTAGTAGCATAATAATTCCCATTTAGGAATACAGTTTTACATGAATACACTCTAAATTTCTTTAGAACATCCTTAGTAATTCCATATCTATGCCACCATTCCAGCTCTTTATCAGTGAATTCCTGTATTTCAGCCCGTATAACAGCAGGTCCCTTGTCTTTAAACTCAGTACTGCTAATTACTGGCTTACTACCTTTAGGCAACGTCTTGTGTTTGATATAACCAAAGTCATTAGCAATGATTTGTAAAGCCTTATAATAAGAGCAGCTATACTTATACATTACTACACTGATAAAATTGCCATAAAATTGTCCACTGAAATCATTGAAGATGATATCCCCAGACGCATTCCTATAAAAGGAACACGTAGGAGAATTATCATTTCTCAACGGAGATTTAAACAGTCCCTTCTTTACTGGGATACCAAGATAATACTCAAGATATGTCTCCTGAGATTGCCTTTCAAGTAAATACTTCTTAGTAATTTTAGGTTCATACTCTAATACCATATTGATTCGATACTTAATGTTAGAACCTTAAAGTTACTAATTATTTCTTATACATCAAAGTCAAGGTCTGAATTAGCTGATGCAGCATCTCCTGCTACCCCAAAATCATCAGAACTTGTTCCCGGCATATCTGTAGGACCGTTACTCTTCTGTTTATTCATCTGATTAGTTTCATAATCAGAGAAGAAGACCTTATCACCCAGCCAGTTATTAGAGATATAAGCATCACCTGCTTTACTAATATTAACGAAGTATGGCAAACAAGGTTCACCCTTCTTATTAGCAATCAGTTTCAGTTTAGTCTGCTTATTAACAGCATCCTTAGTAATCTCAATAAAAGTCTTAGCTAACTTCTCAAATTCATCGGGAAGTGCAAAGGTCATAGATTTAAACTTCTCATATTTCTTAGGAGATAGTTGCTCTCCAACATGAGCTAACATAAACTTAAACTTCTCCAAATTAGACGGATTCTCACGTTCTACCCCACCATTAGAGGTTACTGGTCTCACATCATCACCTTCCTTAGGACAGAATATAGTTTCTTCATATACTCCATTCTCATTCTCAAACGAAATCTTCATGGTCTTCCAAGTAGTACTTGGGTCTTTCTTACCAGCGAATTCGCTATAAGTTACACCCTTAAAGAGTACAGTATGGATTTCCCAAGGTTTCAGTCTAGGTTTGATTGATGATGTACCGTTAGTGTTGGATAAGTTGAAATTCATTGACATAGTTCTAATAGAATATTAAAGTTCGAAAGTTAATGGGTCAATCTCTTTAGCTGACTCATCTTCAATCTCTGTGTCTAGTGGCAAATCTACATTGTCAAAATCTTCCTTAACTTCTATGTTATCTACTTCAGGTTCTATAGGTCTGTCAGCATTACCAACTAATACAAACAAATCATCATAGCCCTTCATTTTAGTTACTGTAAATGTATCTCCATACTGTCTTAATAACTCATTGGATTTACCTCTACAGCTTACAGATAGACCTTTAGTAAGCTTATTACCACCTTTGGTACCAAAAGCTTCATCGGTACCAATAATCGGGAATGTTACTCCTTCAATCTTCTGGTAATTAATACTAATTCTATCTCCCCAGGCAGCACCTATCATAGCAGCAGCTGCCTTATTAAGTATATACTTATTGGAATCTAATGTTACTTGAGGTTCCGCTGTATCTTCAACCTCTACTGTAACCTTCTTGGTAGGTTCCTCCTTGACTATCTCCTGCTTCAGAGATTTATATTCTCCAGTAGCAGGATCAAAGTCTAGGGTTAATAGCATTTTAACTATCATTCTCCTAATTCAAACTTATTAATTGTATCAATAACCATCTTCATATTAGGTTCGATATATAAGTCAGAGAAACATCCAGCAGTACTTCTACAAGTATCAGGACCTAAGGATTTAGTTCTGAATTTATACGTAACTTCCTCATCATTAACTATCTTCTCTGCATAGAGCAAGTAATTAAACAGTCCATCAATATTAACACTTCTGTCCAACATCTTACCGGTGGTGAAGAGTTTATATTTAGGATCATAATCGTTACCATCATTCACAATATGTGATATGAAGATTACGATTAAATCGTCTCGGAGAGTCATTGCCTTAAGAATTAAGTCATAATAATGCTTTGCAAAGTCAATATGCTTATCATATCCTTTCTCAGCACTTCTAGACATTACTTCTTGAGAGAGAAGATAATTACTATCATCAATAGCTAAGACTTTAATCTCCGGCAGTTTAACATTAACTACGTTCATAATATTCATTACCTTAGCAAATTCATTACTAAAATACCAGTTACCAACGTAATTCTTGTCCTTATCCTGAGTTAACTTCTTATAATTCTTTCTAAATCCTGGAATAGATAATTGTTTTGGAGTACAACTAATAATAAATGTTTCTTTAGGATTCAAATATTGCAGCGAACTAGACTTACCACTACCTGAAAATCCTCCAAGTCCTATAATTTGGCTCATTAAGTTATAATGTTATGGTTACTCGTAAATCATCTCGTTTAGCTTTGACTTCATCTTCTGGAAAGTCGATGATAGTCCAATCTGGATGTTTATACCTCTCATAGTCATTGATTTCAGATGGAATAGGTAACTCTTTAAAGATACCACATCTACCATAAAATCCTGTACCAATAGCTATGTCAGACGAACCAAATCTATTCTTAAGAACCAGTAATGACCTGAATCCATCCTTTAGTTCCTTTATGTCATATCCTCTATAAGAAGACAATTTGTTCCTAAATGGATTATACAATACTAATACAACATTAGCATCCTCACTAGGAGAACCACTTTCCTTCAAATCGGACAAATCTGGCTCCTGTAATCCTTGCTTTAGTCTTTCAGAATTATTAGAATTTCTATTAAACTGCATAATATTAATTGGGGATACTTTACATTTATTTCTAAATGATACCCCATATGCAGAAATAGTATCAATCTCTTCTTTCTTACTACGACCTGGCAACGGTCTTACTAAGCCCAAATGGTCAGTAATTATAGCTATGATCTGATTAGGATTATTAAGTATATAAGTGTCTTCATCAACAAAGGTTCCAAACTTCTTCAAGTCTGCTATAACCATTTCTTTATACTTCTCTGAATTTAAAGTTCCATCATGTATTATGAGTCTGTCTTCTATTGATTCCAGCCATGGAATACATTCTTGAACTAAATCATAATCCTCGTCAGATAGTGTTACTCCCTTACCTCTAGAAAGCAATTCTTTAAAAGATATCTGTTTACCATAAGTCTCATAAATGTGAATAGAAAGCAGTTTAGCTAATAGCTGTTCTGCACTCATTTCCAGTGAGAATATAATAAACTGTAAATCTCTATCTTGACTTGTATCAAGAAGTGCTTTATAAATAAAAGAGTGAAGTACTAAACTGGTTTTACCATTACCAGTTCCTGCTGCTACTAAGTAATATGTTTCTTGAGTTAATCCGTCAATAATCTGTTCTAATTTGGGCAGACCTAGTGATAATCCTTGATTATCACCTCTTCTACCTCTTTCGATTAGATTCAATAAGCTATTAGTATGTGTCATAATTCTGTTATAGTATCAAATACCATTTCATCAAAGTGACCTTCCTTAAATGCTTTAATAGATTCCCAAGATTTAGATATAATGAAATCAGCTATATTCTTATTAAGCAGATTACATTTATTCTTCTTAGCCCAGTCGATTAACTCTAGTACTTCTTTATGCTTATCTTTACTCCATCCGATATTCTTACCATATCGGAAGAACATTTCATCTTCAGTAAAGAATCGTTTGGCGAAATTCCGCATATCATATTCTTTGCCGTTAATAATACCTATTGGAGGATAAGCATCCCATAATTCTTGACCCAGTTCTCCTGAGTACTTTCTGTAATTTCTCATGAAATTCTCATTAAAGATCACAGTTTCGGGGTCAAACTTCTGACCCGCTTCAGGGACTTTATACTTCTTAGTAATAATTCCCTTAGTTTGAAGACTTAGTAAGATAGTCCTCAATCCAGTTTTAGTAATAGGCAATCCAAGATATTTAGTAAGGAATTCTCCATGACCTTCCTCTGGTTGCGCTATAAATAATAACTCAATCATTAACAACTCCTCAGCAGTAAGTCTATACTGCTCCATCATTAACAATTGGTTGTCCAAAGACGTCTTTAATTTATCCAAGCTAATGATTAATAAGTTAGTAACTTACCAATCTATTATGCTGCAATAGTGTTATTCTGATTTCTCAGTGTCCTCAATTACATAAGCATCCTCAGCTACTTCAAATGGAGATAAGAAATCCTCAATGAGTTCTTCCTGTCTTTTAGCCATAGCCTTAGAATCATATACTTTACCATTAAAGGTAAATTCTCCCTTCCCATTTATGCCATTAGTAACAACAGCATCAAATACAGAAGTGAGAGTAAATAGTTCAACTATACGTTCAACTGTCATTTCAAATTCTCGATATGAGTTACAAAGATAATCCAATCTATTTATACTACCAACTGAATCTACCTAAATTTGAGGTTTCTCATAAGGCTTGGCACATCTAACACCTTATTCCCTATAGAAGCAGAGACAATGCAAATGCTAGCCTTAGAATGTCTCTCTAATAGGTGCAACAGACCAAATATGTCTACATTCGCAGTAGTAACTGGCAAAGGTAATACAACTTCTTGGTCCATTACGTCATAATAGTTCACGGTATACATCAGAATCTAAATATCATTTTAGTTTCCTTGTTCTTCTTAGGAGTAAATTCTCTTCCTTCTAAGACATCTAGCAGATTAGAGCTGTCTATGGTTATGAAATCTTTACCACTAGTACTTTTACGAAACCATTCTTCTTCAACAGTTCCTTTAATTACAAAGGTAAATACTTCTGCCACTTTATTCTCTGCCTTCCTAATAACTCTGCCAATTCTTTGTGTCTTGGTAGTAGGACTAGAATCAAATCCAAGAATAACAGCTACAGACAATCCCGGAATGTCAGCACCTTCGTCCAACATTTTAGAGGTATTAAGCACTCCTACTTTAGCTTCCTTGAATTCCTCCAAGGTCATACGCCCTTTCTTCTTAGTTTCCTTACTAGATAACACTTTACCGTATCCAATCTTCTCCGCGACTTTAATTGTCTTACTAAACGTAATACATTTCTTGTCTTGACGGTGCTTCAATATTAAATCAGTAAGTTCTATCTTTTTAGGATGGTTATATATAAACTGTTTCCTTCCTTGCAGGGCTCTGTTAAACCCCATTGCATGTATTAGAATCTGTTTATTAATAGCCTTAAATTCGTCAGGTTTATTAGCATAATCAGGACACATTCTCTTAGCTAATTCAACGCGTTTCTGCCATTTAGAAGCGCATGCCATAGCTAAGGTAAAATCATGGTTAAAGAAAGAGAAATGATCATAAAACTCTCTATTTAGTTCTAGGTACTTGCTTAGATCATCTACTTCTATTAAGACTTTGTACTCCCTATAAGGAGACAACCAGCCTCTGGCAGTAGCTTCACCAACATCTACTCTATCAACTACAGGACAATACTTCTTGATGTAACTGTCTTTACCATCAAGCCTTTCCATAGTTGCTGTTAAACCTAGAATTATTTTATACTTAACTACTTCAAACACCTTTCCAAATAAATCGGAAGCGTATTTATGACACTCATCAAGTATTAATAGATCACAATTCCATTCCTTTCTTACTACAGTATTAATGATAAGCACCTGATAAACTTTAGGTACTTTTTGCTCAGCTAAATCTGCTAACCATTGTCTTTGCAAAGCATCTGTAGGTACTACTATTATAACACTCTTTCCAGGATTCTTAGCCAAGAATCTCTTCATACACATAATGGCAGTTCTAGTCTTACCGAAACCGGTACAATAGACTAGACTTCCACATAATCTGTTATTAACCCATCGTTGAACACCTAAAGCTTGACGTTCACTTCTGGTAATATTTCCAAATAAGTCTGCCATTTGTTATGTAAAGAGCTATTACACCTTAAATTAAATCATCTATCCCTTAAGTCTTGTGATATGACTATAATGAAATTAAATTAAGTAATGCATAGCTATTACATAATAATCTGGATTAATAACTGTCAACCAATTACAATTCAGATATAATTTACAGAGTAAATCCTTTAGCATCACATACCATTTTAATTTGTTCCTTACGAGTTTCCCATTGAGAGATGTGGAACTTAACTTCTTCAGCCAAAGAATAGAGTATTCTATTTCTGAGAACCTTAAGTTGGTCTGTAGTTAACTCTGTATATTTCTTACTCTTCAGATTAACCATAGCTCTTAATTGAGTATAATTCAATCCTTTGGGAGTAATATAGATAGGAGCGGTAGGTTTAAGACCTAATCTCTCTCTAGCCACTACAAGCTTGTCTCTCAGTTGACCATCAGAGTCTTTCTCTACTAAGTCCTTACTCTCTTGAGCAGTAAACCAGAGACCTTGCTTGAGAATGAATGTGAGTGTAATATGTTGCTTGTTGAACTTTCCCAGTCTGTCCAAACAACCTTCACGAACAAGTTCAGTAGGAATATCTTTGAATTCCTCCGGACAATTATTCATGGTTCCGTCAATCGGATAATCCTTAGGGTCTATAGCATCCTTATTAATGTCTAGGAAAGATACTAGGGCCTCTAAGAATTTAAATCTAGGCAGATGTTGCTCTTGCTCTAGCCATCTTAAGAATAGCTCGGCATTACAACGCTGCTTCTGGTCATTAATAATGTCCAATAAAACATAACGACCAGGATACTCCTTGCTAGTATTGTGAAGCATAGATTCACAATGGGCGTAGAAACTACGAAGTTCTTCCTCAGTACAATCAACCAAACGCTTCTCCTCTTGTACTAATTCTCCATTAACTTCTTGTTTACGACCCTTCCATACGAAGGAGTTAATATTATTCATAGCAGCTGCCAATTTCTCTTTAAACATACAGATATATCATATTAATTTGATGTAATGGTCTAATCTCTTTAATTTAGATAATCTTTTACAGTATAATCTCATCTTCTGGTGGCTTCTCGTAAATAAAAGTCTCAAAATAAAAGTCAGTATTCTTATAAGGAACTTGAATATTATTCTCAGAATCGTACCAAGTATCCTTACCAGCTACTACTTCCCTATATTTTAAGAATCCGATGTCCCCAACTACTAGGAATGGACTATCCCAATTGGGACATCGCGTACACGCTTTATATGCACCAGTTTTTAAGTCCTCAAACACATATTGAATATAGCCACCTACGTTCTCTTGTGCAGCTACAAGCCGCACACGTAAGGTCTCTATTATCATAGATATCTTGAGCCTACACGCATATCTTCAGGAATATTATCTTCTTCAAATGGAATTGCTTTCCATTCTAGATCGTCCGGATTCCATCCAAATGCTTCTGCATCTGCGTGGGCAATATCTCTACCTCTATCTAGGGCTTCTTGTTGTGTTTCGAATTCTTCTGTTTCTTGATAGGTAATATTACCCTTCAACCCTGCATAAATGTTGTATTCAGTCATTCTTCTGATTCGTTAGTGTTAATTTTACCATCTTTATAAGTTACACAACCGTATTTAGCGAAGTCACATACACTCTTCTCAATACCTCTGAAACAGGGATATTTAGCACATTCTTTACAGGTGCGCTCAGGATACTTGTATTTAACTCCATCTCTGTCTTTGTCACAGTCTTCGGATTGCTTCTTAGCCATGCGCCTCTGATTTAGTTGTGTCTTAGTAAATTACTTGAATAATAAGGCCATTATTACTCCTACAGTAACTACTCCTAGACTTGTTGATAAAGTGGTTAATCTTTTATTCTTCTTAGTTATTTTACGTAACTGCTCTTGCTGTGTTTGAATAGCCGTATCTTGTAACTTAATGTGCATATTAGCTCTTTCCAGTTGAAGTTTGCGTAGACTATCAGCTTTAGCCAAGTTTGCAGTTAGTAAGGCATAAGAATCTACTTGCTTTATAAGTTCTACCTTCTCAAGTTTTAACTTCTTATGCTCCAGGAATATAAGATTAGTCGACTTTAGCTGTTTAGGAGTTATAACTATTAATGAGTCATTTACCAACTTCGGATAGATATTCTGTGAAGAACACCACATCGTCGGCAATAGGCTGATTAGTAATATTAATAAACTCCTTTTCATACGTATACTTTATAGTATCTATTTTACCGTTACTAGTAGCGATAACACCAAGAATACTATCGTTAGTATTTGCTAAATCTCTTATTTCCTTATTAAGCGAATCAATAGTCATCTCATATTTGTCAGTATCTGGCATTACTACAGGATCTTCCTTTAGTAATAAACCAACTACAACTATTATAATGGCTATAGTAGCTCCTATTATAAATGGTTTACTCATTGCAGATAGTAATGATTATACAAATCTACAATGTTATTCACTTTCTCTGGTGAGGCTGTGAGCAATGTATCTAAGCATTCTCTTTCCTTATCATTCAGATTAAGTTCAACTTCTACCATTCGGGAATCTAATTCATATACTTCCTTTGCTGTATTATAACCAGCAATATACTTCCCTGGGCATTGTTTAAAGAATGCAACTTCTTGATCTAAGAGTGCATTTACCACACCACGATTGATTAAACCTGAATCTGTACTGTAGAAAGCATGTTTGTTTCCTTTGCGAGCTTTACCTAAGGCAATTGTTTTACCTACTTCCTCGTTAAACTCATCTTCGGGGTTGCATATTGCAACTCCTATTGATAGTCTCTTTACGCCATCATGCTGAACTGCATTAGAATCACTATAATCAGTAATAACAGCATCTACTTCTTGTGATACTGCTGCCATAATGAATTTACGTTCAATGTTTGCGTAATCAGTAAAGGAATCAATTCTATATTCTACTCTCTCTTTCATAAGATTAACTTTATAAGATAATAAGTCTTATCTCTTTAGATGGTCTAATCTTCTATTCAGATATTATTTCCTACCTAAACCATTATAGAAGTCAAGTATGGCGTTCTCTTTACGAAGCCATGTAGCTTGTTCTCTAGCCATATCAAGAATAGTTCTACTAATGGACTCTTCTTCTACTTGCTCTTTAACTAGCATACCAGTATCTTCATCATCTCCATTTAGCCACTGGAATGTAGCCCAATCTCCTTCTTTCTGAGCCTGGTCCACAATCTTGTTGATACTCATAGTAGTTTCAATTTCCCTGTCTACCGTAGCAGCAAAAGGCATGATTCTATCCACTATATCCACTTTAATAGGAGGAACTGGAGGGTACTGGAACAAGGCATCATTCTCGGTTAGATATTCAAATATCCACGAATGATGTAGGTACTCTTCTTTAGCTCTACCTCTCCAGTAGATGCCAAGTTTAGGAAGCCCTTCTACTTCAAAGTAATTAGCGAATGTCATATACAAAGCATGATTAGCTAGTTCAGCAGACATCTGCTTTACTAACATTTCAATCATTACTGACGATAAAGGACATTTACGTCTTGTAGTATCAATAACTCTCTCAGTATATTTCATAGTAGGTTCTGCACCCACTGTCTGAACTCCATCACTTGTTACTTCTTGTATTGGATTTCCGTCTTTGTCTAGCTTTCTCACTGTTAAATACTTTAAAGTTATTATTTCGCAAATAATCTAACGGCGCTCCTATCCAAGTAATGTACTTAGCACAGGTAATCTCTTTATCCATCTTGATGAACTGCGACTCTTTAACTTTTAAAGGTTTATCAGAAGAGAAGAATTTGGTACCTACACATTCTGCCCCATCCTTTCTAATGAGATATAATTGCACTTCATATAAAAAGGTGGGATATTCTGTTAGTTTAACGTCCCCAGAATGGTAGATTATCTGGGCTGTACGTTTTACCATTCCAGGAATACTTTAGTACTTCCGATTTGGGCGTCTTATACTTCCCTAAAATATAAGGAATGTCAGACTGGATACACTTATGACTAAACGTAGTCTTAGGTATAGGTTTCTTGGTCTTCGGGTTAAGCTTACCTGTAGTGAAATTACCACCCTTTACATAGACTACCAAAGTTCCAGGTATGTCTATGGTTTTAACTGGCTCAGACCAATTGTAATTAGGAGCAGGAAATCTTCTAAATTTCTTCCACAGCTTACGCTCCTTTGGAGTTTTAGTCCAAACATTAGGGTCACGAGGTTTAACACTAGGCTGTCTTAGATGCTCAGCTACTAGGAAAGCATCATCATTCCAGTCTCTAATTCTAAGTCTCTTAACTCTGTCCTCTGGACTTTCCTTCTCCTTAAAAGTCTTCTTCTCCATTTTACTGATAAGATTAAATGTTAATTACTTCGTATGAATAGTACCACAAGTATTACACTTATAGATACCTTTCTCATAATCATACAGCGTGTGATTAGTAAGTCTACCACACCTAGTACAATTCATAACTTTTACGGATTCATATACTCTCCTTGACCTTTTCTTGGGAGTCACCCCTACAGTTGAAGTCATAGTTAAATACCTTTAGTCAGTTCTTCTAATCTCTGTATTGCTTCTCTATAATCTGCAATATAAGTTGCCAAAGACATGGGTTCTGGATGTTTCATTTCAACACGATAATTGGCAATAATCTTAAGACATGTAAGCAACGGCACCCCATACGCTGCTATCTTTAATTCTTGCCGTTCTCCTTCCTTGGATTTGACAGTTCTTAACACCGACAAATCCCAGAAGTGTGAACTATCACCTACAGATTCCATTCTGAAATCAGCTTCTTCTATTACCATCAACTTTGTAATGTTAATTTATAAATTAGTTAATCTCCATTTCCTTGAGTATCTTGTGAATTAGCCAAATAAATACAAACGGTGATATGAATGGACACAGAGACATAGTATAAAACTCATCACTTAGAGATTCATAAAAGGTATCTGGGTCTTCACAGTGACTATTTATTAAGTAATCAGCCAATGTAGACAATAGGAAAGATACTCCATACATTACCAATGCTATAATTACGACTGTCATTTCTCTCTGTTTAATATATTACAGAGTCTCTGTAAGTCTGCTATAATGGGGACTAACGTACCAGCACCTTTAACAAGGGCTGCTCTCTGGTCGGCTATTTTACTAGCGTATTCTAATTTAACTGCATTAACAGAATCATTATAACCCTTCTTCATAGAAGCTCTATTAGCTAGAAAGGTCGGAATGGTAATATATAAATGTAATAATGCATCCAGAGTTTTAGTGAGTTCCTTATAAGTCATAGCTTTAGTAACTCTGTCATATACAAATATATATGTGTCAACTCCATCTGGTATTATATTTACATATTTATCAGTCTCCGTACCCTTTCTCCCTACATGGTCAGAGATTCTTATTACAGGCGGAAATCCTTCAATAGTAAAATATTCTGAGGTTCCTACATAATCAGTAGAAGTAAATCCCTTCCTCCTCAACCATGCTCTTAGCTTGCTCACCCCTCTCATCTTGTTTATTATTCTTCAATGTCTTCAGAAATACCTGAGCACCAGTTAATGGACAGTACTCTAACCTACATTCGTTGTGCTCATCTCTAAAGTAGCAATGTTTACACGAAGTATTAGAATTAACTGGTTCAGCTATTTCAAAGTAACTACCATCCACCTCAATGATGTCTCCTGTACTTAAAACAGGTGATATGTAACCATCAACAAATTTAAATGTAATCATAATTAGATTCAAAAAATAAGGGTCAAACCCAGACAGCTATATAGGTTAGACCTTACCTCTGTTAAAGATAAAGCATAATCTAAATAAACTAATCTAAATTTGACCCAATACGGCAGTACAAGTATGCACTACTCGATAAATGCCGCTAATCGGCTAGGTTTCATCGCACATAATTGCGATAATAGTAATATTTATTACTAGGTGTACTACATATTAGTAGTGAGAAGGAGACTAACCCCCCCCCTCATAGCAATTGGCTGGTAAATACCATGACCTGCTATGTTATTCGAAATAATCAGGAAATTTGTTTCGGAAGGCGTCATCAATTTTAAGTCCATCCAAATCCTCACAAACCGCCAGTTCCTCCAGAAGTGCGTCCTCTGAATCATCCACTGCACCATTATCGGAGTTAATCAATTCAATAAGAAGGTTTGCTTTCTGGGAAGTTAAATCAGTACCAATCCAGCTGACTATAACTTCTACAAAGAAATCATCGAACTCAAGAGAGGTACCTACATCAGAGGCAGCAATCTCATTCTTCTTATCGAATAACTCTTTGATAACATCATCACTGATAGGTTCTTTAAATTTATCCCTAAGCACAGTGACCAATTGTGATTGTTCTTTATAGTTCATATGCGTATATGATAATTACAAATGCTAGCAACAGCTAACACACACTTCGTAAGAAGTTATTACTACTACGTAATGATATAATTCAATAGTATTGAATTTCACGGCATTCGTAATGCCTAAAGTAGACATATCCTCTCATATACATCCACTAGTTATATTAGAATAAAGAATTTACCTCTTCCAAGATATAAACAAGTAATTACCTACTAATCCGGGATAACCTTCCTTATTAATTACTTTTACAAAGAATTGCTTCTCCTCGTAATATTTAAGAATGTCATCAATAGATTTTAGTTCGTCATCGTTTAAATCCATTACTAAGCTAAAGTAATTATTCTCACTTTTAGCCTTAATAAAGCTGTCAGTAGTACTAATGAACCTCTTAAATATAATTTCTTGAGTTACTACTTCATTGTACGTTGCAACCGAATATGCTTCCTCCGCATTCATTGAACTTCCTTCTAACAGTTTACTGAAATCAAATAACTTTCTCATAATCTAATTAATTTGAGCCTTCTTTTAGTGACTTGAGTGGGACTCTAACCCACAACCTGCTCCTTAGGACGGAGATGCTCTATACTATTGAGCTATCAAGCCTTGACAGTTACATACTAATAGATCCGGTATGTTTACCTCTTACTTTAACAGAGTTAGCAGTAATATCTCCCTCTACATCACCACCTACTTCGATGCTGTTAGCTTCTATACTACCTCCTACATTACCTTTAACTTCGACACTATTACCATGTACAGTAAGAGCGTTTCCGTCAATGTCACATGTATTACAGTTGAGTTCCTTTACATTACCAGTAAAACTGATATGTACGCTATCATTATTGACTTCAGATATTAATTTACCATTCACATAAATTCTATTCTTTATTTGTGATATGGTAATATCATCTTCATCAATATCAAACGATTCATTATCAACAAACAGTTTATTCATGATTCTTCTTATCCAGTTCATAGTACTTAATAAGTTTATCAAACGCCCTAACTCTAGCATTATGTCCCTCCTCACTATCAGGGGTCCACCAATAAGCTTTACCATATCTATCTTTAGGAGCCTCTAGAAACTCTCTATTAAATTCCGGAATCATGGTAACTATATCACGATGGCTGTAAATAGTGATTCCACGTTCGGTTCCTGCCATAGCATGTTCTATACAGAAACACATTCCCCAATATTCAGGATGGGTTACAAATAATTCTTTAGCTCTTTTAAGAACACTTACAACATCTGTCATTTCACTTTAGATTTAGTTAGTTGGCCAATCATTTGATTTCTAAAGCCCTCAACTTGATGGGGACATATATTAGTAATCCATTCTTTAAAATATCTATGATATTTAGTGTGATTACTTTTATAGAACTCTCTTTCCAACCAGTTATACAATTCTCTTTCCATATTTATTAAATTAGTAGTCTTATTCAGAATCGAACTGAAACCTCCATATCCGTAGTATGGTATTCTATCCGTTAAACTATAAGACTAAAGAATAGAGGATGTGCCCACACCCTCTATTATAATCATTCTATACCATAGTACATCAAGTATAATACTTGCTGCCTTAAACCGTATTTACGTGTAACAACGTTAGCATTAAACCTTCCAGTTATGGCCGCATTAATGCTCCTTTTCAATTTGTCGGCAGTAAATAACTTACCAGTGGTACCAATTAGTCCATTAGGTTCATCAGCACAAATAAAATCTACAGCTTCAAATAACTGTTCTTTAGTCTCTGCGCTATTTACCTTTTGCCACTTCTCTAATTCTTTCTCGGAATTCATAACTTAAGACAATGCTTCAAGCTCTTTAGCCAGCTCTTCATAAGATTTACTCTCAAGTTCTGCATCTTGCTTCTTAGCCATGAGATCAAGAATCTTCTGACGCTTAGCTTTCTTCTCAGCAGCTACAGTGCGTTCTTCCTGTTCCTGTAACTTAACGTCAATAATGTGTTTTACAATATTGAATTTCAGTTCAAGTTCAGTGGTATCTTTAGTACGAGTCTTGATGAAACTTTCGGTTTGTGATTCCTTTAGCCTCTTATTAAGATTAATAGCAATAGGATCAAGTTGTTCCAGAGATAAATCCCACAAATCTTCAACAGATAATACTCCTCGATTAGTGGAATAACGTAATTTTATTCTTGATGCTTTCTCAAACATAACACTTTCATTTTAAAAGTTAACTTTAATGGTTCTTGTAAAGCTGCCAGTAACTTTACAGATAACGCTATTGCGGATAGTAGATGAGAATCCTAAACCACTCAACTGATTATCAGAATAAGGAGCCTTCATCTTATTAGCTAACATCTCAAACGTCTTACGATCCTGAGATAGTTCACTCCTAAGATATTCGTTAAAGAATCCCCTTACTGGAGATGGATTCTTACATCCATCTAAGATGAAGAAATAGTGTTTATTGCCTACTTCTGCACCGTTCCAATAATTTGGAGACAGAGTGAGTAACGATACCTTATAGAATTTGTTAGTAGACAAGTTCCACGTCTCTTTACCACTTGAGTTACTCGAAAGGACATCATGTATGACAATTCCCTTGGCTTTAGAATACTCAAATTTAGCTACTGTCACTCTATCATGACCTCGAAGATCTGTTGCGTAGGTATACTCACGTACTTCTCCATTACATTCAATTTCAACAGTAAATCCAACATCGTGATATTCTCTTTTGCTGAAATTGTGTACATATACGGTATACATACCTTCCATACGCGGTTCATCCTCCCAGATAACGTTCTCTACTGGTTTACGAGAATGTACACCACCAGCATTCATGTCGACATCTAGCACCCCACCAGAGGCTCCAGCTCTACACGAGTAATTGATTTCACTACCCCGAGGTTGTATGATATGGATGTCTAAATCATCACCATTATACCATGCAAGAGAACACCTTAGATATCCATTCACCTTACCTCCAGCAGCCTGTACCTTATCCTTAATAGAAGAATCTGCAAGGTCTCCATTGTATGTCCAGGCGAAATTATTTGGCCATTTAAATAGATTCTTTGTATCTTTATTAGATGGAGCTGTTAGAGTCATAAGGTTGCTTATATGTCTACCTTCTAATAGAACTTCTATACTGGTAGCATTAGGAACAACATCCTTAATAAAGTCCTCAATTGATATTTCGGCGATAGTACCTAATTTCTTAGGATTAACTGGAACATCTTCCGCTAAATCTTGGAATATACTATTCCCAAGCATTGACTTCTTAGCATTTCTATCAGCAAAGATTACATCATTAACTGTAATGTCAGTGATTTCTGCATGTCGCCTTGGAAGTGCATCCATTAGCCCTAGTTCAACAACCCTAGCTTCAGCAGCCTGAATCATCTTCTTAGTAGCTAATGTCTTAGGTCTTTGATAATTAGCAGGAGCTACTATTCTTTCGTAGGCACTAACACTGGCATCGAGATCACGTCCGTTAGTAATATCTACAAGTAGAGTACCTATAGCAGTATTCCTAATACGTCCTACATAACCAACTTTAGCAGATTCAACCCAGCAGAAATTATCACGTTCCTCACGAGGAACTACTTCATATTTCTTCTTGAGTGCAACAAATGCCTCTAGATCGGATTTATACTGGTCTCCACGATACAAAGAACCTTGTGAAATCAAATCCAAAACAATGTCAAAAGCATCCATGGATAACTCATCCAAAGCCCGCTTCAATACTGTTTTGTTGATACGAAGTGCTCCCTTTACTGCTTCTTCGGAATCAGATACTGCACAAAGTAAATGATTAGGAAGCTTGTAAAATAAATGGTTCCATGTATGTACGTGTCTTGTAGGAGTTTCTATCCATACATTGTTCTTATCTGTACCCAGTTTAACCACCTTACTAACAAATACGTCACATACTGGTTTAGACTTAACAAGCTGAGCTAAGTTTCTGGCTACTGTAGCATAAGGTTCATCTAACACTAAGGAATCCCAAATACTTACTAACTTGTTATTAACTATTGCAACTACATTGCCATAAGGTTTGATAAATTGACGACAGCAATTACATGTATGTGATTGTCTTTCATCTTCTGGATAAGAATTTATGTAACAATCCCACAGCTCATCCTTATTAACATTAGTTAAATACAATCTATCAGCATTATTAGCTAATGCATCAAATTGCTTGTAAACTGCTCGTTTAAAATCAATAAATTCCACGATAATTAAATTTTACAAAGGTTTTACATTATCAAAGATAGCATCACTAGCTTCTTCTCCCCATTTAGAGTAGATAACAACACCTACTGGGGTCACTTGGAATACAAACGGATCAATACTTCGTGGCATTACTCTTATCTCAGTTTCAGTAAAAGATACTAGTTGTTGCATATCGTCTACTGGTGCGGCTATAAATAAGTCTGTAGATTTACAGGCAGTATGAGATATAGTTACTCCCTCAGTTCTTCCCTTCCAATATTTGGCAAACGGATATGCTGTAAGTTCTTTCTTGTGGTATTGTAAGAATATTAGACCTTCGGAAGCAGGCTCTTCACGATAAAAGTTATAGTGAGAGTATGGATTTGGAGTACTAAACCTTCTGACATTGACTTTTACATTAGTAATAAGAGCATTACCACAATTAGAGTATTTATTATCCGTTAACGAGTCTAGTGTAGTCTTAGTAGCCAAGATTTCATCCAGATTATCCTCTGGTATATCACCTTTATAATACGACAGTGGCCCGGATACCAATCCATACTTAACATTCAGATTAATAAAATCTTCCTCTTTGAGTATAATGCATCCAGGAAAGTTCTGTGAGAAGAAGTTATAGCATTTAAAAGTCTCTAAGTTATTCATATACTTCTCAGCATCTGTAATAACTGAAGAGTGATCAAACCCTAGTAACTTAGCTTTCTCAGCTTTCTCAATTGCAACATGATTCATCTCTAAGCTTCTAGTTTGTTGCAACCAGTTTAAGCTAGCTAATATATAAGCTTGATGAATCTCTAGAGCTCCTATTTGGGGCCTAGTACCGATTTGTGTGTCCATAATCTTTATGCTTTCTTTTTAATAGAACCTGGTCTTGTAGTAGCCCTCTTGAATGTATCAGACTGCTTATCCCACCATGCTTGACGGTCTCTAAGACGTTGTTGTTTCTTCTTGTACTTCATACACATTTAAGTTTAATTCATTGCTGGCATTATAAGCAAGCTTATCAGCTTTCTCATTATACTCAGAACCATTATGTCCTTTAACCCATCTCACGTCTATAAGCTTATGACGTTCAATAGCCTTATCAAGTCTAGCCCATAAGTCAGTATTAGCTTTCCTTTTCCAGTTCTTAGTAAGAGTACCTACTATATACATGGAATCAGTAACTATAATGACTTCTGAGCTAGTTTTAATGGATTCTAATGCGACTATAACTGCCATTAGCTCCATTCTTTGATTAGTACTATTTACATACATTTTACTGTAGGAGAATACTTCCTTTCCATCTTCCACGATAACGAATCCTATTCCACCTTGGTTTCTGGCAGGAGAGTATGCTCCATCAGTGAATATTGTATACTTATGCATCAGCTGTAGGATCTTCAACGAAATCTTCGTCGGAATCTGTTTCAGCTTCTGTTGCTTTGTGAAGTAAATGTAATGTCCACATTCCTAATACGAATGCAACATACAATTCATCCTCAGGCTCTTCATATGTAAGCTGTTCTAATACGGCATTACATACTTCCATCAATGAGAAATCATCCTTAGACATTTCTTCATCAGATATCTTAGTCATATCATCTATATAAGGTCTAACTTTCTGTATAGCCATATCAAATGACTTAGATAGTCGCAAACCCTTATCACCAGCATCTATAGCTGCATGAAAAGGTTCTTGTAACTCATCTCTAAGATATCCTAATGCAAAGGCTCTGGTTATGTCTCCTTTAGCTAAATCCAAGAAAGATTCAGCATTAAGAAACTCATCTAATTCAAATTCGATGTCTTTAATGTCTATTAATTTACCCATTTGATTATTGAAGTAAACTTCCAATTTTATCGGCCATGGAAGTTGCTTTAGTAGAGACTTCGCTAAGATTAGCTGTCTCAGTTTGTAATAAAATAATCTCTTGTTCTTTAGCTGCTTTCTCATCATCTGCTCTTTTAGCTACATCACGTAACTTATTAACAGTAGACTGAAATGCATCAATAATCTTGGAGGATTCCTCTGCCAGAGAAGAACTAGTAATTTTATTTACTTTCTTACCTATTATCATAAGAGTTATTTAGTTACAAGACTTAAGGGATGTCGCCACCAGAGGATTCGAACCCCTGCCACTACGCGTACTGTAGACCCGATCGAAACGATTGTCAATGGCGTTGGAGCAGTGATTAAGACTTATGTCTTTAAAGAGGTATGCTGCACCCACCCCACTCCTTGTACTTCGGAGCATATCTTATTTCATATACTAGACTCTGCTTTAGTCATCATCGCTAGAGTTAATTATAATCCAGTCTCTAGCCTGGTTTCATTTTCACTTGCTTAAGCTTACTACACTTAGTGCATACAAAAAGGTATACATGGGAACAAGGAACTTCTTCATCATTCATGTATACATTCATGTGCTTTAATTCCTTCCAAGTATGCCGACATGTTAGTTTCAGTATCCAATTCTTTAATAGCTCTTTCATATTACAGTATTTTAGTCACTTTACCAAATACAGATTTAGTCCATCCATTAATTCTACCGTGATTGTTTCCTATGAGAACTCCTCTATCTCCCTTAGCTTTAACTAAGTGAGTATAATACCTTCCTTTAACTTTGCAAAAGACGATATCTCCCACTTCTACTTCATCTAGGGTTATTGGACTTAAGACATGCTTTTGTCCCGATTTGATTAGAGGAGTCATGGAATTTCCCTTCTCTGAAGTTACGAAGGAGTTTCCTTCTGCCAACATCTTTACCTTGTATAGCATTAGCCATTAATTGCATTTCATAGATAAAATTTAATCTCTGTTCCATTCTGGAACCGTTAGTCACTCTCTCAAACATAGATAAATGTCCTCCATTGCCACATAAACAATATTCCATTAAGGTGTCATATCGCTGTTTCTTAGCCTCTAATTCAGTTTCTGGAATGGGATATCTTTTAAGTTCGAGACCTCTGTATAAATCAACAAGTTCGCCCAATGTAGATGACAGTTTTAATAATGCCATTACATTGGGCGCACGATGCCTTTCACATTTATTGACGTATTCTTCTAAAGCTAAATCCCAGTCACCGAATACATATTTGACTTGTGACAATTCAATTTTAGTAACCTTTCTTAGAAATTCATAAATCTTCATTATTAACTGCTTTAGACGTTATTACTTTACTTTCAGTCCTTTCTTTAGTCTTGATAGCAGCTTTACACGCTTTAGCTTTCATTACTAACGGACACTCACAATAACCTGTTGGATTATACCAACAGCAATAATCACACTGATGCATACAACATAATTTTAATTGTGACGCAGAAGGGAGTCGAACCCTCAATCCCAAATGGGCACGGGTGTTTAAGACCCGTCTGTATACCAATTCCAGCACTGCGCCATCATTACTACACAATACATGCAAGAAGAAGTAACATTATTATAGTTACTATTGATATGGAGAACATTACTTTAACGAATTTATCATTGACATTCCATATCATTGCTAGAACTGCACTTCCTAGGGACATTGCAGCTAAAGTTACCAATACACATCTTAAAACCATCATATTTCACACTGCTCTTCATTTAATCTATCAATCCAATTGATTAATAGACGATATAACCATTTCATTTCCTTAATACTTTCTTTGCATACTCACCATAGGTACCATGTCTCTTCATAAACGGAGTTGGAAACCTATAATCGAATTTATAATCACATACATCATAATCGTTCACAATCTCCCTACTAGAAGAAATCTCATAGTCTAGGATATCTTTAAGTGTTAGAATATCTCTAGTCTGCTGTCTTTGGCGTCTCTTAACCTTTCGGTTATACCAATTGCGTTTAACTTTAGGTTCTTTAACAATAGGGATTTTACGTTTACTCCTAGTCATTCTGTACACAATCACAATAAGTATCAACAAAATCTTTAGCTTCTTTTAAACCACATTTAGCAGATTCCTTCACATGCTTAACTGCCCATAGCTTACCGTCTTGTTTTACAACATTCTTCATTTTAAAGAAATCCTCAACTGACAAGTCAATTTCGTTATTGCAGCACTTCTTATAAGCAAGCATAGCATCGTCGTACTCTCTAGGAGCTTCTGCCCAGGTGATTTGCTGGTCTAAGATAACTGAACAGGTTCCGTCAAGTATATCATACTCTCTGGACTCTACAGTGAACTTACCAGCTTCTAGCACTACTATGTCTGTAGGAAGTGGAATCATCTCTGATGAGATTGATACCTCTTCTACTACCTTATCATCTTTTATAAACTTTACATACATAATCTTTATCTGTTAATTAATAATGTGGCGAGAAGGTGACTCGAACACCCAACCTTGCGATTATGAGTCGCACGCTCTAGCCAGTTGAGCTATCTCGCCATTAATAAGAACATAAAGCTCATCGTGTTACATCATTACTAATGTGACCTTACTCTCTCCCGTATGCTCTCCAACCTAGGTGGGATGATGTTGTCTCCTTATATTCTTATATAGTAATCCGCCTAGCAAAATGTGAACTATTATGCTAATTATTGACTCACCTGCCCTTACTTAAATAGCTCGTCAGCTAACATTGGAGAGGCTCTTGTCATTTCTATACCCTTGTTCACTACAGGTGGTGGATTTATAAGCTAACGATATTTATCGAATATGCTATCTGTAGCTTCGGTATCCCACATAGTAGCAATAATTGCTCCTATTTCATTTGCCTTAAATACGATTGGATCCTCAAGCTGACGTTTTCTAGCCTCCTCTTTACCTGAATACATTCTGATAGTTATATTATCTGTCATAGTATCATAGGGAGCTGCTATACACCAGTCATTGTCATTTAAGGTATATGAACTGAAGCTTACACTGTCCTCAACTTCTGGGTGTCCTATAGCACGCATATATTGCCATCCAGAAGAGATGCCATCCACTACAAACGGGAATCTTGAGAAATATTCAACGATTTCATTTACTATACTCTTTGGCATATCGGAATTTATATCTATTCTAGGAACCCATTGCATGTTATTAATATTCTTTATTTTATGCAATTCCTTTCCAGCCTTTACGATAGCTTCAACGTTCTCCTCAGGAATAACTCCCTTATAAGTTGAAATAGGACCACAAGCCAAGTTGTATTTCTTCAATACTTTAAAGAAATCATCATAAGGAACTATCATACAAGAAGGACTCACTTCCTTGATTCTACCAATAAGAGAGGCAATTTCATCTATAGATTTACTAGAACCTTTAGCAGTTAATAAAGTACGAAGTGCTTCAGCATTCTTAGTTTTACCCAATCCATTAGCCTCTAGCTTAGCAATCTGAGCTTTAATATCTTCTGTCTTATCAACATTCTGCCCTTCCAAGTATTTCTTACAATACTCCATAGAAGCAACTACTAGGGCATTACGTAGAGCTTCTGCATTCAAATTATTTACCATTGTTATGACTTATTATACTGTTTATATAACGTGCACTATACACTATGAACGTACAGCCGCTACTTCCAGTTACTAAGAGTAGGAGTACACATATAAGCTGATTGTACCAAGGTCCGTACTCGGTTCTAGATATATTAAAATAGAATGTGTTCTTAACACCATTAATAATAGCTCTATTCCAAGTTGGAGTGTCTACGGCTAGCTTAAATGTATTATTAAACCCTTCAGCTTGCAATACAAGTTTATTTACTTTCTTAGTAGTAGAATTACCATCTTGTGTAATAGTTTCATCCTCTACTATTCTGTCTATGACTTTGCATTTGACTATGTGGTCAACATTCATATCATGCCAGAACTGAGTAGTATACACTTTAATACACAAACATAATATTAACAAAGCTACTATCGCAATCCTTCCTGAAACCTTTTCGACTTCAGGTCTTAAGTCAATTATTGTTGGCATCTTCTACACTTAATAATTGAGTTGCCTTATCCATTCCTAATTCATATGCTTCAGCAATTAATACTACTGCATCGGCTAATGTAAGCTTATTACCATTTGCTTCAGCAAACTCGCCTGCCTCTTCAAAGATTTCTTTCAAATTATCTGCCATAATTAAATACATTTTAAAGTTAATACTCTAGTAGGGTAGGAGAGACTCGAACTCTCACACCCGAAGGTATCAGTGCCTAAAACTGACGTGTCTACCATTCCACCACTACCCCGTTACTGTTTTAATAATTTAATGAATTCATCTTCGTTTCCCTTATAGTATTGCTGAAGATATGCTATATATACAGCTTCATTCTTAACTATTTGAGGGAATTTATTCTCAAACTCAATTACTCTTTCTTCTCCAACTACGCTAACATGAAAGTCTCTAGCATCATTACTAGGACTACATAGCAACATAAATAAAATAACTATTAGATACTTCATTATAAATAAAAGAAAGAGGAGTGTTGCCACTCCCTTTCTAGTTTTAACCCAAAGTCAGTGTTAATCCTTAAAGTCGTTACGACTATATTCGAAATAAGTTTCACACATCTTTAACGTCGTTTCAATCTTATCAGCTCCGAGCAATCCTATTAACCCAGCGGCTAATTTATCAGCAGGAGTTTCGATAATAGCTTTCTTAGAAGCAAGACCAACTTGACGTTGATAGGATTCAACACTGGTCTTAATATGGAACGATGTTACATGGGTCTCCTCAGTAAAGATAAGCTTAGACTTAGTAGATTCTACAATTTCAGCCATAAATGCCGGAGCAATCTGTGCCTTAGCAATGTAGTTACATACATCTGACAAGTCGTCGTCTACGCTATAACCTTCAGCTTCGGAGAATGTTTCACGAATAAACCTTTCGGCTGTCTCAGCATCAAGACAATCCATAGTAATCACAGAACCAATTCTCTTACCTCTTAAGAAGGTAGGTTCAATCAGCTCAATATGATTAGTAGTAAATAAAGTGATTACGTTCATATCTTTGGTATCGCCGCCATCCAAAGTATTCAGAATATCCTGCATTGCAGAATCTCTGTTACCTCTAGTTACCTGGTCAATATCCTCTACAAAGACAATAACACCATGACCTGAACGGTCTACTACTTTACACATACGGAGAGTTTCAGCTAACAGAGAAGGGTCTTTTAGATATACGAATGACCATCCGTTGTTTACCGCATCTTTGGCCAGTTTAAATGCCAGTAGGGTCTTACCAGTGCCGTATTTACCTTCCAGTAAGCAGCCATACTTCAAAGGAATACCCTTTGCAATACATTTCTCTGGGTACAAGATTCTTGAACGAAGCGGTTGCAGCTCAAATTCTGTCTTCTTTGACAGGACCATAAACTGCTTATCAATACCAGCTAGAGTCATAATCTTCGGTTCACTCAGATTGGTAATTTCAAGTGCCTGGTTCTTATAGATAGATTCAGTTGCGAGCAATTCTTTAGTTCTGTCAACAATATCATCAATAAGAGATTGGTACTTGAATTGGCATTGACCTTTAACCAATAGTAAATGACGGTCGTTGTCATAGTTAATATTGATTTCAGAATCCTCACCAAGTTCTTCCAAAGAGATTTTACCAAAAGGTACTTTAGTACGAGAGCCGTCAGCTAAGATGACATCTACGGTATCAATATTGCTGTTTCCAGAAGGACTGTTATCCTCCTTACTAACGGCAGAACCGAAGATTTCATTGATTGCTCTGTTCAACTGATATACACCGTCTGGTTTCCAACAAAGCAGCGAGTATTTGAAACTTGCCATTTTCTTGGACTGTTTGATTTCACCTTCGATGAATCCCAGAGCATCAGCATACTTCACATTGCTTTGGAGCACTTCAATCATTCTCTGTTTCTGAGTTTCCTCGTACTTGTTAACTCTCTGCTTAATAGCAGCTGTAGTTCCTTGCGGAATAATGTTCTTCGCCATTACTTGTTAGGTTTATTAATCTTATTTACTTCCTTAATAATTGCCTCGCAATTCTCTCTGGTTGTAGTTAAACAACCTAATTGAATGATTGAACCATCTTGAGTGACGGTAAGATTCTTATCATCAATTGTGGTTCTACATTCACTTCCCCTAATAATACTTTTAATCAATGGGTAGGGTAATGCAGTATTCTTACAGAATATTACATTCTTGCCTTCCACATAAATGACATCGTAGCCGTCAATGCTACCTACTACCTTCCTCATAAAAAGATTCTTATCATCAATTGTGTGGGCCCAGCCAGACTTGAACTGACAACCTCAACATTATGAGTGTTTTGCTCTAACCGATTGAGCTATGAGCCCTTAACTCTTTAAAACTGACACAATCAATAGTAAGGTCTTATTAATAACAAACTCATTAACATATTAAAATCATAATTAGTAGTTGGACTATCAGGATTCAAACCTGAGCTTCAAGATCCAAATTCTTGCGTGACTGTCGCTACACCATAGTCCAATTACTAAGGGAATACTATGACTCCCTTACATGCTCTTCATAAATATACAGTTCAAAGTTAGGTCTTATAAACATATCTTTGTCTGTAGCTTCGTCCCAATGAGTAACTATAACCTTCTTGCGAACGTTATGGCTAAACATAGAATCAATATTGAGACTATGCCTAAACAAAACTGGATCAAACTCTATAGCCCGGAAAGATTTCTGAAAGTCGTTAAATTGGTTGTTGGGGTCTACAACAGGTCTAACTGGCTTATCAGAAGGAAACGGACCGTTACCATGACGTGTTATGTATGGTCTAGTAACGTAATTAACCGTAACGGTGTCATTACATCCAATTTGTTTTAGTATTTGATGAGCATTCTGTGATGTTGTATTAGATGGAGTGCAATGAGGCATTATTCCGAATCTTTGGTCTAATAATATACCTTGAGAACCTTCAAAGATAAGATTGTCGTAATCTTTCCATATAGCTTCTAAGGTACTTACTTGGACAGTGTTGAAATATGCATTCACAGTTCTGCACCAATTATCCAAGTCAATTGATGGATATACACTATTCATGTGATAATAGTTGTCTGCTATTGCATTAACTTTCTCTCTAAGAATATGTACATTCAAGCAATCTATAACCATAAGATTATACCCCGACTTCACTCGGTCTAAACACGTTTTAAAACCAGTCCCTACAGTACCGTGACGTAGATTTACTACGTCGCTCACTTGGGAATAGACGTCGAATGGTACTATGACTTGACATAATGGATTATAAATAATTTTAGGAGTAATACCTAATTTCTTTAAATCCATTGCTTCAAGTGTAGAGGTTACTGGGTCTACAGTACAGTATTCAGACCAATATGTAGGCACTCCTAGTAAGGTTCCACTTCCAAAGTTACTAAATGTGTGCATAAGGTCTCCGTATTTAACAGTATGGCCAACTTGATGTCCGCCACTAAACCTTATTACAAGTGAGTTCTCTGGATTCTTAGCACATATATTATGTACTGTCTGCCCCTTACCTTCATCGCCCATAAATGAGCCTAACACTATACTAATCATGATTTTAATAGAAATTTTGTTTGTCTTCGGTAGTTGTACTACTAGAAGCATCACTAGGAGTTTCTGCATACACAGGCTCCTCGTAATTGTCTTTAATTGCTTTAGCAATTACTTTATCCACTTCATCAGATTTGCACATTAGTACATTCTGTCCAAGTAGATTCTTCCAAGATTCAGCCACCCTTGTGCCATAACTGGCATTAGTAATGTGAATGTGGAATACATGGTACTGTTCTTGTGCTTTCCGAATTGCTTCATTAGCACTAATAGAACCAGCACCTTTTTGATACCCTAGAATTTCAGTTAAACTATTACCTGGGATTCCTTGTAAATTAGGTTCATCGCCAATAGTAAACAAGAATCCTTTAGTATGTCTTTGGAACCAAGAATCAGTTTCAGTGTGATATCCTGCAACTATGTGAGCTAATAAATAACTCTCACCTGCATTACCACCACCTCCACCTTCTATTACTAAGGACTCTAATGAATTTAGAATCTTCTCAGTATCAGATTCAAACTGTCCAACCTGAATAGGATATCTGTCATATTCGTGGTCTCCAACTGCCATAAATAACAATTGAGGATCACGTACTCCCATTTGCATGACAGAATCCATAATCTTAGGTAAATGGTTCTTAATCATTTCATAAGGAGTATTCATCATTGAACCAGTAACATCCAGTGCAATGATTATCGGAGTAGAGTATGGATGTTCTTGAGAGTCACGACACTCACGAACTCCAACATTGACCATTTCAGCTTTAACTTGAGTATTAAAGCTACGTGCATTTACATTAAACGACGCTGCTGTATTACTAGCATCTACTGAAACGTTCTTAAAGAGCTGGTCACGCGATACCCTAGTATACCCTCTATCATCAGATAGAGTGTTATAGGCAATGCTACTATAAACACCACTTCCCATAATTAATTATCTAATGGGTTAGTAATGTCTCCCTTTACATCATCCAAATTAATGGATTCTGTTGCATCAGCAGGAAATTCTTCTTCGTCTACCTGCAAGGCCAAAGCAAGTTCAATCTTTGCAACACGTAACTTACGTGCTAATTCATGTCTTGTTCTCACCCATTCAGCCGGATTCAGATTCTCTCCTGGGTTCAAAGAGTCTCTTGATTTAACAGCAAGATCATTATGCTTATTGATTTCTCCCTGAATACGGAGTACTTTCAATTTGCAGTCCTGAACGAATCTATCTTCCTCAATTTTAGTTAATTCATACAGATTCTGTGCTCTTGCATCAAGTACACTCTGACCACTCTTACTCAATTTCTCTTTAAAACTGCTCATTTACATTTCACATTAACATGTTAACTTCATAAGCATCTCTGTGTGTTAAAAATAATCTAACAATAGCCTAAGACTATCATCGAGCCTCCTACCGCTTACAAAACGATTGCTCTGCCAGTTGAGCTAAGGAGGCAATTTCAGAAGACTTTGATATAAAACTATACTGCTGTAGTCTTCTTATGCAAATCAAAGATTGCGGTGCATACGGGAATCGAACCCGTACCCCAAGATAGACAGTCTAGTATCCTAACCTTTAGACCAATGCACCATAGAGCTAGCTTACCTACACTTAACTTCCGTTCCCGGACACAGGATTCAACTTCCGTTCCTAAGTATATTGTCTCTTCCCGCCAGCTGAGGTATTCCCAATGTTATTGATAGGCGTCCATCTCTTCTAATAACTTGGTATGCTAATGAGACAAGCATAAATTGTTAGTATTCCCAACGGGGCTCGAACCCGTATCTTCACCGTGAAAGGGTGATTACCTAACCAGTTAGTAGATGGGAATATGAGAGTCATGAATAGGAGGTATAAGCGTAGTCTAAAACTAACTCAAAGGCTAAGACCAGCTGCATGAGCAAAGACAAAGATAACGACCTTTTAAAGGATTCGTTTTATGCAGCTGTCAGTACATTTTATAAGTTATTATGCCAAGATCTGTGGAACAGATCTTAAATTGCTATAAACTTTTATACCTTTCCTATTCATGTAAAGAGAGATTAGAATCTAAAGCGATTCAGGTTCTCTACACCTCAGTAGTGAGAGCTTTTAGCTTCTCATATGTCTTAGTAAGAGCTTCTGGAATAACAATCTTAAGAGCAGCAATCTTACTACGCTCTTCAATTTGCCAAGTTCTGAACTCAGTTCCTTTAGTTTGCATTGTCATATTATAGACTTCACTCGCATCCCTATACTTACGTTCAAGTTCCAGATTGTGTTCCTCAACAAGCTTCTTGATTCTGTATTTGTACTTATTTAATGCTCCTTCAACATTTCTATGTTTCTGTTGTAGTTGCATATAACAATCCTCTACTAAATCAGAGCTAATTGATGGGACGAAATGATACATCATTGCATTGACACCTTCTCCTACTAGCTTATTAGGCTGTACCATACGTTTCATCATATCAGTACGTGCCATAGAGAATGGTTTGTCTGGATGGATAAACTTACCTAGAGTAGCTGCTTCAGCTTCTAAGTTATAGTATTCCATTCTTTCTGCAATAGAGAATGTAGCAATGGCATCCTTCTCATTCCACATAATACCTCTTTCAGGAACTTCGGGCATTTCAGAAAGATTCTCAAGGTAATCACATAAGTTAGCATTATCAATGAGGCTTAGTTCCTCATCCTTAGCCTTAATAGCTTCACGCATCCAAGCGCAGAAAGTATTCATTTCAGCGATTTCTTCAAGAAGTTCTGGTATAGAAGATAGATATTGTTCGTTTCTACCTTCAGTTAAAATGGAAGCTTGACCTCCACTTAACAATCTTACAGTACTCGTAATAAATCCCACACCCTCTAAGGCTCTGCGATTAGATTCCATACATTCTTTAGCCAAATTAGCTAAATGATTAGCGGAAGTAGAAGTAATTCCCTTCTCGCCAAAGAATACACGATTAATTTCCTTCATATAAATCCTTATTAATTAAGTTAGTACCGGGTACGGGATTTGAACCCGTGTTACATGTGTGAGAGACATGCGTCCTATCCAATTAGACGAACCCGACATCCGTTATGCCTTCCAGAAAGTGAATTCTGCATCACTTCCTCTTCCTACGTACTTTACTCCGAATCCATTGGCTCTATAAATAGGTTCTACGTCCAGCCAATGATTCTTAATAGCTTCTTCCTCTGTTATATTATCAGATGCTATATAGGCAATTACATCTGATTGTTTAAACGCGGAAGCCAGACCATTCCAATTCTTAACTATTAAAGTATTAAAAGCTAAGATAACCGCATCGGGTATAGACTTAAAGTCTCTACTCATCAATTCCCTTGAATTTAACACTTTCACCATAATTTTAGTAATTAGGTTAATAATAATTTCACAACTCTTATTAATCAGCGCGGAGGCAGCTGGATTCGAACCAGCGGAACCCTTTTAGAGCTCGGCACGTTAGCAATGTGCTGGTATAGACCGCTCACCCATACCTCCAATTACAGAAGACCTTGCTACATCATTACTAATGCTGTTCGTCTTCTTAAGCTGTAAAAGATTGTTACTTCACAGCCTCAAAGTTGTCTTCGGTTGGATTATCCTTCTTATCCTCGACAAACATTTCTTTAAATGTCTTCTTAAAAGGAATGCTCTTAAGAAGTTCAAATGCTGGGTTAAGATTCTCAGCTGTTTTAGCCATGAAACTACCAGCAGTATTCTCATTACCATAAACAGTAACTTGTCCAAGATGAATATGTTCATACATCTCTGCGGATGCTTCAGCAATACCTTTAAGCTGATCCACTGTCTTATATTGAACAATCATTTGTGGAGTCATACCACATTCAATCATCTTCTCTACTGCTTTTGCGGGAGCCATTTCGACAGCAGTAATCTTGTCTGCCTCTGCCATCAAGGATGCTCTCTTACCTTCAGCCTCCGCAAGCAACTTTCTCTTAGTACCCTCAGCTTCAGCTTCAAGTTGCAACTTCGTTGCATTGGCTTTAGCTTCTGCTTCTTTCAGAATTTCAGCAGCTTTAGCTTCCGCCTTAAGAATAGCTTCTTGCTTTACAGCTTCAGCATCAATAATAGCTTTCTCCTTAGCCTTATTAGCAGGCACAATTACTGTTGCATTTAATTCAGCTTCTTTAGCTTTGGCTTCGGCTTCTTTAATTTCTGCAATCTTCTCTTGCTCGGTTCTAGCAATAGTAGTTTCTGCATCCACTTTAGAAATACCTGCAACCTTATCGGCATCAGCAGCAGCCTTTGCAGCTTCTCCTTTAGCCTTAGATACTTCAATTGTAGCCATATGCTCGGCTACTCCAGCCTGCTTATTAGCTTCAGCTGTCTTCTTACGAGCTTCCGACTCGTATTCAGCAGTCCTAGCCTCTTTCTCTTGGATAGCTTTAATTGTCTCAGCTTCTTGATTCTGTTGGGCGGCAGCAATACGAATTTGCTTAGCTGATTCAGCTTCTTGTTCTTTAGCAGCTGCTTCTGCTTTAGATTTAGCCATATTAGCTTTAGCTTGTGCATCCCATTCAGTCTGTTGAGAAATTGCAATAGATTCTTGCTCTGCTACCTTAGAAAGCTTCTCAGTATTAGCTTTAGCTACTCCTACTTCCTGCTCTTTCTGTTGATCTGCAATAGCAATACATTGCTCTTTCTGCTGCTCAGACAGTTTGACTTCCTGCTCCTTAGTAGTTTCGGCTAACCTAATTGCTTTATCCTTATTAGTTTCAGCAATAGTAGTCTCTTGATCCTTAAGAGTAATAGCAATGGCTACTTTCTGGTCTCTAGTAGTTTCAGCTACTTTAGTCTCCCTTTCCTTAGTAGTAAGGGCAATTTGAATTGCTCCTTTCTTCTCTTCTTCAGCAATAGCAGCTTCTGCCTGTGCTCTAGCCTTAGTAGTTTCTTTCTGACCTAAATTCTCAATATAATTAGCAGCATCTCTGATGTCACTAATATTGATATTAATCAGATACAAACCCAATTTGTTTAATTCAGTGTTAATATTGTCTCTGGCTTGAGTTAAGAACTTATCTCTGTTAGAATTAAGTTCCTCAATTTCCATAGAAGCTACAATAAGCCTCATTTGGCCATATACAATGTCTGAAATTAAACTCTCTTTATCTGTATCATCAACGCCAAGTAATCTATTAGCAGCATTCTGCATAATTAATGGGTCTTGGCTGATTGCTACAGTAACCGTAGTAGGAACAGTAACACGAATATTCTGCGCTGATAATGCATCCTTGAGAGTTAAATTCAACTGAATAGGACGCATTGACATTACTTCATATCCCTGAATGATAGGCCATACAAATGCAGCTCCACCGTGATACACTCTAGCAGTTTTAATTTCTACTTCCCTACTAACTTGGTTCCCTTTGGCATCAAGTTCATTTACCTTCTCTTTGTGAGAACCAGTTTTACCATAAACTACTAATAGTTCATCAGATTTACATTTACGATAACGAGATAAAATCCCAATGATAGTAATAATTGCAATTAATACAATTACTCCTACGATAATTAATGTTGTCATTTCCATCTTAACGAGTCTTTAATCTATGTACAATGTATTATCCATAACCTCACGAATTGTAACCACTTGATTAACCGCATATGAAGTACCTGAAATAGAAACAAGTTCTACTTCTCTAGATGCTCCACTTATATTTATAAAAGCTAAATAGCGTTTATCATCTAAGCGAACATATATTCTAGCTGGTCTTCCCGCTAAGTATACAAGAGGTTCGTCGGTTGGAAAGTTCTGTAATTTCATACAGAATTTATATAAATGATACAGCATAAACACAAATACAAGACCTATAAAGGATCCTATTAACCAATCAATCCAGGTTATCTCATAACCTAGTAGTTGTTTAATAGAAGTCCATCCTCCAAATCCCATCAGGAAGTGAATAAGACCTTTAAATGAAACAACATCACCAATGTCGAAATCGGCATCTCCGTCGAAGTCTACATCAACATCAAGTTCCCCTGCAACCCATGATATTATGAATTGCAAGATAAAGATACCATAGGCAACTCCACCTACGATATAATACACATCACTCATCTTGTTAATAATTTAATCTTGTTAATAAATAGTGGGACAGAATGGAGTCGAACCATTATCTCTGGATTTTCAGTCCAGCGCGAACTGACCACCTGCGCTACTGTCCCCTACTGCCTACACATACGTCTTCACTGGATTTTATGCTTTATTACGCCAGCTAGCTTTGGACAACTTAACTTCTTCAGTGCTGTACAATCTTAAAGGCGCCATACAGACTGCCATCGCACCTACTCCCATTACTGTGTCACGCAACGTATCCTCATCCACCTAGGGGAATTGCACCCCAACCACAACCTCGGCATTATAGTATCTTAATGAATAATAAACATTGAAACAAACTGGAAGATTAATTTTAAAGTTTATATTATGTCTGTAAGATACTAAGGGTGTTATGTCAGATTCGAACTGACGACCTCTTGAGCCACAAACAAGTGCTCTAACCAACTGAGCTAATAACACCATATATGGTTACTCATTCTCGTAACCTTCACGCACTGCATTTGCAAATACTTGTTTACACATCTCGTATTCTAAAATGGCTAGTGCTAAGTCTTCTCCTACGTCTTCTACAAACTTGTCTCGGTTATCAGCCTCATCAAGTTCGTTTAGTACTGCTATTAAGTATTCTAGTAGTTCAAGACATCTATTGTAGTTTTCCTCAACTTTATTAATAATGGCTATCCTATCATTGCTTCTCTTATAGTACTTGTAGGTTATATGATTAGAGTACAATACTACCAATGCACATATAAGTGTGGTGATAGTGAATGTTTCATTTATGTAACACAAGACACTGTGAGTTATAGTGCCAACTAACACAACTGTATTAGCATAAAACATCCATTTTAAAGATTGGAAAGCTTTGCGGTGTGATAATAAATTATCAACTTCCTCTTTTACTTTGTTAAACGATTCTAATTCTTTCTCATACTGTTCACATGATACTTCAAGTAGTTCTTCACTCATATTATTCAATTTAGTTCGATAGTGGACCGTGTGAGATTTGAACTCCTCCTTCATCTTGCAAGGATGATGTGCTCCCGGATTACACTACACAGCCCATATTTAGCCACACTATCGTAGGGCTATCAGCTCCCAACGTCCGACTGCTTACGGAAGGTTATTTACTGGTCTAATAACCTATTGCTCATTTTATATACTTTGTTACTTCTTAGCTAAGTACCTGTACACATCTTGGCTACTACTAGATACCACAATCATTGCACCTATCCAGGAGCTGATTACAAGCAGTGCTATAAGTAGTAACATTCCATAGTCGAATTCGTAACGTTCTTTACTTCTTTGCTTTACTTTGTACTCAATAATTAATCCGATTATGGCACGTAATAAGGCAGCAATACATCCAGCCGAATAAATCCATAAGAACAACATACTACTTCTTTCTAAACATTACTATACCTGGAGATACAAGTACTATAACTGCAACAACACCAATCCATGAAGTTACTACAAGAGTTAATTCCATTAATAAGTCGCACAAGTTATAAGTGTAATTAGAATCCTTCTTATAGTCACGATATTCATAGAAACACACAGCCATCAAAGCAACTACACATCCGATAATATAAATAATCAGTATCATACATTTTAGTTATTAGTTAATAAGTACCCCGACTGCGATTCGAACGCAGATTATGGGGTTAGAAATCCCAGGTTCTATCCCTTGAACTATCGAGGCATTAACAGAAGACATTGTAATCATATGTAACATGACACCTGCTGTATGTCTTCTTAGGCAATACTATTTTATGAACATAAGGTTATCAGTTCTTTAGTAGTCCTTTTATATTGTAATCTGTTATATCTTTCTCCCTTACATATTGCACAACTACAGGGAGTACTTGTAGTTTTGAACCTAAAGGTATTCTTAGCATTATAAAGTTCAGTCCAGCTTATTGCTTTACGCCACTTATTACTGCTACAGATATACCAATGCGGAAATGACCGTTTAATCCTAGTAATATACTTCTGGTCTTTCTTTAGGCTCCTCCACAATTTGTTTCTGTGAACTCTTGATTCTTTCATGTTTAGTTCTTCCATCGTCTCGTCCATTGATATTAACAATGTCCTGACCTGGATTGTAACCAGTACCAATGAATTTCTTCATATCTAGTCCCGATAAATTGATTGTCTTCATACGATAATTAAATTTTAATAGTTAAATACACTGTGATACTCTAGCCAATCTCTATAAGCTTTAGCATCCATGTTATAGGAATAATTCCAGTGAAACCTTCTAAGCTCCTTAATAAGTTCTGTTCGTATCTCATACGTGAGACGTACACCAGGTGCTATATTAGATATATAGAATTGTTCTTCAATAAATGAGAAATACCCGTATAATATAGGTGTGCGCTTTCCTTTGAACTTGTTAAGTAGAACAGCATGCAAACGTCTATTATCCTTGCTGTACTTCGTTGGATATAGTGTTACGTTCATTGTCCAATATAGCAACAGCTAGACTATAACCATTATATAGTGTCCCAATAAGACGTTTAAGTTTCTTCTTCATCTTCCTAGGAAGTTTTGGAAGATTAACATTCATAAGCTCTTCAGCTTCTTTATGTCTAGCTCTAACAGCGAGTTCTAAGTTCTCAGGGACATCTTCGGAATCAAAGAATGCGTTCAATACCGGCTCCTCTGGTAACAATCTTATGACTCTATAAGCTACTCTAGCTTTCTTATTGTTGCTGAGCTGATCAACATGTTTAAATTTCAATTTCATAATCTTTCATTAATAAATTAATAAGAGGAAGGACAGGGATTCGAACCCTGGGATCGCTGTTACACGACCAACGGATTTCAAGTCCGTCGCATTAAACCGACTCTGCCACCCTTCCATTAATAAGCACATCCTGCACGACTCGAACATGCAACACACCCGGTTTTGGAGACAGGGGCTCTACCAATTGAGCTAAGGATGCATTTTAGTTACCAATCCTCAATGATTGTAAGGAACATTACTATAAAACCCGCTGTACCTACAGCAGCTCTGCCATCTCCATCTAGCGGAGAATATATTGCTATTAGAATTAATGCAAATCCTAATAACAGCTGTAATATAAATCTAACATTTCTCATAATCACGCATCTCCAGAATTAGCAATCCACATGATGTATAGGATCACAATCACACCTACGACAAATTCTGCTAACATAATCAAATACATTTAAAATTAAACATTGCGGCGAGTGCAGGATTCGAACCTGCGACCAATTGGTTAACAGCCAACTGCTCTACCACTGAGCTAACTCGCCATTTAAATACTAAACACCATCTAGCATTATTAAGAAACCTATAATGGCTATCACAGAACCAATTATAATTGGAACTCCTACAATATCTCCTAAATTTACTAGTATTGGCAGTAATAGAATCATGCATCCAATTAGAAACATGATAAGTCCTTTAATAAATCTGTGTGTCATAAAATCTATATGTTTCCTACTGACGGGCGGCAGCATGATTATCCATGCGGAATTATCATGCCTGTGGGAGTCATTACATAAGTCTTGGAGACTTGAATGAAATACCACTTAACTGCTTTCTTAATTAACTTAAATAGTTTCATAATAACTCAGTTTTAGTCAGTAAATTAATAATCTAAAAGGAAACCACTCTATCTTCACAGACCGAGTGGTCGAATATAATTATTTGCACTTCAAGTTGCTTAATTAAAGCATTCCTAGTGACTCCAGAGGGATTTGAACCCTCGACCCACGGATTAAAGGTCCGTTGCTCTAAGCCAACTGAGCTATGGAGTCATCCTACAGAAGACGGTCAATTAAATCACACGAATAAAATGGCGGTTGCCAAGTCATGAAGTGCTGACGTCTTCTTATATTTCACTAAATCGAAGAGTGGGCGCTCGGATTCGAACCGAGGAATACAGATTTTGCAGACCTGCCTATTAAGCCACTCTAGCACGCCCACATGTCAATGGACTGATGTGAGGCGAAAGTGAAACGGTTTAATCATTAAGGTCTTAATGATTGGATCTAGTGAAACTAAATAAACATACAAATAAATCGTCTGGGTAGTGTGGTTCGAACACACGACATCTAGGTCCCAAACCTAGCATTCTACCTACTGAATTATACCCAGAGTGCAGAAGTCTAAATATGCTTGACATGGGTTGTGCTGTAAGACTTCTTATTATTCATCCAAAATCAAGATGTGGGCAAGATAGGACTTGAACCTATGACCCCTACTTTATCAGAGTAGTACTCTAGACCTACTGAGCTACTTGCCCATCCACAGAAGACGATACTAATACTAATCACGATAGGAGGTGTGTGCTGACGTCTTCTTAAACTAAAAAAGAAAAACAATACTTTAGTCGAATTAGCGTTACCCGAATCTCACCACGTGGAGGTTTCGACTATGAGATTCTTGCGGAGATGGGAGTCGAACCCAATATAACTAGCTTATGAGACTAGTATGATTTATATATCCGTTTCATTCCTCCGCAAAGTGCTCCATACAGGATTCAAACCTGTGACACGTAGGTTTAGGGTCTACTGTTCTATCGCTGAACTAATGGAGCGTGTGGCAATGCTTTTAAGGTGCACCGCCAATTCATCCTATTACCTACTTCTCCACCCCGTAAGATTAACTATTCGGAGGTAAGACCAGTTGCGACATGCTAACTGCTGTGGAGCCTTGTTTCAGTAATTTCCTACTAATTTAAGTTTCTTGAACATGCGACCATCATCTTGTAATGCAATTGCTGTTAATTGGTTATTAAGGTCTGGTTCACGGAATGTAGAATAATCCTTATTAGTAAGGTCTAATCTAACTCTCCATTTATCCAAGTCGGCATATAAGTAGATAAGATAGCTGTTGTTCCAATCCTGATTAGGATGTTCTAACAGCCACTGTGCTACTGCATGACCACCTTGTACACAACCATAAACTGCATCAAGCTTCTGGTCTATCAGCACATACAGTCTCTTCATCAGAGTAAGTATCAATTAATGAATCAACCCTCTCTCGGAAGTACTTCTCTCCACTATATGCTTTAGAATAGCCACACCAACCTTGAGTTTCAAGTGATTTCCATTCGCTAATAACTTTAGTGAGATATTTATCCATAGCTTCTCCGATTAATTTATGCTTTAGTATGTAGTAAGCTACGTACATTGCATGTAATCTTCCTCTGTTGTAATAAACTGATGAGCAGTCATTAATGTTCTTAGCAGCCTTCTGTGCCTTTACTAATTCGTTAATTTCTCTCTTAAAATCGTTAATTGTTGCCATAATAGTTAATTGTTAATAAGTTAATAAAATAAATTCAGCCTAATTAATAATCAACCATTCATGGTGGTTTGTAAGAAATCTACCGCATAATCATTTCCTTTTAAATTGTTTACACATGTTAATAAACTCATCTTCCGATTCGCATACAATCGGATTCACTTCCTTGAGATACAGCTCCTGATAAGTTTCCCCAGTTAAATCATCCACTTCATCAGGATAAACACCATGCACGTCAAAAGCCATATTTGACTCCCAACAACAGAGCCAATCAGCTTCTTTAAATGACGAACATATACATACACTTATTCCAGCTTGCTCTAACCTTTGTCTAAGCTCTGGAGTATTACTCTTAATAATACAGCATTTACTCATATCCAAATCTTAATATTTTAGGAACATCTCTTATAATTGCACTACCTGATTTAACATAAGATTCTAAACCAGTTTCATGAACCATATCGCGTAATGTCAATGCCTTGCGTAATAACATAGGGTCATATATGTGGATTACACATTTATTGGGAACTCCAATCCTAGACACAGTGTTATTCCATTTCTTACAAGTATCAAAGGCTCTAGATTCTTGCCCTTTTAGATATACTCCAATTTTATTTAGATATTCCACTATCATAGTAATTGGAGGATATGAATCAACTACATTAGGACATCTGTTTACAATTTTAAGCAGTAGCTCTCTTTGCTTGCGTGACATAGACGATGCACGTAACATGTCTATAGAGAATATAAATTCCCAAGAATTTATAGTTTTATGTTTAAGTCCATTAATTAGAACCACTTCAAGATGCTTCTTCACTTTAGCAGTAAGTCTTTTAAATCCCTTCGGATTCTTAGCCTCTTTAAGTTGACGGTATTGCTCTTCACGAACTTCTATTCCTAAGTGTTCATAAGCGCAATCTGCACCTATTTCTAGAAACTTACCGTTAACCGAGTTCATTATAATGACCAACTTAGAAATATGAGTTTTACCACAAATACAAACTCCAGTTCTGTCAACCCAATCAATACGATACAAACTCCACTCTCGTTTAGCAGCATCGAGATTATTTGACACACTAGATTTTAATAAATTCTGTTCAAACTTTTCAGCATTATTCATAAATTGACTTATTAACATAAATGAGCGGGATAACAGAATCGAACTGTCATCTTCAGCTTGGAAGGCTGTTATAATAACCATTATACGAATCCCGCAGTTTACTTCTACTATTCTCACGAACCATAGAAGGGTTTGCTGAGCGAATGCTCAACAGATGTTGTATTTAATTATCGCAGTGTGGGGTGGGTATGGTAGGATTCGAACCTACTCAGCCATAGGCACCGCATTTACAGTGCGGCCCAGCTCTCCAACTCTGGCGCATACCCAAATCACACAATCCATATTAACTGATGAATTGTGAGTGCAAAGATAAGTAATCCTTCTCACATATAAAAGTTAATATGTATTAAATACAACATGGGGAAATTTAATTGGATATAGACTTACTATCTTCACAGACTGTAAGCCTTTATGACCATTTCCAATAGTTGCTGTTTTAAGTAGTAATGGCAATGACACAGATGCAACTATTGGAAATTCTTTATGAGTAATTTAAAACTACAGTAATAATAGTCAGCTAGGTGGGATTCGAACCCACACCACTTACATAATTTGTAAGTCTTCTAACTTAAATTACTAGCCTTACCGTTCACAGGCATCATTCAAATAAATCCCATCTAATAGATTAGATATGTAATCAGACTGTCTTTGTTTGTAATGCACTTCTAATTACATAAGGAATTTAATCTTCTAGCCTTGTTGAGCGGACATAGTGCACTTATTATAAATTGGCTTCTCAGCCTTCACAGGCTTACTCTGCACACTTGCATTCTTTCTCGGCGCGTCCTTCTCCAACACCATCATATTCAAGAGTTCTTGATTCATCATGTAATCGAACAACTCTTTAGGTGTACTAGGATTCTGGAATCTCTTCTCTCCAGTTATAAATCCAGCAGTGGACTGACTTAATCCGTTAACAAAGAAACAATTAGAAACATTGCGAATCAATTCAACTTTAGGCTTAGTCTGTTTAGAAGCTAAATGCCAAATAATTAATTTAAACTGTTTAACAAACTCTTTGCTAAATCCAGCTTTTAAGAGTTTAGATTTAAATTCAATGAATTGTTCACTGGTGTTTCTTAGATGTCCCAATGCTCCACTGATTACTAAGCAGCCATTTGGAAATTCACCTTCCCGAATTCCTCCAGATTTAATAGATATAAGCATATCTGCAATCATAGACAGAGTTGGACTAGTTACTAAGGCTTCCTCAGTATCTGAAATCCACTTACTAGTAGGAGTTGTACCTTCCCACTTACGTAAATCACATCTATTATTAGCAAATACACCATACATGCCAGAGAACGCTACAGGCATTAATTCGGAATGATACATAGCATAAGCCTTACCAACACTATAAGCAGAAGTTTCAGTAGCTTCTATCTCGGAATAAGCAGAATTACTAATGTCTCTAATTACTAATAGTGGCGATGCTTTCTTTAGCTTAGCATTCTTCACGAATGTATTAAAACTAACATCTATAGAAGAACCCATGAATTCTGGTACGAACTCCGCAATTTTATCAAGTCCAAATGGCTTAAATAAATTATGCACAAATCCGTCATTACAGGGCTTTCTACGAGTCTTCAGCCATTTCTGATACTTCTCTGCAAGACCTTGTTGTTTGAGGAATTTAGAGCCTACTAGCAGTGCTAGAGCCTTTCCTGGAACTGTATCAAAGTCAATGTCAAGTAATCTCTTATGGCTTATTAATTGCTGCCATTTCATAACTGTACCGCTGTTCTTCATCTTTCTATACTTACGATAAGATGAATAGTCTCCTTCCTCTTTCGGTTTACCATAAAGGCCTTCAGCTAGATATTTAGCAACTATGTTACGGGCTTTCGCCTCGTCTGTCTTACATATAGTATTAGCTCGAACTCTAGGAAGATACTTCTTTACTAAGTCACATGTTTGCCCTTCTACTAAGCCAGCATAAATAGTCTTTCTAAAGAAATCCCAATCTAGTCTATGCTTATATCCATGTAATTGAGCATCCATTACTAACATATTAATAAAGTCCTTCCAGCATCCTGCTGCCGCAAAGTAAGGCATGTTGGCATGGAATGTAGATTTATGATATGTTGCCAACCACATCATTCTTAATAACCCTTCATTCTTTAGACCACCTCCTCGCTGTGTGTCTAAGTAAATAACTCCATTAGGAGTAACTACTCTACATTTACGTGTAATAAGTCTTACATAGGCAGTAAATTTAACACACAGCTTTGGATTGGCCTTCCATAGTTCATACATATCTTGACTAACGTCTTCATAGGAACGTGGTTCAAGATAGTGCGCAAGGTTTACGAATTGGTCCACAAACACTTTAGTAGGATTTGTATACCTTCGTCCCCCACCTTGAGAGGGCTTAGAGCAAGCCTTTTTAGGCCTTTCATTCATTTCCATCTTGTAAAATTAAATTAGCAGGTTAATCTGAGAGTTCTTTATTCTAATTGATAAAATGGGACACATAGACATCGAGCCAGCTTAATACAACTCGCTACTTACACGCTACATGCCCCATATCAAATGAGGAAAGAGGTTCACTTGATGACCTATCTACGTGCTGATTATATAACGTAGACCGTGCAGATTCTCTCTTACACAATACTATGATGGACTCAAACCATCGCCACCCAAGTCCTAGTTGGGCGAACTTTCCATTATTCTAATAGTACAGGTTTCAACTCTTTATAACGCCTTTAAGTCAAAGTATGCTCCGGAACATACTCTTAGTTCATCAGACCAAGTTTGCGCTTAGAATTATCTAAGATTAAGTTACCCTATTAAATATGCAATTTGCAAATCCACGGACGTTCCGTTGTCTTCTAGAGTAACTGTTGTGGATATCGTTTCCAGTTGACCATTATTAACGATAGCACTTCTAATCTCATGCGGAGACTCAATGTGCAAATAGCCTTTACCGTCCCAAGCAGGTATATAACCTCCTCTCAAGATATTCTTAGAGGGAATACTCTTATAGTAGAAGTCAGCCGTTCTATAATGTGCGAACGATACAGTGATTGGAACATCAGAGAGGTTGCCTATAGTAAAACCTCCCAATACAGTTGCCAATTTAGTAACCTTCTCAACATAAGAAGTTCTGCCAACTACTTGCAGAGAAATCTTCAAGCCTGGAGCATAAAACTGCTTAACTCTGGAATTAATATCCTTTAGCGTTTGAAGTGATTGCAGTTCCGAGATGTCAATATAATCCTTCTCAGATTCTTCATCGCCAAATACGCAAGCTACAGAGATTGGCAGGCTTTCATTTATAAAGTCTGCAATCCTAGCAATTGCTTTGGTTGTGATTGGCTCATTTCCCATTCTAATTCTATTCGTAGCATATAAGATATGTGCTACAATATCTTGTAAGGGAAGTGATTGGTTCTCTTTAGCGAAATTGCTGTCCATATCATATAGATACTGACAGATGTGCACCCCAAATTGGGATTGACTACTAATTGTTAATTTCATAAACTTGCTATCTTCATATACATATTAAACCATGCTTCAGTAGTGTCCTTGGGCTCTTCCCAAGTTGTAGCTCTTCTTTTAAGTCTTACTATGAACTTAGTAAAAGGAATGCCAAGTCTTGTACGTGCTTTCATCCAACCAGTACTGTGGTCTCTAGCGTATACAGATTGAGTTCCTAATACTTCCGAGATTAACGACAATTCATCCATCATAGCTTCTCCTAATTCCAACTGAGTTTCGTTAATTAATAACTTACCGTTGGAGAATGCAGTATTTAAAGATGCTCTTGTCCTACCTCCAGAAAGAAGACTTAAGCCAGCCTGTACCATATACTCACCATTACGAATAAATATAGATGGGTACTTATCCATAAACTGTTTTAGTATCATATATGGTTCTTTCTTCTCATATACATAAGACATAAGTTTGTCATGTGCCTTCCATCTATTCTGAGTATTATTAATGAGACGGGCAGTTTCTAATGCAGATTCGTCGGCATAGAAGTATACTCTTAATGTAAATGGAATATTCCTTTTAAGACATTCCAAAGCAGCTGCGAGTCTGTGATTACCTTCAGTTACAAATCTGAAAGGAGTTGATACTAGAATAGGAGGAATATACTCCTTGTTTTGATAAGCTTTCACCAAGTCCTCAACCTTCTTAGGTTTAATTTCTCTATTTCCGGGTAAGAACCTTAAAGCTTCGATAACCTTTCGGTTATCATTAGTAAGAACATAAACGTTCTCTGTGGTAACTCCATTTAGAAGTTTACCAAAATCAATGTTACCTCTTTCCATGTCAAAGTGATTTAATTAGTTAATAAGTGGACCATCGCGGACTCGAACCGCGGTCTTCACAACTCTAAATAACAAGATTACGTGTGTCTCTATTTTATTACATCAGCTGTTGAGTTCAGCATGTAGACAGTTTTATTAGTCTTACTCAGAACCAGGCAATTAAATCACAGTGATCAAGCCAGTACACTTAAAGCTAACTTACAAACTATCAAAATTAGGAGTGACCGAAGTCCCACGCCACCACTCCATTTACGTTGGAGAACGTCTATTTGTAACCCATAGATAGGTAGTGGAGATTTCAGCTTTACTAACCTTTGGCGTTCAAGTTAAGTGGGCTGCTCTATAATGCTTCTTCCCACACCTCTTCTGTCTCTAGGTCTCTCCGATTAACCCGACTTAATCAATATAATATCGATAAGCCACAGCTTACGCTGCCATTCTTACTTCAGTGTTGCCACTTAAAATTTGTGTATCATTTTATAAGAGTTGGTACGAACTCTACACGTCTTACTACCCAGTCATTATGAATCAATTCCATGTATGGCCCATAGTAGCATGATTATACTCTCATGCTAGGAGTGGGGAAACAACCCAAAGCTTCCAGTATCCTCCTGTGCCACTGGCGTACCCATTTCAGACTTAAAAGCTTATTAATAAAATGAAAGATGAATATAGCCACAGAATGCTAACGGAAGAACTCCTTAAGCAACTTACATTGCTCCTTCATGAACTTCCGTCTAACACTAGCACTATTAAAAGAAATAAAATGATAATCGAATCGAGATGTTATTGGAATTATATTGTTACCACATCTAGTGATGCAGTATTTATAAGTTCCATCCTCCCAGTTAGGTTTCCAACCTTCGTTGTACGTATCAAGAGCAGTCATTACTGCATTGAATATTTCGGCATGTGACATCAAAACGGGTATTGTACGTTAGATTGTTTACGCATCCAGCTATATACTACAATTTCTGGTTTTATATCCTTAATAAGTTCAATGCAGGATTCATAAGACATTGAAGTGGTTATTACAGAAGGATACTTAGAAGTATATACCCATTCCTCAATAACTTGTTTCATATCTATATGCTCATCATAAGGCCATTTAAGCTCTGCTTCAATATTGTCTCTAATACGTTCTAGGGACACATGGAGCCTAATGCCATACACATTAGTAATAAGGAACTTAAGTAGTTCTTTGTTAAACTTGTCTACATCACATATAAGGATGTGAGAACCTTCTATAACTTTATGCATAGTTAATAAATAAGAGAGGCAGAGTGTTTCACAACATGTCTGCCCTAGAATATTAAAATATTTTACTTATGATAACTTATGAGATTTATAATCCATGTTTAGCCTTGAATAAAATATCAAATACTTCTCTTAGTTCGGATACCACTTCTGGAGCTTCAATGCCGAGTTCTTTCATCTTATTCTTAATGATGTCTTCACGGAAATCCTTGGTCCTGTTCATCGCTTCTTCCAAAGCTTTATCAAACGTACCTGGATCTAATTCCTTTAAGAGTTTAAGTACATCAATGCCTGATTTCTTAGTAGTATCATTCATTCCAAAGTGTTCCTTATAAACATCTATACTTGTATTCAATCGGTCAAATGCCTTTATCAACATAGCAGCGTCTTCTTCAGTAATATCAAAGCCGCCATTCTTGTCAGTAAGTTCAGGGCTTTGGATACAAGGAGGTTCACTCATTTCCAGACAGAATACAGGCTCGTTATCCTCTCTAAGGATATATACCGTATGTTTGGTATCTTTTGTGATACCTTCTGCAACTCCCCATGAAATACCTTCTTTGAACGATTCTATCTCGTCAAGAGCTCTAGCCATATGAGATTTAATTTCTCCTATAACTTCCTCATAGTTGCGTTTAGGAGTTTCATCCACTTGAGGTCTTTCTGACGCTAAAATTTCTTCTAATGTTCTCATTTCTTGTTAAATTTATTAATTGATTTACTATCTGGCATATACCAGATACCTACGGCTGTCACAATCATAATGGTTGCTGTGATTAATGTAAAATCATCAGAAGCCATACATAACATAAATATAACACCTAATGCTAGTATTATATCTATGATAATATTATCCACCTTCATAATTATTAGTATTGATTAAAAGTGACACTCCACCGCCTGCCCTCGGTGAAGTGTTTCGTCGCAATTTCCAGCGACTCATCAGACTCTCTTTAGATGGAAAGAATGCTGATCAGATAGTTGTAATTAGAGATACATCACTACAGGCTATCTCTACAGCTATCAGGGGTGTATGATGTACTTTGTAAGTAACATCAATTAAAGCATTCTCTACATGTTTTAACTGGTCTCTATTACTGCCAAGACCCAATAGAACTGCGTCGTCCTTGAATGAAATGGATTGGTGATTCACGTTAACCACCTGTCCATCATTAAATTGTATTCTAGATAACATCGCCAATCAGTTTAAACAGTCCTTTCCAGAAATATCTAGGAAAGTCACCAGTAAATTTTACATACGTAGCCTTATCATCAGATTTATAACAGATTCTGACTTTATGGTGATCAATGAATGCGTAGTGGGCAGAGCCGTCAGCTAATTCAAACATAGCTTTGCCGAATTGGGCCATATTGACAGGTCTCCACTCACTGCTGGTCTCCTTATTATAAGAATTGAGAACTGCGTCAGCTGTAGCATCAGTAGGAATACCAGTTCGCATATCAATGACAACACCGTTATGTTTAGCTACTATGTAATTACCTTTAAAGTTAAAGTACAATTTCATAGTTTTATTTGGTTACATGAACATCACATGAAGGATATCCGTGAGATTCTAAGACTTCAATAATATCACCAGATGTAAGTTCCTCGTCATACAGATTTGGAACATACTCAAACAGTCTAGCATGTATATCATCCTCGTCTCTGATGTTGTCTATAATAGCCTCACGAATGTTCTTAGTAAGTATTTCCTTAAATTCTTGCATCAGTTGCCCTTTAGTACCGTAACGAGTAGTACCTATAAAAGTGTTACAAGTATAAGAGAACACATTAAAATTATCAATAAGTTCTCTGAGAGCGTGACGCATCTTATTTGTTGCCTTAGTCCTTAATGAGGCTACTAATTCAGATTCCTCTGGAGACAAGTCAACCTCGATACGTCTATTACCTACATAAGCTTTAGTGTAATCCAAACTGAACTCCACTATAAGCCTTCTGCCATTCCTTGCAACTCCTACTAAGCTGAGGCAGTCGGTTATTCTATTACAGCCAATTTCAACCTTATCAAAATGAGTATTCTCTGGAACCTTTGCATCTGTAAGGTTCATAACAGCTAATTCTACCATTTCCTCCAATATCTTTCTGGCTGCATCAGAGTCAGAAGATTTCTCAGCTTGTTCATTCTGCTGCAATAAAGCTTTGTATTTATCTACATCTATCATAATTATTTTACTTATATGTTATAGTATACGAAGTAACAGACATATTACAAGTATTTAATTTATCCACCTGAGTTTCACTCCTCTTAATGTAAACTTCAAATGGACAAGTTAATAATACTTGACCCAGAGACTTAGCTTTGAATGTGGATAATGCTAATGACTTATTATCAAACCATGCAGTAGCTCCCTTTATAAATGAACCAGTCTCTAGATCTGCGAGTTTCTTTATGTAATAATCCTCTTTAGCCTTCTTTATTTCCCATATGTCTTCGTTAGGATCGGTAATAAAAGTCTCTAAACGACCAATCTCAGAAATTGATATTTCTTTGACTACCACAATCCTTCTGGGACTATTAGGATTAACTACTTCGAAGCGAATAGTACTACCTAGTGCCTTAGCTAATTTTACTAAAGTAGCTTTACTGAAACTATCAAATCCAGCTACTCTAAGAAGCTGATATCTCAAATTGGGAATATTAGTTTTCCATATGCCAGGCTGGTAATCGTCTCTAGTCGCTACTTCAAGTATGCCTATCCACAACAGTCCTTTAGTAACTATGATTGCATCAGCGGGAGTTGTGTCAATAATGGTATATAGCTTGTCATTAATAAATAATGCTCTCTGACTAGGCTTTAGAGGTTTTGAAGATCTTACTTCTATACCGTAGTTATATTTTAGAAACAGTTTACTAGAAACTAGAGAGCCCATTTTAGCTCTGCCGGCTATTTCACAAAGAGCTTCTTCATATGCACGATCAACAGCTCTCCACACAGCTCTGTTCTTTAATATGTTCTTGAGATTCTCTAAATTCTCATCAAAATTACTATTCATAAATAAATTGGCAGTTAACCTACTCACTGCCAGGTTTTATGACAAATATAAAAACTACTTTATACGAATGAGCCCTCGATCATTACGAAGTCCTCTGTAATATTGTCATGCTCATATGCATACCAAGCACTGTAAACTATCTGCATGATAGCCTTAGAACCAGATGCCACTGTTAATGCCATACGAGCCTGTTTATATGCTGGAAGAATGCCAAGTGCGAAACCTTCCCAGAATCTGTCAACACATTCTTTAGTGCAGCCTTTATAAAGCATTAAGAATGCAGCAACTCCACCAATATAGGCTGGAGACAGCAGTCTTCTGAAGTCAGTTTGGTATTTCAAATACATTGATAGTGCATCTCTGAACACCTTCTCATGCTCTTTATAAATTCCAAGAAGTTCAGCATTCGATTTACTTGTATATTGAGCATTGTTTCTGCTATGCAGAATCTTCTTCTCGTTAATGGCCTCACATTTAGCAACTATTGCTTTAGTTGCAAATGGATTAGTAACTCCAGCAATCTGGAATATATCACCACCAGAACGTGATTTACCTTGGTCATAAGTATACCATGCAGCAGGATCAACTCCTCTAACAACAAGAACTTCTATGGTTACTCCAGATTCAATAATTGCCAGCAAGCGATGATGCCCATCTCTAAGAACACCATTAGAATCGAAGCAAATAGTCTCTCCATTTAAAACCCAACGACCTGTTTTCATTTGGGCAATGTAGGTCTTAACTGCTTGACGATTAATTACTCTATTGCCTGTTGATCTACTGTAGTAAATCTTTGCTATTTCCGGAGTAATCTTTTCAACTTTGTGTCTAAACATAGTCAATCTAATGAGTTACCTATACACTCACGAGGTTTTAGTGAAATATTAACTATTTAATAATGCTTTAATTTGAGCTCGAATAGATTCCTGTCTCTTATGTGGAACGGCAGCTACTTCAGCCATTACTTCTTCCATGAGTTTCTGCTTTAGCTGGGTTAGGTCAGTCATATATGTAATATATGTATTACCTTTAATAACTACTAAGCCATTAACAGAAGCTCCATAAGATACACGGTCTTCTCTAATATCCATTCTCATATAAGTATGAAGTTCCTTAGACATGTAAATTAAGAAATTGTCTTTAGTACATGGATAAGGGCTTCTCTCAATGAATCTTTCGATGAAGTGCTTACTAATTGCCAGCACAATGCCACCTACAATTATTCTATAATAACGTCTACCTTGAGACGTTTCTAATTGTAGATAACATTGAACACCGAAATCCTTAGGATCAGGAGTGTTAGAACCAAACACTCCTATATAAGTATTACCCTTGATAACTACTCTCTTAGTAGTAGTGTAAACCATTGGATAATCAAATGCATGACGTCTCTTCGTGAAGTCCTTCTTATACTGAGGTGCATATTTCAGTAAGGCTCCCATGATTGCTGAATAATTCTTAGATATTTCAGCTTCCATCTCCTTGATTGTGAATGTTTCTGTAATCATACTATCAGTGATTAATTTTAACCAACATGTCATTATCAGAAAGAATGTCAAGTCTTATTTGTTCCTCAGCAGACATAAGAGACTCTTCCTCATTTGAGCTCCACGGTTCCAGGTGACAAATCCAAGTAACCTTACCACTGTTGGAGATTGGTTGCTTGTAAAGCGATATCAGAGAATTAGGATGTTTCTCTGCATACGTTCTGCCAAATTTAACGGCATTGTAAGACTGAAGAGTAATTTTGAGTGGCGTTAATTTACCATTTACTAATTCAGTTACTAAGAAGAAATACTGTTTCATAATCTTATACAACTTACCTATACGTTGTGAGGTTCTAATTGTTAGTGACTAATTAGTTTCAGCTTATTAGCTTACTTATAGCATCGCCACGTAAAGGCTTAGTCATGATGCCGCTCCCATCACGGGAGAATGAATAATTTTAACTTACTGTATTTATTAACTTAAATTTAAACGTAAAATAGCACCTTCCTGTGCCACACTCCTTTGCCTTATCTCACGATAAGACATCTCTCCAGTATCAAGGTCATACTGTTTGGTATAAGAGATGCTCTGCATTAGTCTCCGGGCGTACCCATTATGATGCTAAATAATATAAAAAGAAGATTTATCATAGAAGATGTGAACCAGAGTAGATTCGAACTACTGACCTTTCTCGGATGAGAACGCTCTACCACAGCTGCCAAAGGCTTCGCCTTCGTTAACAACCAACTGAGCTACTGGTTCTAACTCAAACTACATCTTAAACTCTATAAGTCGCAACTCACATTCACAGGAATAGTTTGCTTACATTTTATAATAGAGAAACTGACACCTCAATGTCTTGGGAGTAATTTGAGTTTTAATTGCCTGTCTATTCCAGG